TGATAAGGAGTTTGATAATGCAATATACTCAGAGTGGACCGTGGAAATGAAAGGAAAATCTTATATGATCCTAACACATCACGGGATCTGGGACGCTGGACATGGCTTAACACATGAGGATACTTACTCATTCGAGCTATTCAGAATAATGGATGAGTAGACTAAACAGTAAAATTAAAAGATAAGCGGGATTAGATTTAGGCTAGTCCCGCTTTTGTTTTATCATATTTATTAACTTTTAAAAATTACGAGCATGAAAAAAGAAGAAAAGAAATTTGTAACAGAGTATCAAATCAATGGCAAAAAGTATGCCGGTGAAATATGGGCAACCTCATGGGAAGAAGCTGAAAGTTTTATAAAACAAAGAGCTTCTACCGAAAAGGTTGTTGGATTTATTCCTAAAGATTAATCATCTATATCACATCCATTTCTTATTGCATTTTTTTTGCAATCATTTTTATTTGCATAACCTTGTGTAGACGCACCTACTATTTCTCCATTAGGAGCTGTTCTTCGCCAACGCCATTTATTATTAGAATCTTGATAAAGAGTAGTCTTATCACGTCTTTGATTTGTTTTCTTTACCATAACATTAGATTTTAAAGTTTATTTTCAAATATAGCAATCTTATTTCTAAACAATCCTAATTAAAACTAAAACAATTTTAATGAGATTATATTGGGGGTATGGTTTGATTGCTGGTTTTGAACGAATTTATTATCTTTATAGAGTAAAAATCAGAGTGTTATGTTTGAGATGAATCATTTTAAATCTATTGATGAGTTAGTGAAGTTCTTCCCTACCGAGCAATCATGTATTGATTTTTTGGAGAGGCAGAGATGGGGCGACTATGTCGTGTCTCCGTACGATCCAGACTCAAAGGTTTATAAATGCAAAGGAAACCGATACAAGTGCAAGAATACGGGGAAGTATTTCAACGTCCGGACAAACACGATCTTCGAGAACACGAAAGTGTCGTTAAGGAAATGGATGTTGGCTTGCTATATCGTCATAAACGCTAAGAAGGGTGTCTCTTCCGTTCAGTTGGCTAAGTTCATTAACGTAACACAAAAGACGGCTTGGTTTATGTTGCAACGTATCCAAAATTGTTTCAATATAGATGCCAGCCAATGTCTAAACGGAGAGGTTGAGGTAGATGAGACTTATATAGGGGGATTGAATAAGAATAGGCATAGTAGTAAGAAGGTAAGAAACGCAAGAGGCAGGAGTTGTAAGGACAAGGTTCCGGTATTTGGTATGCTGCAACGAGAAGGCTTTGTTATAGCTAAGGTTGTTAGCGATACGAAAGCCGGGACCTTGATCCCGATCATCAATGATGTTGTATGTCCGGGATCTACAATCTTCTCGGATGAATGGCAAGCTTATAGAAACTTAGATCCTAACCTATACGATCACGGTGTTGTCTATCATAAGAAAGGCGCTTACGTCATTGGGGATAGACATACTAATACGATCGAAGGATTCTGGGGACACCTAAAGAGAACGTTGAAGGGTGTCCATCATTGGGTGTCTAGGAAACATCTGCAAAGATACGTGGACTCATCAGCTTTTAGGTATAATACCAAACATCTTTCCGAATGTGAAAGATTCGATGTACTTTTGCAGAATATCGGACACCGATTAAGGTATTCACAGTTAAAGAATATGGCAGCATGAGAAAAAAGAAAGACATAGAAGTAGTAATACATAAAGATATTGAGAAGGAGATGAAGAGAATAGCCGATAACATATTCGGCTATAATCCCAAAATAGATCCCCGTGATCCTCTTTTTCGGAAAACTCTTTCTTGGAGCGTTAAAAAAGAAGGAAAGGGAAAGAAAAATGAGAAAAACGATTGAATAATAAAAGGATACATAATCATGTGTCCTTTTATTATTTTAGAGATAGTGCAAAGTAGTATATAATTACCAAACATTTTATAAGGTCATTTGGATTTGATAGAAATGAGTGTGAGATGCTATTGGACAAGAATGGTTCGGATGATAAAATGGAATCATTTATTATTCAGATGGTATTTAATAAAGGCGATAAGATAATCTTGGATGATATAGGATATCATAAGATAGGATCTATATTTAAATACAATATCGATTCGAAAGAAGTAGAACTGGAGGTGGTTGAATCCAGTGACGCTAGTTGTGAAGGATGCGCATTTAATAATAGTAAGAATTATTACTGTAAGGATACCCATTGTATTGATGTAGATAGGAAAGATGATATAGACGTTATATATAAAAAGGTGAAAAGATCATGAGTTTAATAGATAAATTAGAGGATTTGGTGGCTAAAGTAGACACCGAATACCAAGAGAAGATGGAGGCAGTGATCCGGGAGATAGTCCCGGGGATGCCGGAAGGGAATGTACGTCATGCCGCCGAGCTGATGTGCACGGACAGGATGGGGAATATGATGGACATAGATGTTTATATATTAAGGGAAGAAGATAGGCCTTATGAATGCCATTATCTAAAGGATCTATTGGAAGATAGGGTAGCTAGAATAGATAAGATGCATGAGGATAAAAGTTACACATACAATATAGATGATAATTATTGGTGCGCTACATGTGGTTCCCATTCTCATAAAAAGGATTCTGAGACAGGGTATTGCTGGCATTGCGATACGGTTAATTGGGTTAAAGAAGATGGAGCAGATGTTAGGGTATAATTACCAAAGAATAAATATGAATGATAGGAGAAAGGATAGTATTAACTATTAATAATGTTTATTTAATTTAATTCAAAAACAAAATGTCTACTTTTGTAGACACATAAAAATTATATATATGGAAAAGAGTGAGTTTGTAAAGAAATTGGAGAAGATCATCGATATGGTTAAGACCGAAGATGATGGTTTCGAGTATGGTGGCAAAGTCATTTTCTATAAAGAAGATGATGATAACTATGAAGTCTCGGTAATGAACATTGAGATGAATTTGGAAGTAGAAGCCAATGTTATGGCTGGTATGGATGATATGGATTTTACCTGCCTTATGAGTGAGGTTTATAAACAAAAGGCGGTAAAGGCTATAATGATGGAGAAGGATGATGATGAAGACAATTAATGATATGACCGATCAGGAGATATATGATCTTACTGACGAGCAGATAGATAGATTGATCATAACAAGATGCGCTAAGGAGGGTGTTAGGTTTGTGGACGAACCTCCAGTTATGAAGACATACGACTACAAACCTATTTCTCCATCTAATTTCTTCTACCTTTTAGAAGGATTGAGCATAGCTGTTTTTAATCAGGATGATGCTATTAAAATAGCTAAGTTCTTAAGTAAGTTTGATTTATACAAGACTACATACGATTTCACTATATCCAATGAGAAGATATATAATAAGTTGGATATAATCAATATCAAACATATTCCAATGTTTGATACGAAAGATGAGGAATCCTACAAATCTATAAAGGACAAGAATAATAAGATTGAGGAGGAGTATAAAGATCAGGTAGATAAATACAAGAAGGATATAAAAAGAATGAGTGAAATCCATGCCGAGATCTGGTCGAAGGTAATCGATGTAAGAAATAAGATTGATCATATGAATCATCTTAGATTCCTTTTTGTAAAGGAATATCTTCCGTTGGTGGATCATGATACGAATACGGCTATGACGTTTTTTAAGAAAGCTTATGACGTGGATGATGATACGGAAAGATATATTCGTGAAGGGATAAAGGATTACCCATTGTTTAACAACAACATAGATTAATAAGATGCACAATTGGTTTAAATGTACGGTTTCTTATGAGACCGATGCCAAGAATGGCATGAAGAAGAAGGTTAAGGAAGAATATTTAGTAGATGCTCTTTCTTATACCGAGTGTGAAGCTAATATCATAGAGGAGATGAAACCGTTTATCTCCGGTGAGTTTAGTGTTGATATCAAACGATTCCGGATAGCGGAATTATTCGCCATGGATGGAGACCGGTTCTATAAGGTCACGGCTGATTATATTACGATAGACGAGAAATCGGGGAATGAGAAACGCAAGGCGTTTAACTACATCGTTCGGGCCAATGACCTTGATCATGCCAAAAAGAATTTCGAGGAAGGCATGAAAGGAACCATATCAGATTTCGTTGTCACTTGTATCAAGGAAGAGAAGAAACTGATGGACTTTTACGAGTTTGATGGTAAGATCAGGGATCCGGAGAAACATGAGAATAGTAAGCAATAAAGCTAGCTATGAGACCACATCATCCGTCGCCGAGAAGTTGATGGAGATAAGCAAGATGGAGGGTACGATTTATCGTATCCTCACATTGTCTAACAAAACTTATCTAGCTTCTAAATTAGGATATAGCAGATCGGGGTTCTATAAGAAGATACAAAACAGGAGTTTTAATATCCGGGAACTAGCTCAGATATTCGACACGATCATCAATTTCAAGGAACAGGATTGGGCGGAGAGTAAGATAGATAGGCTTAAAAGATATAGGGCCATAAGCCTTATGGAGTTCAATAAGAATTATAAACGAAAGAAAGCATGAGAGGTAGGATGTTGCCGTGTGAGAGATGCGGGAGGATGGTAGCTGTCAGAAGCAAAGGGTTATGCCAAGTATGCAGGGCCAAGGAGCTACCGCCAAAGGGAAGGACGGCGATACGGGCGAAGGCCAAGCCCAGGGGTAGGAGCCTAGCCGTGTTCTTTGGCGCCCATGTGACTAGATTGAGTATGACAAGGAGATCTGCTACCGGCGCATATATACCATGTCCTGGGGTAAGTAACATCTGTCACTTATACCCTAAACGGAAATATAAATCGGTCGCCGAGGATAATGATAACATTATCTACTTGACGGCTGATGAGCATACAAGATTCGATTATCTATTAGATACGATGGATTTTAGCCGGCTCTTGGATGAGTTTGGTAACGTATGGCTGTTGGCGGCCAGAAGGATGAGGGATCTCGCACCTAGAGTCGAGGAGGATGGTAAATTAAAAACCAGATTATTATCATGGATAGAAGAAAACAAAGATTACTTTTAGGCCTAGGATATAAGGCTATAAGTGACACGATATATAGTTATGGGACGATCATGGAGGTCATAAGCGATCAAGAACTGTTTGATGACATGAGAGTCCGTTTATCCGAGAGACACAATGTGGTTATCGAGAATAATGGAGAGATAGGAGGATCGGGTTTAGGCAAGATAAAGGACGTGTGTCCATCATACTACTGGAGATCATCACTTCCAATATTAAGAGCATATCATACAGATCCTAAATTTACCGCATTCTTTGGCATATTAGACGTTTTATCAACGGTTCCGAAGGAAGATATCTATGAGGAAGAAAAGCCTGTTGACGAGCCTAAAAAAGAACCTGATGAGGAGATAGAAATTGAGTATGATCTGGAGACTGAGCAACAGTATTATGCCGCTGAATGGATCAAGGATATCCCGACACCAGTCTTATACAGAATGACCGTGGCTGGCAAGCGTGTTTATTATGAAATGGGAGCTGATGGATACCCTATCATATATGATGGGGCTACCAATAATATTGCGAATGGGTATTGTGATACTTCCGGGGCATTAGAAAAATGGAAAAATGAGATGAGACTCAAGGGTAAGGACCCAGACGAGTATGCCAACTACCGGGCTGACTTAGGAACTATCATGCATTATCTGTTTGGGTTATATCTGACGGGAGTTAAGATAAAACTGATTCCAACATGGATAAGAAAAGCTGTTAAGGAAGCTAAGTTGAGAATAGACAAGTATAGGATGGAGCGGATATTAGTGGATAACATTGATGAGCTAATAGAGGATCTAATATCATTTGCCATATTCTGCAAGGAAAGACATGTAAAACCTGTATTGATCGAGAAGATGTTGAGGTCAAGCAGGTTAAAGGTAGCTTCTTCGGTGGACGCCGTGGTGGAGATGGACAGCGAGCCGGAGACAGTGGAGATAGAGGTCGAGACAGGAGAGTTCTATAAGACTGGAGCCAAGAAGGGTCAACCTAAGACAGAGAAAAAGAAGATAAAGAGATGCAGGAGGATATTCGCTATATTGGACTTCAAATCAAACAGGAAAGGCAATTTCTATGATGAGTATGCTTTTCAACTTGAGTTGTATAGAAGAATGATAATGGAGAACTACGGAAAGATATTGGAGATAGAGGAGATATATAACTTCGCTCCGGGTGATCCTACCGCCAAGACAAGCCAATATAAACTGAAGAGACAAACTGATAATCCTATACTTAACATGGCTACAGTCGTATATCTCCAAGGTAAGTATAAGTTCGAGAAAACCAATTATACGGTTACATCAAGAATAGGATCTTTGGATATAGAAAGTGATTTTGAATTGAATAACTTGATAAGAAAAGAATCACTGAGAGATTATATTTATCGAATCATGAGTGAGAGGATAGGATAATGGAGTTTAGGGAATTTGACAAGAGCGTTCACAGATATGAATTGGATCATAGTAAGCCAAGAAGAAAGCTGACGTGCCCGCAATGCGGCAGGGATAGATGCTTTACGCCGTACGTAGATGTAACCACCGGACAGATAGTAGGGGAGCCGTTTGGGGTATGTGATCACAAAAATAAATGTGGTTATTTTAAATATCCAACAGGCAATGAGCTTGGGAGCAATGATCTTTTTACCGATTCTAACAAAGTGCTAAGAAGATACAGGCCTCCTGTGAACCCAGATATAGCCAACTGTATCCCAGTAAACAAGATGTTTGAGACCCTTAATCCTTTCGAGACATCCGATCTTCAAGATTATCTATCCAATATCTTCGGATCGTATCATACCAATAGGGCATTTAACTTGTATAAGGTGGGGATGATGAGATTCGGGGACTGGGGTAAGTGCTGTGTGTTCTGGCAACTGGATAAGAATTGGGTGGTGCGGACCGGGAAGATAATGGACTACGGGCCTGACGGGAAGAGGGTAAAGGTTCCCATGGATCATGTATGTTGGGTGCATATACTGGACGGTCAGGATTACCTGCTTAGGCAATGCCTGTTCGGGGAGTTCCTTATCAACTTCTATCCCAATGACGCTCCGGTGTATATAGTAGAGTCAGAGAAGACGGCTGTTATCTGCAACATCGTGTACCCTAGTAGGTTGTTCATGGCCTGTGGCGGTATCCATATGTTGAAGAGGGAGATGGTAGAGACATTGGGTAGGAGGCGGATAGTCCTGTACCCGGATAAGGGCGACGCTTTCAACGAATGGAGAAAGAAGGTAGACAAGGATATGAGGGGGATGAATATAGAGATAAGTGATTTTCTAGAATCAAAACCCAATATAGATGAGGGGATGGATATAGCGGATTATTTTATAATTAAACAAATTTATAATAATGGCAAAGGTAGTTGATAATTACAAGGGATTCAAGGTGCTTGAAATAACAAGACAGGAGATGATGGATAAGCTTACCAGATACGGGTGCTTAGGCATTTGTGATATGTGTAACAGACCTACATCCGTAGGTTATTACGTGGCGGTGATCAATCAATGGATGTGCAAGGACTGTTACAATGATTTCATCAAGTCAATTGACAGGTATGAGGAGGACATGAAAATAGAAAACAAGAATTTTAATAGATTCTGCAATCTATTTAATGTTAAGATAGAAGAAACGGTATGAGAGAACTGTCTTTAGCCCAGAAAGCTATGTTAAACGGATCCATATGCCCGTATTGCAAGAACCCATCCACTATGATAAATACGGTAGAGGGGGAGCAAGTAGGGTGCGAGAAGTGTGGGGCTTGGATGAGATCCGATCCTTTTGGAAAGCCGATGGGGAGGCTGGCTAGGCCGGATCTTCTTAGAAGTATGGATATGGTAATGACTGAGATTAATATATTTGCGTATAGGACAAAACGGGATGTACAGGATATTTACAAAAGCCTATCTGGTGAATTGGATATACCAATAGAACATGTATCTCCATATAAGATGTCTTTGCCATCACTACTTAATACCATGAGATATATTGAAAAGTATAGCGATAATCATATACGGATATATGATAGAACCATGGTAAAGAAGGCTTGCCCTAGGCACGGAGCGGTGGTGATCGGGAGCAACGCCTGCCACGGGTGTCCAGAGTTCCTGTTCCATGTGACAAACAACACGACCGATACGGTGGTGTGTGATATGGATATGAGCTATGGCGACTGTATAAAAAAGAGAAATAAATAAATTTGATAGACAATATTAATTGTATAAAAGATGAAAGTAATTTTTATTCATAAGCCAACAGGATTTTATGTAGGAGGATCAGTGTTTAACAAGACATGTGGTTTTTACAAATGCAGAGATAAGATGATAGAAAAAGGCATAAGCGAGGATAAGGCCAACATGCTTATTGATATAATAGGTCCGTACTTATGTGTGTGGGAAATAAAAGATGGGGATGATCCTTACGAGAGCATGAGAAGCAGACTTGGAGATAAAGCCTCATATTTAGATGGAGAGGATATTATCGTAGAGGATTATGATTATGACGAGGAGGACGATAATGGGGAGATCGACTGAATATTATAGGACACATCCGGAGGCCAGAAGAAAGAAAGCCGAGACGGATAAGAAGATCAACGCCCGCCCGGAGCAGAAAGCCAAGAGACGGGAATTAGGTCGTAAGAATTACAAGACCGATAAGCTGAAGGGTAAGGCTTATCGGAAGGGGAAGGATCTATGCCATACGGCTAAGGGGTTAAGATATAAATCAAGATCAGCTAACAGAGGGTCTAAATCCGATACGGCTGGCGATAGAAACGCAAGAGGATGAGTGAGGATAGGATATGGAGGTCATCCAAGGAGATTATCATGGATGCCTATGAGAGAATAAGAAAGTATCAGTCGGGGGAACTTCTCCCGGCTCATACCGGATATCCTTATCTGGATAAGGCTTTGCTGGGGGGATTTTACCCCCAGCATGCGGTAGCAATAGGAGCTAGGCCCGGAGTCGGCAAGTCTTATTTGGCGCAGAAGATCATGAGCGATGTAATGAATGTCAATATCAATCCACAAGCAGATGATTATGTATGGTTAAGATGCGAGTTTGAGATGAACCCAGAAGATTTGATGTTACGTTCACTATCAAAAAAAATGGGAAAGGATATACAAGATATTCTCCTTAACGAGATGTCTGATGAAGAGATAAAGGAAATGCAGAAATGTCTTAAGGAGGAAAACTCCAGCAGAATAACATACATCCCTAAACCATCGACAGTAGACGAGCTTCAGAACTTCTTATGGAATAGTTATATGCCAGCGAACAAGGATAAGAAAATGGTGTTTGTATCCATAGATCATACAGCTCTTATACAAGGTACGGGTGACGCTAAGAGGAATATAGATAGTCTGATAACCATGTGTAATATAGCTAAAAGAACTTTTCCCAATATATTCTTTCTTATAATATCACAACTTAACCGTGATATTGAGGGAAGACGGGATCCTAAGGATCATATGCCAAAACAATCTGATTTCTATCAATCAGATACATTGGGGCAGCTATGTACGGCTATGGTAGCGTTGAATATCCCAAAGAGATACGGGTATTCATCATACATGCAATTCCCGCAAGGCTGGTATCCCAATCTGGAACGTTTTAAGAGTGAATCAAGGCGTTCTTTCCGTGTAGATGGACTTATATTCCATCATATAGTAAAAGTCCGTCAGAGATCGTTAGAAGAGATTGAGGCTATACATGTGGATATCATGAAAGGATATGAGCGATATTATCCTGATGGTGGAGTAGTGCGCCAAGAAAGACCGGGAGGCTCGGACGCCCCTGTGGGTAGCGGCAAGCCGGACACGACTGTGGTGACGCTACCGCCCCCGCCTCCAAGTATTCCGTTGGAGCGACAATATATACCGCCAAGTGATGATTTCAATGTAGTACATGACGAAACACCATATTAATCATGAGACTTAGAAAGAATTATTTGCTTGTTATTATGAAAGGCATGGAGATGTTGTTAAAAGCCAACTTCTCCACCGAGAATAAGATGGGCATACGGGAGATTATATCCTATTTAAAGGAGATGTCTGAATACAGCATCAGGTATATCATCAACCGGGAACGGGAAAAGGAGATCATTAACATCTGCGAGGAGGTATCCAAAAAAGTTCAGGAGTATAAGAGGATGAACGACAACTCTATGGTATTGGAATTGGAGAATCTAAAGCGGGAGGTTGTAGCGGTAGAGGATCTTCTTAGCTCCTACAAAGGCGTTCTTGACGCTGAGCTGGTGATAGCCGAGGATGATATCAGGATCATACGGGACAAGATCGCTATAAGCCTGAGGGAGGACGGAACATGTAAGAGCATGACTGATGCTGATAAAAGGGCTAGGGTGGATGTAAGGTACGAGCGGGCTTTAGAGGATTATCGAATCCTTCTAAGATGCGCTAATACGGTTAGGGCTAAGATGTCTGTCATAGGGCATCTTAATCAATCAATAAATCAATCTATATCAGTTGGTAGGGTTAGTATGGCTAACGAGTCTTATACAGTTAAACAATATGAAAAAGGGAAAGAGATTATCGAAAGCAGACGCCCTTAGGGTGTTGACAAGGGCTTACAATCTAATAAAGAATGATAATTATACGTTTATGTGCGGAGCAATAGAAAAGGCAGCGGTTGAATTATCACTTGTTGAAAGATCATGTGTGGCGTGTTATCTTATACCAGAACTGAAGATGTTCAAACCTGTAAACAGAAAAAATGGAGATTTTTGGTTTCATTCATCAAAGAAAAACATAAGGTTACATATAATAGATACGCTAATAGATATATATAACGGAAATGATCATCCCGATATAGTCGAGAGGGTAGCCAGAAAGATCAGGTCAATATTTTAACTTATTTGCATATGTACATAAATTTTGAACAGATGATGACATCAGGATTAACGATGTCTGATGTTGGATATCTTTTGATGATCCGGCAAAAAGAAGAGATGGCTAACACCATTCCAAAGGAGAAAATAGATAGTTATAAAGCATCTGGTTATATTGAGCTTCAGAAGAATGGGAAGTGGAAGATAACGCCAAGGGGAGGATCGCTGCTGATGCTGATAGAGACGCCCGGCCTGACACCGGAGGTCGAGGGGATCCGGGACCGTATCGTTGGGGTATATAACGATATGGGTAAGGATACAGGAGCTGTCAAGGAGGTAGAGAAACGGCTCGTATGGTTCGTGGCTAACACCAACTTCAAAGAAGAACCTATAGTAAGGGCCGTAATATCCCATATAGACCTTAAACGTGAATATACGATGAGGTTGGATAACTTGATATGGAAGCCGTCAAATGTCTATAGCGTACATATGAGCTTATCGGAATCAACGTTATTCGATACGATCATAAAGATGTATGGCATGACATCCGATCTGTATCTTAGGGAGAATAAGAACAAGGAGCTGGCATGGTTGTTCGCCGTAAGCCGACTCCCGGATCCTCCTAAGAAGATGGATAAGGAGTATACTATTACTGGAGATGTTAAGATGGACATCGAAAGAATATCAGATATAAAAAAAGAATTAGGTAGAAGATTAAAAATATCGATTTAAGAGTTATGAAAAGAAATCAAGTATTAGGAGTAGTGATAGACGCAATATTTGCGAAAACATCTGAGTTTGATGATATTGAAGACATAAAGGAAGATAGTAACCTATCGTCCGATATGGCTATGGATTCATTGGATCTTGTTGAATTGATAATGGATATAGAAAAGATGACAGGTGAATACATACCAGATGAGGTGTTTCGCAATACCCCTTGCGATGAAATAACGGTAGGAAGTTTAACTGATATGTTGTATGTTTATTTTAAGGACAAATAATGGATTTCGGATATGATGATTGGGAAGAGGGGCTAGAGACCCCTCTTGTCGATGATTGCGATGACGATCACAATGAGGAGGACGAGTATGATTTCGGCTAAAGAACTAAGGATAGGGGATCTTGTAAAAGACAAGGCTGGCAATATATGGAGGGTAGGGTGCGTTACTGGTATGCGTAATGAAAGTAAGTCATTGGTCCTTGAACGTGAGGTTGATGATGGGATAATGAAATGGTATTCCGGGGAAGATGATGTCATGCCTATTGAGATAGATGATAATATACTTGATACTATCTATTTCAAGCGTGATAAGGGGCGGGATGTATATCGAGGCTACGGAATATCTATAGAGATTTTTGATGATGGGTATTATCTTAGCCTTAGGGATCTGGAAGACGATCTAAGCGATCCTATTCAGATTAAGAATCTTCACCATCTACAAAACCTGTTAATGGACTTATACGGACATGACATAAAAATAGATAAGCTTTATGGTGATACCGGAGAATAATTTGTTATGTAAGGTTATAAACGGAGAGAAGGTTCTCGCCGTCTCTTACTCGCAGATAGACACGTTCGTCCAATGCCCATACAAGTGGTATAAAACTTACGTGGAAGGGAATAGATCCACGGAGAAGCATGAGGCCACGTCATATGGTACGGTTATCCATCAGACGATGGAGTATTTCTTCAAGAACGGATGCAGACCTTCTTATGAGGATATGAGCAAGGCATTCAACTACTACGCCGATATAGAGCAGATTCCTTTCGATAGCGTAAAATCCCAAATCGAGTCCATGCAACATGCGGCTAGGCTAATAAGATGGATTGTGGGGTTGTTTGAGAAGGATGCTGCTGGCAATTATAAGAAGGCATGGTCCGATCTTACGCCAATGGAGAAGGTGGTCCGGGGGTCGAGACCGGCCGGCGTGGAGGAGGACTTCGTCCTGCCTTATAAGCTACCCAAGCCCCTTACATTGGATGGCGTGACATACGATAAGGTACATATCATAGGATCGGTGGACTGGCGTGGAGAGTATAAGACAAAAGACAGGATAGCTATGTATACGATAGACTGGAAGTCTGGGAGAAAGTTATTCGATGAGGATAAGCTGCTTCACAATCTCCAGCACCCGATATACGCCTTTTACATACTCAGAAAATATAAGGTACTTCCAGATATGTGTAGCTATTTCTTTACCCGTATGTTGGATAATCAAAACGTGAAGGTAGATAAGGAAAAGGTAGAGAGGTCAGTCAAGGAGCTTAATGATATCCTTCTTGATATGTATGATTTCGAGACAAAGAAGATTGATAGCTACCAAGCTCACGTTTGGGACGACGTCAAACAGGGGTATAAGTATGAGACACGCTACCTCATGGGGCGCCAGCTGGCCTGCCTTGAACCCCGCCCCAAGCCCTTGTGTTTTTGGTGTGATTTCTCAATCCATAAACAAGGGACATGCAGGTACTCATCGGATTGGGATGATTCAAAAAGAAAGAATAAAAAAGATTAACTTTATTAAAAAGCCTAGGTAAACATCTAGGCTTTAATTATATTTGTATCACCAAAAAGAACTGATTATGGACAAAAGTGAAAAAGAAAAACAGATATTAGATCTTCTGATGTCTAGAAAAGATATCAGGAAATTGGTAGAGAAATCAAATGAATGTTATTCTAGGATGGATTTTGTTGGCGCCATGAGATACCGGCAGGAGATAAAGGATATAGTAGACCGGGAATCGAAGATTATGTTGACAAAAAGTGAGTCTTTGGTAGATTTGATGAATAATGCTGATAATGAATATAAATTCAATATGTTGGTATGGCTACATTCCATGATGTGCATGGCGGATGTATTTAACGGGATATTGGAGGATTTTAAGGATGGAGTAAGAAAAGCCAATGGCAACTCTAAGTTCGTTAAGTTCGATAATCTGGATCGGTTGATGATGGAGTGCAAGAAGGAAATTGATTATCTGATGAAAGGCACAAGTAAATCATTTCAAATATCTTTCGCCGTAAGAAGCGATGAGATGAGGGAGATGATAGAGAATATGGTTGGGGATAATATCCGGGAAGGGTATGACATGTTCAAGGAAGAGGCTAAGATGACCAAAGAGACAGACAGGAGTAAGATAGAGGAATTTAATAAAAAACTTGACCATGATCAAATGTAATATAAAGCTAGGCGATATAGTCCATACCCAGATAGGAACAGGAGAGGTGATAGCCATAAGCAAGACCAAAGAGACTTTGATGGTGAAAATGGACGATGGTCGGGAGTGCGCGATAAGATTAGAGTACGTGAAAGACGTTTTTGATAACTACAGATCCAAATGATATACAGACTAAGACCATATCAAGAGGATTGCGTTAAAAGCATCTCTGATTACATAAACTCTGATAGACGTGATCCGGTATTGATCGTGGCCCCCGTAGCGGCAGGTAAATCTATCCTCATAGCCGAGGCGGCTAGATTGATGGGGGATAAGACGCTGGTTTTCCAGCCGTCTCGCGAATTACTAACACAAAACCACGATAAGATCACATCTTACGGAATACCGGCAACCATCTACTCCGCATCATGCGGCAAGAAAGAACTATCCAACATGATATACGCCACGTTAGGGTCTATCAAGAAGGTTGTTGGTCAGCTTAAGGAGATGGGGATCAGAAATGTATTGATAGATGAGGCTCATGCCGGATACAGTCCTGAGGACGGCAGTGAGTTCATGACATTCATGAATGAGCTGAAGCCGAGAAAGGTGATAGGGTTTACAGCCACGCCATGTAGACTTAAAAACATGTCGATAGGACAGACATCATATTCCCAACTTAATTTCATCACTCGTATGAGACCGGTATATTTCAAGAATCTGATTCACGTGATACAGGTAGAGGAGATGATAAGGCAAGGATTTTGGACACCTCTTAAATATGAGACATGGGATTTCAATGGAGATGCCCTTAAACTCAATTCTAACGGCTCCGAATATACGGCTGAGTCTATTAGTGAGGCGGTGAGAAAAAATGGCTTAAACAACCTTATTTTGCGTCGATTGATGGTATTAAAAGACGTATGTAGATCTATACTGGTGTTTATGGATTCTGTTGAGAGCTGCAATACTGCCGCCGAATGGATGAACGCCAAGATATGCGCTGGCATGGCGGAGGTAGTTCACGGAGGCACGCCAAAGAAACAGCGAGAGGCTATAGTCGAGAGGTTCAAGTCGGGTAAGACGAAGGTAGTGTTCAACTATTCCGCCCTCGGTACGGGATTCGATCATCCGGGTCTGGACTGCGTGATAGTAGGAAGACCAACATTTTCATTCTCGTCGTTTTATCAGTGGCTTGGGAGAGCTGTCAGGATAAAGGACGGTAAGGATAGCGCATTGGTCGTTGATTGTTGCAACAACTCGTCAAGGTTCGGCGATATAAGGAAACTTAGTATAGAGAACTACAAAGGATATGGATGGGGGATGTTTATCGGCGATAAACTAATCACTAATATCCCGATGGGGGATAAGGTAACGAAAACGGATCTGGATATCAAGGCCGCCAAGAAAGACCGAAGGAGGGGGCTGGCGCAGGGCATTACCGCCTCCCCTGTACCCGGAAGGCCGGATCATCCCCTTGGCTCTACGGTAATGACATTTGGAAAGTATAGTGGGTGGATGTTACATTCGATCCCAGTATCGTACTTCAAATTCATAAACGAGACATTTGACTGGGATAATGATAGAAATAAGGAGATAAAAGAATACATAGATTTTTTAATTAAAAACAATAGATTATGACAGGATGTATATATCATGAGGCTGATCTTGACGGAGTAATGTCAGCGGCTATAGTAAGAAAGTATTTCAAAGGGGACATTGATCTTCTTCCTTACAATTATGGCAAGGAAATACCTGACGTGAATAAATATGATAAGGTATTTGTAGTTGACGTGTCATTTGGAAACAGAACAAGATTCCTTTTCGATGAGTGGAAAGAGAAAGGTATAGATGTCATATGGATAGACCATCATAAGACAGCCATAGACGATATGAGGGATTACGAGGTAAAGGGCAAGAGGCGTATCGGGACGGCGGCCTGTGAGCTTACGTGGGAATATCTTTTCGATGACATCAAAACTCCTAATGTGGTAGAATTATTGAGTGCTTATGATGTATGGGATCACGACCGATTCGAGTGGAGTGATGTCATGGCGTTCCAATACGGGATGAGAGGATATTGTGGTCTTGACGTGGATATGGCGGCAAAGGTCATGGACGGCGATCATGACTTCATATATGACATGATAAGGAACGGGGAGGCGATACTGGAGTATATCGTTGAGAAAAACAGGGGCGAGATGAATATGTTCTCATTCGAGGCAGATATATTTGGATACAAGGCAATATGTATGAATACCACGGAGTTTAACTCTACTACATTTGAATATATGTATAACCCTAAGAAACATGATCTGATGATGCCATTTTGCTGGAACGGAAGATTCTTTAGATGTTCATTCTATACCACTAAAGAGGAGGTGAATGTCTCGGCGCTGGCACGCAAGGCCTATCCCGGGGGAGGAGGGCATAAGGCGGCGGCAGGCTTCCAGCTTAGTGTGGAGGATATGATGGAGTTTCTAAAAACAAAGAAAATGTGATATGATATGGGTCTTGCTTAGTATGGCAGTGATTATATTATCCATAGCTGTAATGGTGAAAGGCTGGGATGATTTACATGGAGGTATGTTCCACGGAGGATTAATTATGATAGCTATAGGAATAATATCAATATCTGCATCAATATTTTATATGAATGAAGGGAATATTAAAAATATGGAGAATATGAAAAATGTGTATAAATTCAAGAGACTTAACGAAATGAAGCTAGACGATTACGGCTTCGGTTTGTTCGAGTACAATGGTGCTCTTTATTTCAAGGAGGCAGATGGAGGGAAATGCTTTGATGTAAGGAGCGGGAATGAGGTTATTATCGGGAAAGATAAGATTATAATGACCTTGGAGGATTGATCATGAGAAAGCTTAATGACACCAACAGGACAAGGAAAAGGAGCGTACGGCACTCGTGGGTAAAGGCAGGCCCGGGGATCCAACGCTGCGCTATTTGTGGAATTACGAAGCAAAGCGAGTGGAGAGACGGGAAGACCTCGATTTGTGTACATCTATCATCTGGTGAACTCTACTCTATGACAGGCGAGACACCGGAATGTAGAGATTTGAGTGAGTTTTATTGATCTAAAAATATAGTTACCTATGAAAGAAGAATTTAGCAAATACGACAAGGTTGTTTATGACGGTGAGGTATTTGAGGTACTTGAAACCGCCGATCGTACAGGAATGATGAAATTAGGCCCATTATTTAAAGCATCATATGAATATGCTTGGGCTGACGAGGAAATGGTTGTATCATTAAGCAAAGCTATTAAATTAAAGCTTATTGATGAGGAAGAGGTTGATAAGCTTACGGATTATAGCTCTATCGGCGAGGGTCTATGTAATACAAATGAGGGGGAAGCGACAGATACGCCGTTCGTCGGAAAGGACGGCAGCGGCAAGAATGACCGGGCCGACGGTAAGCTTAGGTGGGACCTCCTTCCCTTGGCTGAGATAGAGGATATCGTGAGGGTATATACGGAGGGGGCGAAGAAGTATGCCGCTAATTCATGGCAGAATATACCTGATGGATTCAATCGATATCTAGGTGCACTCATGAGACACTTGGTCGCTTATACGAAAGGGGAGAGGTATGATAAGGAGGGATTCATGCATCTATCCGCCGTATGCTGGAACGCCATAGCATTATTATATTACGATAAACATAACAAAGGGCTTATAGAATGGAAGAGTCAGGAGAAAGAGTAGTAGATGAGAGATTAAGAGCTATCAATAAAAAAAACCGGTAAATACGTTGATTTAATCAAGCGCACTATTTATGATGATACTCCATTCCCGATAGTTAAGTATCTCAATTATAGTTATGATGAATTGAATTATGATTATGTAAGGTATCTGAATTTTAATGTAGACATAAATTGGGAGCAGCGTAGATATCAAATTGTTAAGGATTTATTATTTAACGATTTCGATGGAAGGAAGATGGGTATAGATGAGGTAGATAATGCTATATTTACTTCTGATTTAATTATTAACAGATTAAAAACTATTTAAAAATGGTAAGAATTGATTTTTTCACGAAGAAAGACGCTGAGTACAGCGATTACATGCGATATATTATCGCCAACACATTACAGGAGTATGAGGGTGAGGTCACGTTAAACCAGATCCCGGAGAACAAAGCCACGGAGGAGGAAATATCCAAGTACGGTATAGAGGTATATCCTACTATCATCGTCAGCGGAGATAACATGGATGGCTTTAATAAACTTGAGGGGATGGCCAGAAAAGCTGATCTTATTAACGTCATGTCGTTATATGACAAGAAATAGGCTTATGACGATAAGGGATAAATATTTTGGTTGGAAAGATATATTCTTTGACAGGTTCGTGCATTGTTGTAATGAAAAAAGTGATCAACCACAAGGAAGTAATATACCTCTAGCCAAAATAAACTTCGATAACAAGACAGGATATGTGGAGGACGGGACTATTAATATAGCCGAGCTTCTTCAATATCTTTGGATAAATAATAAGGTCTATGGGTGTGAATATGCGCCCATAGATATATCTTCTGCCTTGCAAACATTGATCAGATTGACCGAGAACGCTAAACATATGTTTGAGGATCAACCGGGTGTATATGACATGATCCCATATAGAGGTTTTTTTCTTAGAGATGATTTTTTATCCGGGAAAGATTATTCACTTGATTTGGATAAAATAGTGAGCGGGATGGGAGGATGGTATGGTGAGGATGAGGATCCATGCTACTCGATGTTCGTCAGTCAAGACCAGATATGGAACTTGAACCCGATATTGAAGGTATTAGCTGATGAGGGATCTATTCTAGCCAAGGAACTTGGGTATGATATGAACTCATATGTCAGCGATAATGGATATACGATATACAACCCCTACCTCTCGTGGATCAATCATTACTATCATTATTGCCCGACATTTAACGAGGATAAATTAAAGCCTTGGGATAGGGTAGAGGATAGGGAAAATAAGTTCAAGATGACGGATAAGGTTAAGAGAGGCGCCAATAACTGGTACTATTCAGGCGGAACTATATCTTGCGTAGATAGCTTCTTGGGGAAGAAATACAGGAAGAATCTCCGAACCTTTATCTATCGTGGAATAGTATTCTTCCTTGACCGGATATGGCATACGCCTTTATTTGAGAAGATGGGTGTGAAAATGAAATACAACGCTTATTATTGTTATGCCGCTACCTCCGGTATTTGGTACAATAAAGGATTCAAGAAAAGGCTAGCCAAGAGATTTAACGAGTCTTTACGTGGCGGAGGGGATCTGTTCGGGGCTAACCTAGCCTGCATGGTCTGTGACCATAAGGATATCGATTGGGAAGCGCTTCGTCTTTGGCTTGACAAGTATGACGAGCCTACTGATAAGGGTATGGTGAATAGCCCTATCCAATTTATGTATTTATATTTATATTACTATTTTAACAAATAACTTGAAATGAAGAAGATAAATGACTGGGTTATAAGAACATTTGGGCTGAGAGGTTCATGGAGCTGGGCTAAGAAGCAGATGTTAAATGGAGCGATCATTAAACGTAAGGCCACTATAGGGACATATAAAATAGCCATTGATAATGACAAGAATAGGTTACTTGTAGCTACATGGGATCATCTAGATCAAAGTCCTGTATGGGAAAGGTGTCCGCATAGTTTATTAGATGAAGATGCGGTTGATTATTTTGTCACAGCTCATAAGGAATTATCATATGGGGGCATAAAGATCAGGATGAAAGATGAATTTAATTGTATCGATAAAATGTTGAAAGCATGAAAAAGATTACCGATAAAGACGTAGAGGCTCTTAAAGCCGGAAAGAAGGTGACAAAAGGCTTTATCCATATGCAGTTGGATGATAAGGGGATATTGAACATGTGGACTGATAACAATATAACTGACAAATATAGGGACTTTGAAATAGACGTTAACAAATTGTTTGATCATGGGATTCTTACTGAAGAATATGATAAACTTAGAATTATAAACATACATCAATAAGGTAGAAGAATATGAGAAGAAGGATGATAGGCGGTCAAACCGTTTCAAACGGTATATATATCTTACACACCAATGGCAAGTTATATACTAGTGATAAATGGAATTATTCGTGGAGAAACGACGCCGTAGGAGTGGCTTTGATAAGCGACAACAGCAGCTTCGTTATTTCAGGTATTGAGCTTAAGAATCGAAGCTGGTCTAATACGACTGGATTGATCCAGGGAGTAACTACGATAACATCAAGTAATGAAGCCAAAAAAGATTTTAATGGATTTCAAAACACACAAAGTATCGCGGAATATACGCATGCTAGTGCCGCTTATGAATGCACTGTTACTCAATTCAAGAATGGACAAATGGGGTATTTAGCATCAGTGGGAGAATGGATGGAGATCATAAATAATTTAGATGAGATTAATAGATGCATGTCTCTTATCGATGGATTGGATATAGACGAAGGCACTACAAGTTATTGGACTAGCACCCAATATAATTCCGAGAAAGCATGGCTAATGACTTATAACGGGAATGAGTTTTATCCAAATGACGAGAGAAAGAGCGTTTCCTTCTATGCTATTAGAGTAATATCGCAATTAAGGTAATTTTATACCTAAACGATAAATAATATGAAAGTATTATCATTATTTGACGGGATATCATGTGGATATCTAGCGTTGCAAAGAGCCGGCATACCTATAGATGCTTATTACGCCTCGGAGATAGATAACACATGCATAAAAGTAAGCCAAAAACATTTTCCTAATATCATCCGGTTAGGAGATGTTAATAACTGGAGAATATGGGATATTTCTTGGAAAGACATAGATCTGGTCATGGGAGGGTTCTGTTGCCAGAGCTTCTCTAGCTCAGGTAAGGGTAAGGGGTTTATGGACGCTCGTGGAGGCTTTTCTTTTGTTTCTCGGACATTGTAAAGCATTTAAAGAAGGAGACCAAAGGTAAGATCCTGTTCTTGGGCGAGAACGTCCGGATGCGGGACGAGCATCGCTGGGTGATTACCGAGGAGCTTGGCGTGGAGCCGGTGGAGATCGATAGCGCCTTGGTCTCGGCGCAGACCCGGCATCGCCTTTATTGGTGTAATTGGCCAGTAGAAATGCCGAAAGACAAGCATATATCATTGGATGATATTCTAGAGCATGACAAGGGTTGGAATCCGGGAGCCATAAGAGGAAGATATATAGGGACCATTGTCGGTAGAAGGATAGGAGAGGACGGGTATCGAAAGGATTGTGACAAGGACATAAAAATAACGCAATGTCTGGAGATAAGAAAAGATAAGAATACAACTCCCATCAAGAAAAGTAATTGCCTGACAACAGTCATGAAAGATAACGTGATCTCATCACTACCTCCCGGAAGATATCCTAATGCCTTTGACATGAAAGACAAATTCAGATACCTGACCCCGGTGGAGATGTGTAGGCTACAGACATTGCCGGATGATTACCTTGATGGGATAGCCCCGAATACGGCCATGTCTTTAGCGGGAAACGGATGGACAGTGGATGTGATAGCCCATTTGCTAAGAAGCATAGAGCGTAAGCAGATGAATGATATTGTAAAGGAGTTTCGCAAGATCACTGATGAGCTTATGTTCGGATCATCAGAAACGGATACTAATGTGGCATGTGATAAACATGAGCAAAATGAAGCCATACGGAAGAGTCAAGACAGTTAAGGGTTCTTCATGGGAAAAGGATATACATCCACCAAAAGGGCACAAGAATTGGTGGGAAGACGTATGCGATCCTGTACCTAGAAGTACTATGAAGCTTAAATTTAAAACAGAATTAAGGGATGATTATAAACAAGAAATGGTCAATGCCGAACAGCGAGACATTCAGCATAAAACCGATAAGAGAACTTATAGATAGATATAAAAAAGACGGAATGGTTATAGTAGATCCATTCGCCAGAAACAGCGATATAGGGACGATAACCAACGATCTTGATCCTGAGACTAAGGCTATGTATCATAAAGACGCCACGGACTTCTTGTGTCATCTTGATGATAATATAGCTGATATGGTATTATATGATCCACCATATTCTGCGAGACAGGTATCTGAGTCGTATAAAAGACTTGGAGGTGCTGTTGATATGCAAACAACGCAATCCAGCTACTGGGCTAGGCAGAAGAAGGAGATAGCTAGGATCACCAAGAAGGGCGGGGTGGTCATTACCTGCGCGTGGAACTCCGGCGGTATAGGGGCAGGGCTTGGTTTCGAGCAGCAGGAGATTCTTCTAGTGGCTCATGGGGGATGGCATAATGATACGATAGTTACAGTAGAAAGGAAAATGAAATTATGAAGGAAAGGATATTCACCACAAAAGAACAGGGGAGGATACTGGTCGAGGCCGGCCTCCCTATCTCCACCGCCATCGGCTTCAGAGACAAGTACCTTGACTCATTGCATTCTATGGAGGATGACGCTGGTCGTATAGGGTTGATCGAGGCTGTTACCCCGGATATATCCAATCCTGTTTGGGATGTAGGGACGTTACTGAATTTACTCCCATATGAGATAGAGGGTTCTACATTCGAATGTTATAAGCTAGAAAACGCATGGTTTGCATTATATAGGGATATAGATGATATTCCTATATATTGGGGAAAAGAGAAACATCTTATAGATGCGTTATTTTCACTGATAACAACATTATTAAAAAATGGATTATATGAGTATAAAACAAACAGCAAGAATAAGGTACAAAACGGAGGATAATCCGCCTATGGCTAATGTCCCTCTTATAGGATACAGCAAAAAATACGACTGTTGGGTAGCGTTAGTATACAGAAGAGGAGACAAAAGACATCCCCTCCAGATGAGTACGAATACGTATATCCGTGAGAATTAGAAGGGATATATTTATATTTAAGCATGATTAATATTATTTTAATATTATTCATGCTTTTATTTTTGTTTAAATCATATCTTTGTATCAACATTAAAAACCAGATTATTATGGATGAAAACAAACAAAAAGTCAATGAACTTACGATGAGGACATTGGGTTCTCATTATGGCGGATATACCTATGTAAAGGTAAAAAATCGTGAAACTTATGTAACGATAGATTGGAAGTTGTTGAGGGCTATAGAAAAAGGGGAGGTGGAGATAGACAACGAAAAATATCATCTATCCGGAATAGAGTACGTAGCTAAAAGATATCAGGACATGTTTTACGCTGGTCGTGATATTTATTATTTCAAGGGTATGGGAGAAGGAGGGACAACCAATCTTCTTAGAAAGGCTATAGATGATTTACTAGACACCATAAGTAGTAGAGAGACTTATCGTAGTGCAGAGCATAGAATGTACGCCCAAATGAATCAACTTACTGAAGCGGGAGCTATGATCAGCTTGGCTATTGAATTAATAACATCTAATATCCGTCATAATTATGGAGAAATTAATTTTGAACGACATCCAAGACCTGTGGAGGTGGAGGGAGAAGATAAACATTGATGACCTCAAAGAGGATCCTATGGCTGAGGATATGCCACTCTATTTCCCATGCGCTGTTATCTGGCATGTTGATTATGGGGAGCATGATGCTGATAATTATATATGTTATGGATTTGTTTATGTAGCAGAAATATTAGGGATATGAGTGTTAAGAGACAGATATTTATTAATAACAAAGGCATTGATGTGAAGATAGCTAATAATACGACATTTGATTTCGATTTCAATGTTGACAAGAATATTCTTGAAAAAATAAAAGCAAAGAAGGAGAGCAATAAACTAAATACAAAAGATTGGGCGCTGTTCTCGCTTATGGTTTTGTTTATTTTTGCGATGGGAGTTGTAAGTGGATGGTTGGCGTTTAATTGTTTAGGCATTGGAGAAGATTAAGGAACATTTTAAAAATCAATAGATATGAAATTACTATTTTTCGATTTAGAGACAACCGGGGTTAAGTTCTGGAGAAACGGGATACACCAAATAGGAGGGATCGTGGATATCGACGGGCAGGAAGCTGAGAGGTTCGACATCCGCCTAGCCCCGAATCCTGCCGCCATGATAGAGCAAGAGGCGCTGGACGTGGCCGGCGTTACCTTGGATCAAGTGCAGTCGTATCAGCCTATGGAAGAAGGGTACAGGCAGTTAGTTGGTATATTATCCAAATACGTGAATAAGTTCGACAAGAGGGATAAAATGTATTTGGTGGGGTATAACAACGCAGGATTCGATAACAGCTTCCTACGGGCTTTATTCCAGCAATGTGGGGATAAGTATTTTGGATCATGGTTCTATCCTAATTGCATGGATGTGTATGTTATGGTAACACCATTCCTGATGGGCGTAAGGAACGATATGGAGAACTTTAAGTTGATGACCGTGGCCAGAACTATGGGTATTGAGATTAATGAGGATAAACTCCATGACGCTACTTATGATATTGAGCTGACTAGGGATATATTTTATAAGATAATCAACAAAATGGATGTTAAGTTATGAGGGAAATTTTAGAAGCTATACATGATTACCCGGATGAGGCGCTTGGGCTATTTTTCTTTCTGATAGTGATTGTCTGGTTATTGTCAGGTGTATTTGAGAAAAATGGATGATAAGATTGATGAGATACTGGATCTCCTGAAATCTCAAAATGAGATGATCAAGGATATCCATGACTATGTAAAGGAAGTTACCAGCGAGAAGTATATAGGAGAATCCAGAATGACAAACTTCTCTATTAACTTGGCCGCTGATATACTTACCGAGGCTATCAGTCCTAAGATAAAGGGGATGATGGTGGATCTATTGAAGAAACAAGGATGGAAAACTGAATGAAATATGAGGGCTTACGAGAGAAAAGTAAATCAATTAAAGGATTTGATAATAAGGAAATACAAATCGGCTTACGATAAGTCTAAGGAAATGGACATAGATATAAGCTCGATGACATATCTTCCAGAACCGGACGTATTCAATGTTATGTATACTGAGCATATGTCCGTTATTCTTGATCGGGTCAATAAGATTATAGATGAGAATAAGGATAAGCTTAAGAATCCGACTTGCTCTACATGCGTACATCTGCATGATAATGATTGGGCGAAAAGATACGGGAAAGTATGTTGCTCTATTTGGCAAGTGTGTGACCATTATATAAACCCTAACAGTAAATATAACAGGGAGCAAAAGACTTATGTTAGACGACCAAGCAACAAAGCTTGTCCTAATTATGAGTATGGTGATGATAATTTTGAAAACAGAAGAAGATGTATAAAAGAAAAGAATACCCGATAAAGAGCTATGTGCCGATGCGCACCAACAAGGATAGGACGTGTATCTGCTGTGGCGATACGATCCCAGCCGGCAGCAGCAGGATGATACCTAGACACGCCAAGGCAAATTACGGTCTATGTTTCCCGTGCTTCAGGAAATGGAGAGATACCGGAGGAGATCTTAAGCTTATGGACAACCCCGGAGATGCGAAGAAAGAATATGTCATACATATGTCTAATATCCTGAAAGGGAATTGTGATATAATAAAAGGTCGAAAGCTTTACGTGGCTTTTAAAAAGGCGATAAATGGCGGAAAGAAGATCGTTATCAAATTTGACACTGATCAACCGATATCTATGTCAACAAGAGTCATGAATCTTTCATTCGGAGAGATTATGGATGAGTACGGCAAGGACATATTCCAAGGTAATCTCAAACTGGTAGATGTACCAAAAGGAGTTAAAGATTTGATAGTTAACTATATAGAAAAATATAGCAAGTTATGAACCTAAAGACTTTCATATTTATGATGCTGACGTTCAGGGAAATATATCAAATCCCAAGGAACATACAAACATATTTGAGTATAACGATGTGGGTGTTGATAGCATGGATGATCTATAGCTTAGTGATATTGATATGCGCGTTGATAAGATAATTGACTTGGTCATAATCTCCCATAGGGATACATGCCCGTTCTTGTCAAGGGACGGAGATAAGATGTGTAAGCATCTAAAGGATTGTGATATGGATTGTGATTACATGAGTAGTTTTATCGAGAAAATTAATAACATGAAATATGAGAATAGGTGATGTAATATATGATAATGATACCGTATTGATAGCATCAGCTAGTTTCAATAAAGAAGAACCATGCAAAGAGTGCTTCTTTTATGACGGGCATGAATGTCAATCAAATCGTTATATAGAATGCTGGGATAAGAGCATCAATAAAGATCTTATTATGATACCATTTGAAAATAATAAGGTACAGGATAGTAAGATGATGGATCATTCATCTAAAACAGTGACAAGCAAAACAGGTAAGGATCTTTTATCAGCCTTAAGTAGACTATCGTCAATTACCGGTGATGAGACTAATGATATGGCAGATACAGCATCACGAACTTTATTCAGCTCATTAAGCATGCTGGATATTAATAAAAAATTTTTGAGTCTAGGTATAAGACTAGGAGTTAAAGGAGCTGCGATAAGCATACATAGATCATTATCATCTAATGATGATGTTAGCATTAAGGACGTTATAAAAGAGATTATAAATAGCATAGAATATGATGAAGATTAAAATAGGTATTATCATTATCCTATCTCTTATCATGATAGGATGTAAAGATAAAAAAGAAGAAGATGTTGATTATTATCCTAAAACTGTTTATGTAGATGATAGGGGTAATAAAGTAACCATGTTGAATGATTCTATTTTAATAGTATGCACATGCCTAGAGTATCCAGAGAAGTATAAAATGGAAGTAATTAATATAAAGAACAAATAGATGGTTATAAACAACAAACAACTTTACAAAATAACCCTAACAAGGGAGCAACTGATGTTGATCTCACAATGCGTGGAAGACATCAGTAGATTTGCGGCGGGTGACATGGATCTACAGCATACAACAGATACGTTGATAGATGATATGGATAGGACGGAATCACTGGGGATAAGAAGCTTTATAGTCAACAACTCACGAGCGATAAGAAGAAGGTTGTTCCCAGATCTTGAGGATTTTGAGCATATAGGGTACGATGGAGGCAGTAAGGATAAGATAAATAGGAAGAGACTTATCGGCAACACCTACCAAATATATAGGTCGATATTACATCAGTTGGCCATTGACGAGAACTGGAATAACGTGTATAGTGATATCACGTTACCTTCAGGTGATATGGGAACGATCAAGGTAGAGAGGGTTGACGATAATAAGGATAACGACATTTAACGATACTAAAATATGAGCTTATTTGTATGCGCTAAATGCGGTTGTGTTGATAATACCGCCACGTCTAGCTACTGGATGTTGACAAACGAGTATATGGTGGATAAATTTGACTATGCCAAGGGACTACAGCCGTACAAGGGCATGGGGTTGTGCAGCGAATGCGGGAGGCTGGCTACCAGCCCAGACGGGCGTGATGTCGTGGTACCCGGTAAATGGCACGGGAAGTTCCCGAAGGAGAAAGCTACCGAAGAGCAGTTGAAGAAAGTGGGATACAAAAATTTGATAAGATGAGTAAGTTAAGAAAAGGAGAAGTTAAAATATATAAAGGGGGAAAATACATAGCTATCCCTGAGATAAAAGAAGAGAGTTGTGAGGGATGTTGTTTTTATGACGAAGGAGTTTGTTCAATAGAGCATAATAATGATCCTAATTGCCTTCATAGCGGCATGATCTGGGCACAAAAAGAAAATAGTATGAGCGATATCAAAGAAAAGGCTATTAAATTGGCTATAGAGGCCATGAAACCTATCCCCGTGTATTCGTCACCATGTTATAGCATAAACGACAATAGATCACCTGAGGAAAAGCATGAGGAAGACATGAGGTTTTGCAAGGAGTTTAACGACCTTAAATGCGAAATGCTTATTGACATGGCCAAGAAAATAGAGGAGTATTTATTATAAGGATACTATATTGATGATCGGGGACGCTTCCGGGAAAGAAGGACAGCTCTCCGACTCCGATAAGAAGACGGCGGAGAACTTCGGATGTGAGTATATGGATGTAGATGATTTTGTGGATAAGTATAAGGGCTGATAACAGTAGAAGGATAGGATGATAATCGCCTATCCTTCTCTTGCTTTAATCAAATATCTTGCCACCGAAAGAGATAAAAGACTCTCTTGATTTAGGTATATTCCTGATATTATATAACGTTTTCTCAAATCCCTTTCTGGTCATATAAACCGTATTCCTGATCCCGGTATCCGTATTGTATCTGTAATGTGCGTAACCCTTCTTCATAACATTCTCTGTTAATATCCATTCTCTTTTATTCTTGTAAAAGAAACCTTGCTCTTGTAAAAACTCTCTTAACGATCTTTCCGCTATATCACATCCATGAGACTCAAGTTCTCTCCTAACATCACGAATCAACATATCATCACCTTTGTCATTGGCCATAATAGCTGTTTCAGCAAATCCTACTTTAGGAGCTTGTTCTTTGATAATATTGTCAGATATTCTCTTAGCCTCCTCTACCGCTTTCTTGGCTTCAGCTAACGCCTGCTTTTCTTTCTCGGATGCCAACAACGCCTCTAATGCCTCTATGTAATTATGCGGAAGATTCTTTTTTATGGATGCCTCCATTTCGTTAAAAGCATTCATGTACTCCAATTTAAATTTTATAGCTTTGCTACCAGTAAACCCCATAACAAGTATAGTAAATCCATCCCTATTCATTACATATCTTTTGGATTTTCTAAATCCACCATTAGGTTGAGGTATGTCATCATAGCATAAACAAAACATTTTATGTAAATCCATTTTTGGATTACATTCAGTATCAATAACATAACTCTTTTCTAACAAATCATCTATAGATCTTATAACTTTGCTATGATCCTTCTCAAATTTAGCAGCTACTCTCAAGCTGTCTGTCAAAACATCATTAGATTCATTAATAAAAACAAGATTATCTATAATATAAAAAAATAGGCTCAAAAGGAAATGCCGGATCTCACCTCGACAAATCCTAATGAGCCAAAAATATCTTACACATTGAATGACCTTGAAGTGAGATCCCGTCATCCATTGTTTCATGATGCGAATATAACCATAATATTTATGCTACAAACCTAAATAACAATAATTTATATTTATTTGGTATAATTTAATTTTGGCTATTTGAAGAATCCTAATAAATGCTTACATTTGTATTCATAAAATAATTACCTATTCCCATCCGTCCGGGATGGATAGATGGGAATCCAAAAATGGCCAATCTGATTGTTTTAAACAATTGATCGGCCATTTTTTCTTGTCATACTATATCGGCTATCTTCCCCTATCAAAGTACCAATTAGCGTCCTCCCCGGACTCATCCTTATCCCTACCTCCTAAGAAGAATCCCATCGTCATGCCGTTGGTCATCAACCAGTAGTCGGATGTCTGCTTAATATCCCTAGCCGTCTTGATATTATACCATTGCTTACCAAACGAGAACTTCATGAGCTGTCTCCACAACTTACTCTCGCCCTTGTACACACCGGTCTGGACAGTAGCGAACGGGTCCCAGTTCCGGGGATCGGTGAGATCGCCTAACTTCCGGGCCGTAACCAGCGGATCTTGCAGCATATCTATGGCGTTAAGCTCCATGAACGGGGATGTCTGGGAAGCGATCTCATTGATCGTCCTGAACCCGATATAGGTAATGAACTGCCCGAACCAGCTATCCTCATTATCCTCCCTATATCCCATCAAAGCCCTTCCTATGGCTATCATCGTAGCGAATACTGCCATATTGATAAGCGATCGCTTGATATTGGTCTGCTCATAAGGATTAAGACTATGATATTCTTTCAGCACGTCATGTATTTCCTTCATCCTGCCTTCTGACATCATATTATAGATATCTCCGGCGAATCTCCATAACGTTCTCATATATCCCTCCTCGAACTGGTTGGTCTGGAAGTTAAACCCGGCTTTTTTGTATGCCCGTTGAATGGCAAGTATAAACCATCCACGATGAGGGAGCACCATGTTAAGGATAGCGTTCCGGCTAGCCCCCACCCGGTTCTGTTCGTTAAGGGCGCCGTCGCATATCTGCACCATACTCCTGACCCTGCTGGACAATGTAGGTATGTATCGGTCTATAATATCCTTATTAGCCTCGTTTTTAGCCACGATCTTCCCGTCCTTGACATTTACTAAGTTCCATATGGAATAATCCCTTAAACGCTCCCAATTACGTTTAGCCTCATTAGCGGACATATTCCTGTCCTTCATCATCATCTCCTTGAAATTAGAATATGACCAGAACTGACCCTCATACAGGCGGGTGTCATCCATCACCGAGATAATAACCTGCGGATCCAAAGGAGAGTTCAAAACCTTCATCATCTTAAATGGCAGATCCCGGAATAAGGTTCTCCAGATCTTGTTATATGCCGCCGATCGTACACGGTTGCGGACATTAAACACACCTAGGGCCTCACCGACAACATATAACTTATTGGTACGATTTATGTCCCCGATCTCAGACACGTACGTGCTTAACTGTTTCTGGGCTTCTCCATAAGCGTATTTCATGGAGTCCTTGCTTATGTACTGTCCCACCATACCTTCCAAAAGGAAGTTGGCCTGCCCGGTAAGGGCGCCGGTAGCCGCTACGAATGGGGAGAAGCCTAGGTTGGATTTGGACACGAACTTGGTAAACATAAGAGCCAGCTTATTAAGATCGACCTTATAATTACCTATATTCCATTCCGCCCGCTTATTGTTTATCCTGACGTCATAGATGCTGGCGTTGACCCAGTCCTGAAACATCCTATAGGCGTGAGTGGCCTCCGGGTTCTTGCCTCCGTCATATTGTGTCTCAAGCATCATGTTCCTGTATCCCATGACATCATCCAAGGCCGCCCTCTTATACTTGTAAGCGGTAGCCTGCAAGGATAACATGGAATAGGAGTACGCGAAGTCATGGGATACGTCATCGGCATTCTCTAGCTTGCTCAGATAGTACTTGGGGATCATACGATACGTGTTGTCATTCTCGTCAAGGCCTCCAAGGTCTTGTCCTTGACCATGTATAGGGTCATCCACCCTCTCGCCAACAATATCACGTACGGCGTTGCCGATGGCTGCCTTCGGGTCAACCCCGGCCTGCACCATCCTCTCAACTCCGCCCTTGGATATTTGTGGTATCTGGTAGATATTCCTGAACCGCTCGTCATAATCCTCCATAGCCTTACGGCTTATGTCAAGCAATTCCTTCCTCATCTCCCACTTATCCTTATTGATCGTAGCCTCCTCCCCTTCGTTGGTGATACCGTATTTCTTGAAGAAAGCCTCGTTCTTGTACTTATCGAACCTAGGCGTATGATATCCATAGCCCAGATCGGGATTATAATTAGGATTACGGAAAGAACTCTCGGCGTCGGCCTCATCAAGCCACTGGTTATTGATCGACAAATCGATCATATTAATATCGAACCCGAAACGGGATACGCTTTCTTCTTTTGATATACCATTTTCCATGGCATCAAAGAACTCGGATACCTTATACGTACCGTTATTTATCTTCCTAACGAAATCAGAATATCCCTTGGGAGAGTATTTCCTCATATAAGGATACAGTCGGGTTCTGGCGTACTCGATAAGTATACTATTAGCCTTACCCATAGCTATATCATTAGCTAGCTTATCACTGAAATCAGGACCGTATTTTTTTCTAAGGAACGTTGTCTCCATGGATGTCCATGATGGATTCTTCTGTGACAGCTTGGCGGCCATCCTATCTACCTGACTCCGGGAGCGGGCAGACATATGTTCCTTGGCGAATTTAATCTCATCCATTCCCTTGTCGTATGTCACGGCATCCCTTAACGCATTACGGTAGGAATCTGTAACGCCACTCTCCACCGTATCGGGCATATTCATCTCAATATCCTCAGCGGAAGCGGCGGCGTTAATAACACTCTTGGCCTCGGCCAGACGGTCGTATAGCTCGTTTATCTTCCTTAATGACGATGATCCACGAAGACGATCGAAATCATACTCGCCATATCTGGTACTGTCCCGGTACTGAATAAGCAAAGGTCTTAACTGATCGTTAATCTCATTTATTGTTGCCATCGCCTCCTCTACCTTCTCTATCCTTGATGATGATACAGATTGCTCCGTGATCTTATCAACTAGATTCTCGTAATAATCACCCTCCTCGGATCCCCACATATCCTTGGAGAAGCCAAGATGACCACCGGCTAGCAGGAACTCGAACGCTGCCTTACCGCCCTCGGACCGCTCTATCCCACGCAGTATCTCCTTAAACTCGGCTGAAGCCTTACGACCCTCGTTGGTATTCCCGAACTCCTCGGCCCACGCCTCGTCCCATGCCTTGATCTCCTCGGACATCATCAACGCCTCGGACCCCGCTTCCTTTGGTGTCCCGTCGGAATACCACTCGCTCTTGGCTATAGCCCTATCACGAAGGATATCCAGATAAGATCTCCAAGCTATAGGGTCAGATTGGAAAGCGTCCCAATCGACCTTCTTGTTCTTAATAAACTTATCCATAGCCACATACCGGCTTCTACGGATACGGGTCATGAAATCGGACGTGGCTTGCGATACCCTACGACCCAGTCTTTCCTCGACCTTCTTATTAACTTTCTCGATCTTATCGTAATAAGCCTGCACCATAGGTTTCTCTTGGTTCTCATCCAACCACCTATTTATCGTATCCAGATACCGTTGCTGATCCTCGAACGTCATGTCCGAGATATCAAAATTCTGGATGGTAGGTTTGAATACATGATACACGGCCTTCGTAATAGGCTTATCCCCATCATATCCTACGATATCATCACGAGTCTTGACCTTAAGCCCCTTATCAGATAAAAGCATGTCGATAAGTTGCTTCTCGGTCTTACCCGTAACCTTTTTAAGATCATATATATCAATAATAGCTTTCGCCTGCTCTGTCCGATACAGTAAATCGTATTTGGCGAAATCACGGGACGAATCAAGGTAATCAGAGTTCTTACCGTTTATCTTCTGTATAAGATCCTCATTATCCTTTATCCCCCATCCACGCTCTTTCATCATCTTAGTCATCTTATTGATATTAGCCACACCCTCAACATGAGCGTCGTTATAAGCCTTGGCAAGACGTTGCCCTAACATGCCTAAGATAGCGTTACCACTATGCTCCAGTGTGCCAAAGAATCGGGACATGACATTGATATCCTTATGGATGTTATTTATCAACTTCTTTATCCCATTCCAATATCTTTCCGGGATATTAAACATCCGAAGCTGTCCATCCAGCCAGTCCTCATTACGATCACTTCGAAGGGCGTTTATATCAGACATAGATGTCTCAGCCATCCGCAATATATCATCCATATCCTCTACCATGCCAACCTTATTGCTGCCATAATAATCAGCCGCCTGATTATTGACGAATCCACGAAGGTTCCTGATCAGAGGAACTATCTCCCCATATACGTTATCGATAACCTGTATCGTCTCATAATCCAATCCTTTTCCGCTCTTACGTAGGCTACTGGCGACCGTAACCAAATACTCTACCTCGGCCTTGGCTGTAGCTATGACACTCTTGGTGGATAACAGGTTGTTGTTCTTACTAAGCTCACCCCCGACTTGTCTCACCTTCTCGCCTATATCACGAAGAAGGGAGATACTCTCACCGATCCTCTGGCTTTGGCTTGACCTCATCCTCTGCAATCTAGTGTATAGCCTTTCCAATGACCTACCGTTCTTGATCAACTTATTAGCCACGTCAACGTCCGATAACGAATACATGAGATGATTGCTATCCTTTAGCAGAAGCACGTCAAATGCGCTTGGATCATCAGCTAACGCCGACTCCTTTATCCTATCAAGAACCTTATTCAAGTCTAATCTTTGAGTAGAGAAGAAATTCCGTATAGCCCGGATTATCCTGCCAAACAAGGAGAGCTGGGCGTCCTCGGACGAGGCCAGATCCTCCACCGCCTGTTCCATGCCCGGCACGAACCGCTGGGCCAACGTCTTGCCTAGGATCTCCCGCTTCACCATCCGATCCAGTTCCTCCCCTTGGTATTCCTTCCCATACACCTCATAGTAACGACCGGCGAATTGATTCCATAATGGCGTGCCGACAACAGAGTCCAGAACCTCGTCAATCTCCTGTTGGTTACGGTAAGTATCGATCAAGAAATGAGCTACCTCCTCATTAAGATCCTCTACCGTAGCCCCCTCAGCCAATGCTATCACGCCATTAGCCATATCGGATAACGCCCTAGCGGAAGGATCTACGCCATTACGCATCTTATACTTATCCATATATTCGGACATACCCATCACGCGGATACCTAATGTGGATAAGATGTTGGTTATATCGGTCCTGTTTTGAAGATCTTCCGCCTTCTCGTTCTCAATAACGCCACGGACATTACTCCCATATAAGGCGTTATCCTCCATCATCAACGATAGCGCTAGCTCCATGAACCCATCATACCTGTTATTAAGTTCCTCGAACCGCCCTTGCCTTAACATGCCTTTAATCTCAGACCTGCTTACCGTGACCTTCTCCCCGGATGTCGTGATAAGATCAAGATCGTCGCTCACCTCCGTATCAAAACCTATAGAACCCAATACGTTCATTTCGGAGGACTGACTTCCAAACCTATTCCTTAGCCTAGACAAGGCATCCATAGCGTTATAGATCTTAAGACCATCGGAGTTGCCGGCCCCTGTAAGATAATACCTATCCCCTAGCCTTATACGCTCCCCGCTCAACAGACCTTTCTTGATAAGGTAATTGACAAACCCTCCACGGGTACTTATATTAGAATCTGAGCTGATGCCAAGGACCGGGATGAACGAATCACTGTTGTTAAGGGTTATGGAGGACGAGCCAAAGGAGATGTCAGCCGTACCGGACGGGACGTCGCTCTCCTCGACACTGCCGGCCAAGAACCCGGCCTCGATCCGCCCGCCGGACGATCCTTTTATGGCATTGGCGTAAGAGTCGTGTATCTTGCCGTCATCCGATCTAAAAAACAGGCGAGGCTCACCGGAATCATATACCAATCTTGAAGATGGGGGCGTATAATCTTCAATATCATTTAACGGCAAGACATTACCAGAAAATATGATCTCCCCATCTATATTTCCGCCCTTCACCCTGATATTAGGTCGTTGACCGGTAAAAGCGCTTTCCACGGCCTTCCATAACATACGGGCTGTCTCCTTAATATCTATATTCTCCCTGATAGCCCTTATATCATCCCATGACGCCTCTTTCAGTATCGTATCGCCAATATTATCCTCGTTTATGGAATCCAGATCCACCTCCTGTACCGTAGATGTATCTACCACAGCCATATCATTGACATCACCTACCTCTCCGGAGGTAAGATAAGCCACGACATTGTCGCTATTCCCAAGGCTTCTGGCCAACGCCGGGGCATCCATATCGCTTATGGCGGACAAGACCTTGGCTGACATAAGTTGCCCCCACTCGCTGGCGCTAAGTCTGGCGCTTATGGATCTGGCCGCCTCCTTATTCCTTGGCACGGATCTCGTCCAGTCTCCGAACTTAGACCTGAACTTATCGTTATAAATAGTCATATAAGCTTCAGCGGCCTTATTAAGGTCACTTACGGCGGCTATGCCCGCTATCTTATCGAATAAGGTAGATACCTCTCCGGAAGGGGTCAAGACACGGGTTATCTTACCCTTACTATTTCTTTTAATTACGCAACTTGACATAACTTCATGTTTTTGACAAAGATAAACAAAAAGCCCCCACAAATAAGCGGAGGCTGATATTCTTATATTTCACAAATGAATCTATATCTATTCTGTACTATTACTATAGAGAAAATCATAAGCACAACCACCAGCGAAACCAGCTATATACGCTGCGTGCTCATCCTCTCCAACCTTAAATCCAAGCGACATATTACAAAACTGACATACACTCATGGCTACATGAAATGACTCATGGCAGGTATTTTTTATCGTTATATCATCATCGCTCGAAAAGTTCCAAAGTATAGCGAATCGACCATCATCATCCCTATCCTTTACCAAATTCACAAAAGACGCTTCCTTGTCCATATCCTCCTTACTTCCCCATTCCCCATTATGCTCAGGTTCCATATTCTCGAAACGATCACACAACGTCTTATAATCTAATCCAACCGTGATAATCAAATCCAACGGATATATCACGAAATCAAATTTCTTTTCTCTCACGTTACTAAAATTATTAATTTTATTTATCAAATTCACATTCGTATCACAAAATGTTTACTCTAACCGGGTTAAACGCCAACCCGCTACCGATTATCCTACTTACGTAAGAATCACCGAATACTTTTCTTCCGATTCCAATAGTTCCGTTAATATCAGCGTTAATCAATTTCCCGATAGAACTTTGGAACAATCCGCGTTTCTTTCTTTTGCCTAAGTAAACATCATGCTTTCCCAATTTTTCAAAAGCCAGATGATCCACTTTGGAGGTATAGGATTCCTCGTGGACTTGAAAGTCTATTCCAACCAACTTACACTTATAGGATATCTTTTCAACAAGTTTTGAGAATGGAATCTCAACGAACTTCTGGTTTATCCTCTTCCCTAGATTTACTCCATTCTTCCATCCTTTATTCAAACCCACAACAAGATTCCCAATATTGTTTTCAATACAGATATTTACAATAAATCTGCTAACCTTGTGGATTTTATCTTCAATCCAAAAATTCCTATAATTATTTAGCCGTCTAAGTCTCTTTGAAGTTCCCTTATCGCCAATATACGACATCAATCTAGCTCTCTTCTTATTATACCACTGATTGAAGGACTTGATAATCTTGCCGTTTACAATGAAAGGCTTGATACCTACATTACTGATGCATGTGCATAAATTATTCAATCCCAAATCAATCGAAAGAAAATTATCCTTATCAAAATTTAAATCCTGTTCCTTCTTCTCATAAATAACCTCAACCACATAGCAAGTAGCTTGTGGAATTATTCTAACCTGACATAACTTGTTATCTCCTATTTTAGTTTTGATTGGCCGGATTATGTTTTTGATGAAATGAATACATCCATCTTCTTTCAGTCTGCAAGAATTTTTTGTAAAAACTACCATGTTCTGCTTCTTCCCTTTCTTGTATTTAGGCAATTTAGGTCTTGATAGAAATTTAGAAGGATTCTTCTCATATTCCTTCTTTGATTTCATCCAAGACTTTGTTACCGAAAACACTTGAGCTACGACTTGTTGGGACACTACTGATGGTAGATTCCTAAAATCAACCTGATTCTCCTTACATAATTTAGTAGAAAACTCATATTCATTTATGTAATCTCCGGAAAATATACCTTGTCTGACGTTGAAAAGAACATAATTATACAACAACCCGGATTTGAGGCATACATCCTCAAATCGGTTGTCTTTTATGATATGTCTCTCAACTAATCTCATTCTTAATATCTTATGCCATAAATATAAACATTCTTTATGAAATAAATAATTTATTCAACTATAATCCCTTTAATTTTTCTATAACCTCAAAACACATCTTACACTCAATCCTACGATACAACTGCCTTACGCCATCTATCGTAGTCCAATAACGACCACCCTCTCGGTGCAGGAACTCACTCATTACCTTAGTGTCAGCCACATCATGTAGATCGTATGAGTCAAAACATAACTTACATATATCGTCAAGATCAAAATAAGTAACCTTATTATACGACATACAACGGATTTGTCTCCCATCAGGAACCTGAACATCGAAAACATTTATCTTCTCCATATTAAAAAACAGAGGGATGCCGATCCCATCACAGACCGGTATCCCTTATAATAAATTAGCGACGAAAAGCATGGTGATGGGCATGCGCCACAAATGTAATTACAAAATTCGTAAAAACAAAATATCAAGGACAATCACCTATGCATTCGCACGGAGCATCGCTTTTCAAAACCCCATACACCCGATTGTCGCTAGTCAGCCATCGTTTGCCGTCGCTCGTGATATAAGCCTGCCGGCATCCCTCCTGATTCACCGTGAGCGTCTTCTTAACACCTTTTGGAGTTGTTATCTCCAACTCAAGGGTACGATCAAGACCTTTGTTCATTACCGAACCAAAAGAAACAGCGGCGTTACCGGTCCCGGACCCGGGGCTGACGGTCAAGTGCTGGTCCGTCACCTCGCCTACCCCGTCTTTCCAATTAATATCTATATCATTCATCCTATTTAATGCTTTTTGTAAATACTCATCGCTTAATGTCCTATCATAAATATCAAGAGCATAAAGAGCTCCATTCCACACATAAGCTTGAACACCCCTAGAGAAAGTGCCTATATATAAATTATCCACGGTTGATGTATAATTTGAAGATACAAGATCCATCTCTCCATTGTAAGACTCCTTAGTTACATAAACGATCGATAATTCAGGGTTATATATATCTTTTACAGCAATATCCTTACTACCAAGACGTACATATACATTTTTGGAATACGCTAATTCACTACAAAATTGCTGAGCCTGATTCGTTGATACACTTTTAGATAAAAAGCAATTAGTGGATTTAGAAGGATTCAAATTAATTCTTTTATATACAAACGTAAAATCATTGATGGCCGGGAAATTCTCGCATATACCATAATCATCAATACCATCAAATACAAGAGCGCCACCTTCGTATCCAGAACCAAGCGTAAACCCAAAATTCTTCAACACAATATCGTGACCGTTTCCAGACAAGTCCTTTAACACGTCTCTATCTGCGTCACTGTTGCCCTTACCATTACATCTATAAGAAGCCACTAAATAATCATCTATATTAGCCATAATCTTTTTCTTACAAATATACTAAAACAAACAAACCCCAATCAGCTTAAGTCGATCGGGGTTTGAATAAACAATGAAAATCGATTATAATCTTCCTAACATCCTCATCACGGTTCTAGAGGCAGCATTTTTCCATGTCCACTCATCGTTAGATGTTACGTTAACTGTCTGAGCGGAACCGTTAACATCCAAATTGATAGTTTCCTTATCAATCTCAAGAGTAGAGTCACCAGCGGCTTGAGTGATGGTAACTTGCGCCTTTTGTCCACCGGCAGCCGTTACGCTTAGCGTAGCCACCAACTCCTCGATAGAGACATTGGCAGGAACATTGGAGATAGTAATACTCCAAACAAACTCTCCGGTAGTACCAGGATCGTCAGCGATAACAGCGCCGTTAGCTGTCTGCTTACCAGCCGCCGTATAATTCTCGGGGAGCTGTAAAGTCAGGCCATTCTCCTCCGCCGGAGTAGCAGCGAAAGTAAGCTTAGTACTATTAGACTTACCTGTGATAGTTACATTACCACCGGTTTTAGCGACAGTGGCCGTAGGACTATCCGAAGTCACGGACTCAGCGGCGGCGGCCTGATTAACTACCAACGCTTTTTGAACGCCACCGTTAGTAACGACAATAAGATTAGTTGTACGCCCAAGACGACCTGTATATTTATCTCCTGATATAGATACCGCCTGATCACCTGATCCTGATACCGGATCGACTGTTACAAAACCAAATTTTTGTGATGCCATATTCAAGTGATTTAAAAAATGTCTTTTTATTATGCCAAAAATAATCTATATTTAATTACACGTCAAATATAGGGGGGGTAGATACGACTAGCCCTGTACAACCTCAACATACAACCCTACTAAGTCCTTTAAATTATGACTAAGAGGAGTTCCACTATCCCTTGTGCATTTATACACGTCAGCGTTCTGAATGTAATATTTATCCTTAAATATCTCCATAGGAGGGAAATAAGGGATAGGATCACCTATAGTCCCGACATGCTCCTTGTCAACAACCTTATATAAGGAGGCCGTACTGAGTCCAGGCTCCCATTCTGACGATAACGTATGAGGCTGGATAACCTCGTAAAGGATATCCGTATCCTCCTTAACTACCCTAAGACAAAATCCGGTATCCACGGATAGCCCGAACTCCGCTCCTTCTTGTCCCCATATAGGAAATAGGACCTTAACATCCAATTTCTCGTTGGATGATAAGGATAAAGATTTGTCATTAACCAACATCCTAGAAAACTCGACAGCTACTTTTTGAGGATCGAGAGCATCCTTCTCCTTCGCCTGTTGCTGGATGTACGCCGTGGTAACACTTACCTTATCAGGATAGCCGGACTGAACATCGACAGCTCTCACCTGTTCTACGGTAGTGGCTATACTGATCTGCTTTTGCTTGTCCCCTAACGCCGTTGTCAGATCGTTATCGTACTTATCCATCATCCCGATCAAGATCTTGCCTTCCGTCATATCGAACTCCAGACCCATAATCGTTATCTTACCGACTATAGCCCCATCAGCCAAAGCGTTACGCCTATCATATTCAGGGATATAGATATTTTGGTCATCCAAGAAAAACTCATGAAGATTCTCATTCTCATAAGTCCTGATCTCCTCATACTTAGCCGATTTCTCCTCATTAAGAAGCCTTGAGTCATCCAATTTAGCCTCGATAATCTCCTTAACCGTAGCTTTAGGATTAGCCTCCTTGAACGCCAATTGCTCCTCCCCAAACTCTATCCATGGGGCGGGATTCCCGTTAATGTAATCATCATAACTATAGCCCTTGGCGTAATTATCATCAAGCGGATCGTCCTGAACTAATTGATTGGGATATATTTCCCTGTTTATATATACGTAGCTCATATCTTATATCATTAATCTTGTTCTTTAACGGCGATACTATACTTACCTGAAGCGTAACACCAGATATTTATCTCGAAAGGCTTGTTAGCCGTAGTGGTTATAGAAGTACCACTCATGCTTACATAAGCCCCGGAGTTGGGTATAGCCTGCGTGAAGGCCGCCGACGGGACGCACCTGATCATCAGCTCCTCCCCTATCTGCATCCCTGACTGCACGGATAGGGTGGTAGCGGCTGATAACGTAGCCGTGATACTTCTCTTGCTAATAGGCAGGTTAGCTAATGTCGTGACCGTATTAACCCCTATAAGCCTGTTCATGGTCTTCTTGTCAGCCGCCGCCATCAACCCGTTAGTAGACTCGTTGGCTACGGCGTATGTCGTGTTAGGAGGTGTAGCCCAAGTGCCATCTCCACGCATGAAACTGGATGTACTGCCATTAAGCTGTCTCAACAAGCCGTTAGCTGTAGTAGAGGCCAATCCGTATGTGGTATTGGTAGGTACGACCCACGTTCCATCGCCACGAAGAAAAGATGCCTGCTTGCCGGCAGCCGGCGCAGGCACCAATCCTGCCGATCCTGCGGCTGAGGACGTCGCTCCGCCCATGTTGCTATATGTGGTATTAGGAGGGGTTTGCCATGTCCCGTCACCACGAAGATACTTGGCTTGCGCTCCGGCGGCAGGTGCGGGGACCAAGCCGGCCTTTCCCGCCGCTGAGGCAGAAGCGGCTCCCATATTGGTGTATGTCGTGTTGGTATCCGTCCACGGAACATTCACATACATCTTACCATTTCCGTCAAGAGCTACCGGATAATTCTTCCCATTAGCTGAGTACCCGATCTTAACAAGACCCAGATTATCGCTCGTGGCCTGTGAGTATGTAGTGTTATTGTCAGTCCAAGGGACATTGACGTACATCTTGCCATTAGCCAAGAGCACAGCGTAGTTCTTTCCATTAGAAGCATAGCCGATCTTAACCAATCCTAAGGTGTCGGCCGTGGCTTCATTATACGTTGTGTTATTATCCGTCCATGGAACGTTGACGTAAGCGTTGCCGGACGAATCCAGTTGCACCTTATAGTTCTTCCCGGAAGTCGTATATCCTACCTTAATACCGCCAAGAACGGTAGCGGAGGACGTGGGAGGGGCGAAGGTACTTGGTTTGCCCGTAACCCCGGACCAAGGCACGGAGGAAGCCTGACTGGCCGTGTAAGGCTCATACCCATCCTCACTGCTTAATTTAGACTCGTCTTTTATCAGATACATCTTACCTGTAGACGTAACCTTTACCGTATCACCACTTTGAGCCGTAGCGGTGGTAAGGGCGAATCTAGCCGTATCATCAGCTACCACGATCAATCTCTCCAAAGCCGCCTTAGGTAACCTATCTATGCTGATGGTTCCGGACGCGATCTTAGAGGCATCAAAATTAGCCAATGTCGTGGAGATAGTCACGTTGCTTCCGAAGTCCGATGAGACACTACCGGTAACAGCCCCGGACAGCGCTATGGTCCTAGCCGCCTGTAATTTCGTGGCGGTAGGGGCATTATCCGTCTTAAGAGCATATTTGGTAAGATCAATATCATTAGCCTTATCCAAAAGCTGATCTATCTGCTTACCATTGTATTTACCTTGAAAATCTTCCATATCAAACTTATTTTTTGCTCAAATATAGTTATATACATAAATACCAAGAAATCGAGGGGGGGGAGATACGGGTAAGTGTCAAAAACTGCCGTCCCCGTGCAGGAATCCGCTACGGAATATAATAGCCTTGTCTTTAAGTTTCTGGACAGAATCCCATTCCCATTCACCCTCACAAGGCTTAACGACATACTTATTCCCCCATGTCTTAAACTTCCTCTCTATAACAAACATCTCTGGGTCTTTTAAGACATGGAAGATACTTCCGACAGGGAAATACTTATCAGTCCTCAATATAACACGATGATGTTTCTCGTCATATTCAGGATCGCCTACGATACGTGCCTTATAAAATTGGAAATCATTTAACGTCTGATCCACTGGCTCTATCCAATAATACCCCTTACCCATTGCAGTTTGTATTTAATTATCTATATTTGCGGTGTAGTAACTCATAATGTTTTAAGTGATTTTCAACCAAAGGGAAAGGGTGTCCGTGAGGATGCCTTTTTTTCATTCCCGCCCACCCTACCATGACAAAAAGATCTACCTCGAACAAATGTAATCATAATAAGGCTACGATCAAAAAGAAACCCTATCGGTATTCTATTGCCGACAGGGTTCTCCAACGTTGTATCAAACTAAATCATATCACTCCATTTGATTGTGTCACCGACGAAGCACCGCACCGCCAGATACCTTACGAACGCCGTCCCTTCCGGGGCGTCAGGGTCTTCCAGATAAGCCAAGACAGCCTTGACTATTTTCTGGTCGCAATCCAATACCTTAGGAAAGTAGTCGCTATAGAACATAGCGAACAGGTATTGGATATCTCCCCAAGTGGCGTTATCAGGTTTCTTGGCCCCGCATTTATCGAACATCTGCTTAGCGTCCTCCATCGTCCATCTTCTCTTGGACCCGTCGGCGTTAAGCATCTTGTCAGCGGCTTCCCTAGCCAGCTCCTTGGAAAAGTGATATCCATGGGTGTCTATATACCGCTTATAATCCGGGTCATCGGCGTCTGCTCCTCAGTAGTAACGACTCCTGCGTCCCCTGCGCATATACGGCTCGGTACCATCGAACTCGTCACGGATGCCACGCTCACCGAACCATCCCCTGCGATACATCTCGTCCTCACGTTCATGGAGTCTCTCGCGTTTCTCAAGCTCACGCTCGTCACGTTCCAGCTCCCTCTCGCGTCTTTCAAGATCACGCTCACGGCGTTCTAGCTCATCCATTCTGCCGTCATGCTCCTTGCCATAGTGGTCGTATATTCCACCACCATAACCCATGTAAGTCCCATCCGAACGTCTACTACGTCCACGGCCGCCTCTACGATCGTAGATCTCATCATCGTAGTCCTCATCGTGGCCGCCGCCTAAATCTATAACTCTCATCTTAACCTAATTTTTTAATTAACAACTCTTTTAGCTCATCGAAAGAGGATCCCATCCTATCGACTTTCTCCTCAAGATTCTTGATCTTCCGGTCTTGATCCTTAGTCTGCTTAAAAGCCGGATTGATTTCCTCAAGGATCGAATCACAAGCCTCTAGCGTCCTCCTATGCTTATCGATACTATCGAGAATATCGGAGCTGGTTCTCTTAGCGGCGTTAAGCTGGTTCATGATCGGATCGACCGAGCAGGCCAAAGTTATGTTATTGGACATAGCGACATCCCTGCTCTCCGGTACGACGTAGGTCATGGAAGACCCGTTTATCTCCACGGTAAGGTCTATCACCCTATCCTGTAGTTACTGATATTGCCCCATCTGACCCATCTGGGGTTGCTGGAACCTAGGCTCGGACACGTTAACCACATTCCCCATCCTGAACACCGGAACATCGGACGTATCCAGCGTATATACTTGAAATCCTTTCTTTAAGTCTCTAAACATATCTCGATTTTTAAGCGGGAGGGAATACCCTCCCATTAGACATCCAATCTAACCTATTCCTCATCAACAGTCGTCTCCGACGCCGAGGCGGAAGTTGTAGGCACACAGCAATCCATGAGCCTCAATACACCCCTTACCTTGTTGAAATAAACAAGGCGTTCGGTGTTGTTAACCATAGCCGCTCCGGTCACAGCCACGTTGATCGGATTCACCACAGCCACGCCGGTTACCGGGCAGCATGTGTCATCACCTACCGTGGATACGGTGCTGTTCGCTGGAATAGCTATCTGTACTGGCAATGTCTCGCCTGTTGTCGGAACCACCTGCCGGATTTTCAGCAGCAGAAGGCCCTCGCATGGCAAGGACAGCCATATCCTTGGGTTGATGCCGAAGATGGTGTTGGTAGTAGTCACTACCACGTTCTTCGTGACCAACTCATAAAGAGACCCTATTTTAGAAACACAAGCCATAATAGCCTCCTTCCTTTATAGAGTTAAATAGCGGCGTTTCCGTTGTTGCAGCATCCATTGTTGCACCCACATCCGTAATTACCTCCATAAAATGCTTGACCCCATCCATAAGTCTGGTAAGGAGAGCATGAAGGATAAGCCGGCACAGGGGTAGGTCTCAACTGGTTGATCAAATTCTGAGTCTGTTGCTGAGTCAACGCGGAGGCTTGGTAAGCCGACCTTTCATCACGCAACTGATTGATCGTATTCTGCATCTCACGCATTTCCAATTGACAGAATTTATCATTAATCAAGGTTGTTTGAGCATCAATCTTAGCGCTCAAGATATTGAACTGCGTAGTAGCCTGCTCACGATTGTTTGTCAATCCTTGGTTGATGTTACTCTGAAGAACATTGGTTTGCTCTAACGTCCGTAATTGATTGTCAAAGCCTTGCTGCGTTATCATATTTTGAGTAGCGCACGTACTCTGGTTAATCAAAGAACTCAAATTGCAGCAGCAAGAGCTAATTTGATTACCGATCTCACAACCTTGTTGCTGTACGGCGTTAATAACAGCCTGAGAGGTCATACCTACCTGACCAGCCACCTTATCGATAGCGCCTTGTACGTTACAGATAGCGCTTTGCAATTGAGTGGTAGTACAGTTCAAGGCGTTAGCGATCTGCTCAATAGCGCTTCTGTTACCCTGGATGGCCTGCATCAACAACTCACGACCATAGTCGTTATTCAATTGAGCGGGAAGACCATTAGCGCAACACTCATTACCATTGCCAAAACCATTGCCAAAGCCACGACCGCCCCATAACCAGAACAGGACGATGATCCACAACCACCAACCGTTAGCCCCGCCGAAACCGTCTTGGTTGTTACGGCCGTTCATCAAGGCCGCCACCAAGTTTGGATCCATCTTATTTCCGCCTATCAAATTGGCGAACATCCCCGGAATCATAGATAATAAACCGTTAGTGGCGCTTCCACTACCGGAACCCATACCGTCTAACAAAACGATTTTGTCTCCACTTGTACCCATGTCTATTTATTTTTGAATTAATAATAACCCCACCTGATGGCGGGCGTTACAAAGTTCAAAAATTAACAGCCCTAAGATCGTGATATGTGTCATCATCAAAGTACTTAATGTCTTGTAAATGGGATTAATAAGAACCGATACAAGACAAAAAATCCGGAGCGTATCACTACGACCCGGATTCATCGCAAATCTATAAAATTCAATGTTTCAATGCTCGAAAGAAAACGTCTCACGACGTCAAAGAGAGATTAATTACACGAAAAATCTCGCATCAACTTATTTGTATTAGCAGTGTATTCATTAACTATCTTGCTGGATGAGGGATTATCCTCTATCCTTGACAGGCGGTTATCGTCACTCCTTGCCGTAACATCACCCATCCTTCGTACCATATTTTCTTGATATGATGATGGATCGGAGTATATAAGATTATCAACGAACCTGTATATCGCACCATCAACCGTCTCACCTACCTTCTCATATAAGCCGGATTGGAATGACACGAAATCATCATACCTCTCACGAGCCAAGAACGAACCGTCCGGTCTCGCCTCGACGCCGCCGTTGACCTCCCGGAGCAGGCCCGGATTCCTTTGGTACAGATACCTGTAAAACCCGGCATCCATCATCCTGTCCTGACTATCCAGATAGAAAAGGTTTCTCATGCTACTGTCACCGGACTCGATAGCCACGTCAAACAGAATATCCCTTACCTGACCTTCCGGCAACGACATCTCCATGCTTTTTAACGTACCTCTGTCATGGTGGTTCAAAGATACGTTATAAAATCCATTAAAATCAAGGAAACGTAAGACATTATTATATAAATCCGATTTTTTTAACCTTTCCTTGATCTGGATCTTCCTCAACGAGGTACAGGATTTGATAAAATCCCGATCCTTTCCCTGCCTAGCCTCGTATCTCCTGAACTCCCGATCAATATCGACATCATCCATTTTAGGGGTTACGGGATGCTGGTATATCAATCTGGTAAGGATCATGTTCTCGGTATTCGAGGATGAGATGTTGGACATAACCAGCTTTTTTATATTATCCTTGACCACGCCAATATCGGAACGGGAAGCCCCGGCGGGGACCACGCCAGCCGGCAAGTACGAGGGTCGCTCTATCCCGATATCGGCCAACATCTCATAGGCCTGATCGGTGTCGGTTATCGGGGCTGTGTTGTGGTACGTATTCCTACCCATATACAACATGCTCCTATCATACATATCGGAAGGGGATGTATTCCCGGACCTTACATACACCATCCTATCCCCAGTAGAATAAGTATCCTGAACCTCGTATATCGGATTCCCTTTTCCTGTTATCCTATCAAGATCGGAGATAAAGCTATCGTATACCGAATTGCCGGCCTGTATGGAAGATAACATGACATCCAGCGACGCCATAAGATCACGGATATCCTCCGGTCTGGATATAACCATCTCATCGCTGATCGCCTCGCTTATATCCACGCCCATGTCGGCAAGATCCATAGCTATGTCATACAGACGTCCGGAAACGTCCTTGATGTCCTTAAAATCATCCATGTCGATTATCTCCCCAACCTTACCCCTTAGGGCTTTCATGTCCTTAGGCGTACTGATATACGGTATGGTGCTATTGGAGCATGAGTCGGTAATCGTATTCCCTTCCTGATCCCTAACCTCCATACGGGTCATATTACGATACGTGTCATACATCCGATCTGCGTAATCCTGATCCTCCTGATACCGGAGTGCCAAGGAAGGGTATGGGATGGAGGCGAAAGCCTGATCGAACTCCCGGCGGTCGCTGATACCGCCTACCGCCCTCATGATCGTATCCCTTACCTCTATTGGATTCAAGCCCCTTCTCTTTCCTAACGAGTCATATGTATCCTCATATATCATATAATCATCACCAAGGCCTGACTCTGAGGATAGGAAATGCATATCCTTCTCATTAAGATCCCCGTCAGACATAAAATCGACAATCCTCCTCATCATATCCCTTACCCGCTCATACGCCGATCGGTTGGTCATGATATTATCAATCTCATCGGCGTCATACATCCCGGATCGCTCAAGATTGTACCTATTGAGAAATATATCACCACCGGAGAGGAAATTGGATATGATCATATCATTAAGATCGTTGATATTATCGACTCCCAAGGAAGTAAGGGTGTTGTTGATATCCTTAACCTCATCGGCCATGAAATTGCCAGCGAAATAGTTCTTCCGCTTGATAAAGGACATGACATCATCATACCTAGGTTCCCCATTGCTATCTAAGTCGTATTCCGATGGCATGGACATCCAATCGCCAAAGAAAGACACGAAGTCGGGGGAGTAGGCCGTACCCCAGACCGATAAGGCCTGCTTCTGGTCGCCCAACACCTCCATCGCCCTTTGGTATAATCCGGATGGTTGGTCGTTCGGGGCAAGGACATTATCTATCCCACCCTCCTTATTTTTTATAACATAACAAGATCGTCCCATTACTAAATCGTTTTGACACAAAGATAGAAAATCCCGCCTACTCTCACGAGCGGACGGGACACCAAAATAACAACATAATAACAAACCTTATGTTTCTCCGAAAAGCGCAAATCTTTTTGCCGATCCTCACGAACAGGCAAAAGCTCAATCCTAAATAACAAAAAAATGAAATTCATTATTCATCAAATATCATATATATTGTCAATATATTTAACATTTGATTCTATAATTCTAAAATTATATTTGCTTATAATTTCCTTAACCTGCTTTTTATTCAAATGAAACCACTCTCTATCAACATTATATACACTATATTTAATATGCAGCTCACGCTCTATATCCATATCTACATATGCAATCATATAAAAATAGATATTACTCACCCTTAAACAACTCTCCCTAGTGTATAAATCCTTAGACTTACCAATTTTTACAAGACCATTACTAATATCTACTCCTATATAGGTACGCAACAGTCCACTATTTCTTAATCCATAGTTCTTTTTATTTTTTAGAAAATAAGTATATCCTATTATAGAATCATACAAACCATAAAAATCATATTCTGTCGAATATGGTCTTATCTTGGACATCAACATAGGTATAGCGTTATTTACTTTCAGATCATTAGATATAGTCAAATGAATATCATCAACATCCTTATTTGTATTTGATATAATGATATTATATACAACACCATTAAAAACATGATCTAAACACATTCTATCAATTATATACTCATCATAACCCGCATCATATAGTTCATCTTGTCGTTCTATGGCTGCAAGTATAAAATAATTATATAACTTCAAGGCATAATCAAGATCAAAATCACTTCTACCGAATAACGTTATTAGCGCCATATAAAGGAAATTGCTGTAATCGCTATCATTCAAAGTTATTCTGCAATCCTTAACAATAAACACATTGTCGTTTTTTGAACGATCACAATCGCTCGAAAAATTTTTAACAATAATCTCTAACTCTCTAGAATAACCTGAATAATCAGCTTGTTTCAATTTCCCTGTTTGGCAAAAATGACTTAAATCATTATACAACCCCAAAATATGATCTTTGTTCATAATATAAAACAACGAGAGCCACCAGCGTCCGTTACTCCACTGATAGCTCTCATTTATCGCCTACGCCTAAGCGATATTAATATCTTCTTCTGGTCTAGCAACGGATAGACACCGCAAATATAGACACTTATTTTAAAACAACAAACAAATAGGAGATATTTTTACAAAAAAACGTAATCAATTATATTTGTCTATCATATAGACGAAATATAACTATATCTATCCTCCATCATCATCACCACCTTCTTAATATCAGATAAAGTTAATTTCTTTATCTCCATATTCCTACTATCCATCCTGACGAAAGAGTCCTTGAACTCCTGCTCGGTTATGGCATCCAACCTAAATAGATTGTATTTTATAAGTAACTGGGTTACGTCAAATATCAAGATATTAAGATCAACATCATCTTTCAACTCATTAAGTAGATCGCGCATCATATCCTTAATAGCGTCAGTGTCAAGTTCCAGCTTCTCGGCTTCCCTCATCAACTTCTTAATGATGCCATTGTACTCGATTATGATATTAGCGTTATCATCATCGGTAGGCAGAAGAATATCCATCGTACATTCTATACCTATCTTATCACTAAGTCTTTTATTGAACTCCGTCATATAATCGAAAGCCTGACTTCTGCTTAAAGCGTATGTATGGTCAAGCAACTGCCTTTGTCTGTTATTGACAGAATAATGACTGGTGTATAACATCATCAAGACCTTCACTCGCTGGATGCGTAGGTCTTGCATAATTTTTCGATGTAAAAAACTATCTAACTGCACGTTATTAAAATCATTTATTTTATTTATTAAACTCACATTCATATCACAAAATGTTTACTCTAACCGGGTTAAACGCCAACCCGCTACCGATTATCCTACTTACGTAAGAATCATCGAATACTTTTCTACCTATTCCTATAGCCCCGTTGATGTCAGCATTTAGCAGCTTCCCAATAGAGCTTTGAAATAATCCACGTTTCTTTCTTTCACCTAAATAAACATCATGCTTACATAATTTCTCAAAAGCCAGATGATCTACTTTAGAGGTATAGGATTCCTCATTAGTCTGAAAGTTTATTCCAACTAATTTACATTTGTAGGAAATTTTGTCGATAAGTCTAGAGAACGGTATCTCAACGAATTTCTGGTTTATTCTCTTCCCTAGATTGATACCGTTTTTCCAGCCTTTGTTTAATCCTATTACAAGACTTCCGATATTGTTATCGATACAATAGTTCACAATATATCTACTGACCTTGTGGATCTTGTCATCAATCCAAAAGTTCCTATAATTGTTTAGCTGTCTTAACCTCCTTGAAGTTCCCTTATCTCCAATATATGACATCAATCTAGCTCTCTTCTTATTATACCACTGATTGAAGGACTTAATAATCTTGCCGTTTACAATGAAAGACCTGATACCTACATTGCTTATACATGTACATAAATTATTCAATCCCAAATCAATCGAAAGAACATTATTCTTATCAAGATTCAAATCCTGTTCCTTCTTCTCATAAATAACCTCAACCACATAGCATGTAGCTTGAGGGATTATCCTAACCTGACATAATTTGTTATCTCCTATGTTTGTTTTGATTGGTGAAATTATGTTTTTGACAAAATGGATGTAACCATCGTTTTTCAATCTGCAAGAAGAAGTTGTGAAGACTACCATATTTTGCTTCTTACCTCGCTTGTACTTCGGCAATTTAGGTTTCGAATTGAACTTAGAAGGATTATTCTCATATTCCTTCTTTGATCTGATCCAAGACTTTATTACCGAAAATGCTTGACCAATAACCTGTTGTGAAATAACTGATGGTAAATTTCTGAAATCAACCTGATTCTCCTTGCATAGTCTAGTAGATAAATCATATTCCTTTAGATATTCTTTATTGAAAATCCCTTGGCGAATATTATATAATACATAGTTGTATAGTAAACCAGATTTGAGACATATGCTCTCAAATCTATTATCTTTTACTATATGTCTTTCAACTAATCTCATTTTATTCGTTTATATCTTATCGCTTCAATATAAATAATAGTTACAGCATACCATATAATATAAAGAGTCCCCACCGGGGCCATCACACACCCGACAGGGACCAACTTTTAAATATCTTACTCGTCAGGTGATGGACTGACACCGCAAAGATAAATCAAGATAATTTATTTAGCAAGGATTTTCCGCTTCATTTTCTCCGGATACGACATTCCCGTCGGAAACCAAAGACTTATCCTCGGCTGCTTTCGTAGGCGAGGCGAACTCCGATTGGGAGCCGGGCGGGTTGACGAACGGGGTCTCCGTATCCTCGAAGAACGTCTCATCCCTCCTAATACTCATCCTAAACTTAGGAGCTATGAAAGGATCGTTATTAAGATCAATATTGATCGTAACGTCATTCATCAAAATATCCTCCTTGATCCTAGAATCGCCTATCCATCCTCTTACGTCAGCGGTCATAGGCATCTTGCTAGCGGCTTCCTTGACAGCCTCTAACCGTCCCTTGATAACATCCACGTCTCCCGCCAACGGAATCATATATGTCTTGTTATCCAGCCCGGATCTGGCTATAGCGTTGTTAAGATCCATTATATCATCAATACTTACTCCACCACCTAGACCCTCTATAATTCTGTCAGCCATTGATCCGATCATGGAAGAGAATGACGATATATCCTGATTTTTCAACCTTACGGGATATAGATAATTTCTTCCATTTCCTGTCTTTATAGCTACGACCGGGATACGTGAATCTTTATAGTCACCATACTTGTCCCTGATGATAGACGTACAGAACGGGAATATATTATACTTGATATTATCCCTCATCGTAACCTCCCCGTTCTCTATATACCCCACACTCTCAACCTTACCAACCGTCTCGTTGGTAAAGTCATTTTCGGATACCATCAACGTACCATTATCATCACTTATGCTAAAATTAGGTCTTCCCGGCAAAACACTGGTAACTGTACCTACAAACGGTATATCAATCTCGCCAGCGACAGATCCCACATTATCCCTATACAACTCAAAGGCCATACTCCTTAAATCAGTATTACTCCCTTTTGAGTCTGGATCATTGGCCTTAAGCACCGAGACAAAATTACCGTCACCATCCACGATCTTAATAACCATATTATTAACCAAATCACTACGGGCAGAATTAGTCTCATCGGAATTAGGATCAACGGCATAAAGGCTATTGTATTTATCATACAATTCCTTGGTATACGGATCTGACATATCCATCACAAACCTTACCGTACCACCCTTGCGAAGGCTAGCCGTTGCTTCCTGATTCACCGACTCGTTGTTAGATCCAAACGTATCACCCGTATAATAAGGAACAATAGACCCATCCTGCCCCTTGCGATACACCATGAACCAGTTGGAGGTCGATAAGGCGGTCTGCCGCCCCAGTATGACACCGGTAGCGTTCTCGAAAGCCTGAGCGTCATCCTCGCTTATCATCCATCTTGAGTGGTTATTCGACTCTATAACAGTAAATATGTCGGTTCCGTTGGTGAAATCCATCACCCTTCCATTATCAGTATCAGTGGCATCAGATCTTTTAAGCCCAAGACCGTCCATAAACCTGTCAAGTCTCATCCCTCCTACCTCATAATACATGACTCCGCCAATCTCTCTCTTCTGGGCCATCAACACTACCGGATTCTGGGCGGCATTGGCCTCCGTCCTGCCGGTGGATGTTCCGGGTTCGCTCTCCGTGAGAACATCACCCATAGGTATAGACTTATCGTAATCCTTGACAACCATACTCCCATTATCATACAGCCTCATCCATTCCACGAATTGAAGAAGAGGATCATCAGAATAGTTATTGATAATATCAATAGCTTCATTAAGCTTATCCTGATCAATCTCATTGCCATTGTCAGCCTCATTCATAAGATCGTTATAGGTCTTTATAGACTCCTTAACCTGATCCTGATCAAGACCATTGATATTCATATCTACAATATCATCAACAGCGTCCTTGATATTATCATAAATATTATCATGGGTCTTCAATCTATCTATTATCGATCTAGCCTTATTGATCCTTGAAATAGGATTATCCCCAAACCCGTTAACTAGACTATCGACACGAGGCTTGTTATTATCATATATCTGTCTCTCCCTAGGAGATAAGACATCCTCATTACCGTTCCATATCTTTATAGCTATATTATTGATTCTATCTTCAGAAGGATTTATGATATCCTCATCATCAGGAACCCTCTCGACTATATTACCTTCATCGGTCTTAATCTCGTTCTCCATAGATCTGGCTATCATATGATTATATGTCTTGAACATAAACGCCTCATCCTCTCCTATAAGACCATCTTGATAAGCCTTGTCTATGGCTTGGTCGTTAGCGTAAAGAGCGTTGGCATCAGGATTATCAGTATTCCTGAAGTCGTACTTGCTATCATCCTCCTCATAAGTCTTACCCCATGCGTTCGATAATATCTTCATGAACCCGCGCTCCTGCGCCCGGATGAATCTTCTGTCACGCATACGACGAAGAGACTCATTTATATTCTTGTAGGCTACAAGATTGTGACGATACTCGCTAAGTAACGCCATAGCCTCCTTATGATTCTCAACCCCACGAGTGGATACGATATTCTCAAAATCAATTATAGTCTCGTAGGCCGCCATAAGATCAGCGGCACTGATCTTCGAGTCATCGCTATTCAAGAATAGCTTAGATATATCTACCTCAGAATTAACCAATGTAGCCAATTTCCTCTCCAAGGCAATTCTTTCCTCTGTCAATTTAAGAAGCCTATCATTCTCCTCAGCCAACTTAGCCTTATCAGATTCAATTGCCTCCTTCGATGCGACCTTTTGCTGAAGTTTTAAAATATCATTCTCCATCTTATGTATATCATCCGTAAGCTTCCGAAGATCATCAAGGGCTTTCTTAGAATCGGGATTAAGATGGGAATATATGTCAAGGGAAGTACCTATATCCGTCTTGTATATCCTATTTAACTGATTGGTGATATCATCCAAATTATCCTTAGCCTCAAGACCATTATAAGCCATGTTAGAGATGTAGGTGTTAAATGATCTATTGGATATACCATCGGTAAGGGAGTCGGCAAATCTGCTGGCCATAGTAAAATTATCAACCTTCTTATTAAACTCGCCAATAAAATTGGACTTATACTCATTGACCTGCTCATCCGTCATATTCATATCGGAAGCGATATCGCTATTAGGTATAGACTCAACTACCGTCCTAAAATTCTCCTTAGTATCATCTAACATCCCCATTTCCTGATCATAACGAAGACGGTTGAATACGGCATCACTAAAAGTCTTATCTACAATTCTAGAATTAGGTATATCATCAGCGTTATTATCCGTACTTAAGCCTGATAATTGAGCGTTCAGAGCCATACTGCCACGAATGGCACGGATAGCGGCGGTAGTCAAGGCGCCGGCATTGGTGTTGTAAGCCTCCACCATCCCCTTGTTCCGGGACATGTCTTGGCTCCATTCCTTTATACCACCAATAGTTTTTACTCCCATAAACGATCCAATAATCATACCGATGCCGATTTCCTTCCATCCCTGATTAGATCCGTAAGTCTCCTTGAACCCGTTCTTTATAGCTTCCATATAGCCTATATTCTGCCGGATAGCCATAGGATTGTATCTTGATTCTACCCAATCCTCGGCGGATTTACTAGCCACCCCCTGAAAGCCTTCCTCATACAGACCCTCAGATACCGGACGTTTGATGATATTGAACGTATTCCCGGCTATTTTCTGCCATTTCTTAGGCGTTATAGCCCTCAATGTCCCGTTATCCATCCTCTCGGCGCCTACGCCAAATATATTGCGTTTTATGAACTTATCCACGCCAAGATCCATGCCGAACATATCGCCGAACATAGCTATATTGGATAACGTAAGGATACCGATATTGGCAGCGAATATAGCGTTAGCGGCATCAGCATTATCAGCTCTGAACTTCATGAGTTCCTCATATGAGGCTTCTCTACCATAGGCATTCCTGTAAGCCTGCTTGAAGTTTTCCTCAGATTCCATCAACCCACTCCTTGACTCTACCGAAGCCTCCCAAAGCGTTGACGTACCGATAAAGGTCAGGTTGTCCAGCCCCTTACCTATGCCTCGTCCTATGCGGGCAGCTCTTAGCATAGCATTAAACCCGGTCTTTGTAGCAGAAACAGCCTTCCCCATACCGGCAATCGTAGCACCTATTCTAGCCCCCATACGAGCGGCATTCATAAGACCAGCTCCGGCGAAGGCGTAAGATGACAAAACGGCTCCAGCCGTAAATGCAGCTCCTGACAAAAGATCATTTGTCCAAAAATTGGTTGTAAACATACTTTTAAGAAATCCAGCATCTCGCTCCTCCTTACTGTAATAATGATTAAGCGTATAATCACCACGCTTATCCATATCATCCAACCATCTGGCAAAACTGTTATCATACATAGCTGATAACGTCCCTTTTGTAACAAGCTCCTTTAATCCATAAACAGACTGACCTACTCCACCTATTCCATACAAAGCAGACTTATAAATAAACTTACCTAATCCTCTATAAGTTTTCTCCCAACCACTTTGACTTCTCGATAGACGATCATCATTATCCACATTATTGATATAACTCTCGTATTTTGGAATCCATTCACCTGTTGACAGCCTATACCTTGAATCACGAAGGTTGATCCTACTTCCAGTTATATCATAATTACCCTTAGGAATACCCGTCTCGTTTATCATCTGAAAAAGCGGATTCCTTGCTTTTACATCATCATGATAAGATGTCTCTACGGAATTTTTTATACCCTCTACTAATGATGGAATACTCCTGCTTCCCTCTCTAGACAAAACATCATTATCCATATCCGATGAACCGCGCATGCCAACAGGTATAGGGATAGAAGAAATATTATCCTTAGAAGGCATGGGAGATGGAATTGATGGAGTAGGGACATAATATCCCTGACTCTTCATCACATTCCCTATATCGTTATTATTATTGCTCATTTTTTCCATCTATTTTATCCATAGTCTCTTTATCCAACACCGAAAGAATATTGCTAAGATCAGAGTGCTGCTCATTAATATCTCTACCCTTAACAATAACGTCTTTATTGATAGCCTCAACCACGGCTTGGGTAAGATACATCTGAGGACACATATTTATAATCTTCATGATATTATCAGCATAATCAGTATTATATTCCAACACCTTTAGAGGTGTCCCGGTCCTAGCCTGCCCGTGAAAATAAACGCCAACCTCAACACCTCCAGGAAAGCCCTTGGCTTTAATATCATACGATTTGTAATTTCTTAAAACCGTATTAATAATCCTAATAGCTCTTTTATTAAGCTCTGATGTAGCTAGTTCATTGTTCTGAATATTGTACTTATCAACCATCCTAGAAGCCTCCTCAGCCGCATTCTCGATAGTAGCGAAAGCGCCAAGTGAATTAGCTTGCGCCCATTTCTGATAAGGCCTATTGGTCGTGGCAGAAAAAGATACAGGGATGATCTTAGATTCGTAATCTTCAGATCTTACATTCCTTTCCCTTTCGTACAAACTATACCCCATACTATCTAATTCCTCTTTAGTAACTTGAACCGTAGCGATATTTTTTCCGCCAGCCATAGCTACCAAATCAAATGTATTGGGATTATCCGTAGGACGAGCATACAATATGTAATTATTAAGTCTGCTATCTTTATCCTTATTCAAGAAACCAGCTCTTGACAAAAGCAGACTCTCTAATTTAGCATGCATACGCCTATCTTCTTTAGAGGCATTGGTAGAATTAGAGAACGACCATGATCTTGGAGCAAACTCGTCATATCTTCTTTCATAGACCATTTTAGAATCCTGAATAGCCTTAGCTATATTACGACCTATATTAGATGAAGACCATTCTCTTCTAAGCGTAGGACCGTCAGCTCTAGACATATTCTTACCTAAGATCTTGATCATTTTATCCCTACTAGTCATATCGACATTATCGCTATTCATTACCGGATTGTCTACACGACTATAAGTTTTAGCTATATCATTTATATCCTCCAGAGTGAAATTTTCTCCTGAATATCTATTTAACAAATTTATATAAGATCTCATCAGCTCCGTATTAGCTATAGATCTATCCGCATAGTTGATGTTCTCGCTTATCAATCCAGCTATAGCGGAAACCTTTAAAGCATCTTCTGGTGAATACTCTTTCCCTCCAATAATAGCTCCATTCTTACCAACATCCCTCGCATTAACCATACCATTGTCAGTATATGTATCAATACCTCCAGTAACATAGTCCTGATCCCTTACAGCATCATTAAGGATATTTTCCGTAGCGACATCAAAGGCATTTGTAAGATAATCAACTTCCTCATCCATGATCTTACCATACCTATTCCTATTATCATTCGCTGCCATAAGAGCCTCATATTTATTCACCATATTTGGGGTTGATGATAATACAGAACTTGACGCACCGCCATTATTAGTGATCCATGCCATAATATTCTCGCTATTAACACCACCATGATATATAGAAGGATTGTTTTGTATATCGTTCTCTATGCCTCGTAGATCAACAGGATTTATGGATGATATTAAATCCTTCTCACCTGTCGATATATTATTCTCATTCTGAATATATTGATTGTCAAATATATTCTCAGGAGTAACATTAGGCTGAACCTTTTCCAGCTCAATCATAACACCTGTAGGGATATTAGAGCTATTACCAGCTTCCTTGGACATTACTTCCCTAAGCTTAAGATTCTGATCTATCTCCTTTGATTTCTGCCTCCACGAGAACTCTCTCTCCTTGAAATCAAGATCTCTCATCTTAAAGTAATAATCATCAGCGATGTAGTTCTCAGATGAGTTGTTATACGACCATCTAGCGGATACACCATCAAGAAATTCATTACGTACAATAAACTCCCCCGCTCTAGCCGGGTTCATATTATTGCCAATAAAGGAAGTAGCCTCCTCCACTAACGCACGGCGCTGTTCCCGGACCTCCTGTAGTGACGCCTCAATAGCCGCCTTAGCGGAAGGGCTGGCCTCGGCCCCTTTGAGTTTGGCTAAGAGTGCGCTCTCCTCAGCGTCAAAACCGGAAACATATTTATTAACGAACTGATCAGTAGTCATGCCACTAAACATACCGGGATTAGTGGCAGCCAAATACTGACCCTCTATCTGCATCTGAGCCTTAGCGTTCTGGGATATAGATCTAGCGGCTATCGCTCTAATCTGAGATCGACTCATCTCATCAACAGTAATATCTCTCATCCTACCAGTAGGCTTGCCATCCACTACCTCAGGAACAGAAAACTTCTTTCCCTTATTAAGACTGACGAAATCCTTCATCATCTTATTCATCTCCTCATTGTAATCCGTATAAGGAGTGTAATGAATAGGATTCATCCTTGTACCAACCTGACCATCATTAACCCATTCATAAAACGGCATTAAGGCCACAGCCTCATTTATGGCACTATATTGCTTAGGATTATTAAGCTTCATATCTTCGATCTTCTGAGAGAAAGACCTATACTCCCTAGTACCGGCGATAGCGTTCAATACACGGGTATCTAAAGCCTCTCCAAGACGGGCTTGTATGCTTCTAGCTATACCATCAGAAGCTAGATTGGATTTACGATACACGTTATTCACATCCTGTATCAATCCATTTAACCTATTCTGAAGATATTCCCTATCCTGAGGTTTTATAATGTCAGAATTGATAATATAATCAGCATACTCATTTATAGCCTGCCGATTCGTATCTATTTTCTGTTGCATGTATCCCATACCCTGCATCATGACATCCATGTTGTAGGGTGATACGTACTTACCGTAATTCCTTAATATACTATATTGTGAAGCCATCCTTTATCCTTTCTTGCCTTTAGTTACTTCCTGAGCAGGATATAATCTCCTGTAACTTAATATATCTCCTTGAGGGTCTGCGATCAACTGACCATTGGGACCAATCTTAACATCCCCAAATATAGATCTTAATGTATTCATGGTCGTAGCCGTGTTCCACTTCTGCTGGATCTCGTCATTTACGCTATCGAAATACCTAGCCCAGTTCTCGTCATTTATAGCCAATCCCTGCAATATACGTTGCTGGTAAGCTTGACGTTGGGCTATATTCTTATCATACGTATCAGCCCAAGTACGGGCGTTTACATTATCAGCCCAAGCCCTTTGAGCCACGTTCCCTTGTTCTACCTCATTAATGTATCTACCTATATTGGAACTCATGATAGCCTGTAAGTTGGATGATAAAGCCCCTCTCTGGGAATCCGGGACATTACCCATCTGATCCAATTGTGATTGGAAAGCACGATTGGTCTCAACCATATACTGATCAGCCGATCTCAACACCGGATCCACGGTAGGAGCGTAATGCCTTTCCAGACCTTCCGTTGTCACGGCTCCCGGGGTCATCCTAAATACCTCGGGGAAGTCAAGACCGCCACCCACTATATTCCTGCCTCCATTGCCGCTGTTCGACTTACCGGCATTTGTATTGGTCTTAGGGAGTGTATTGGGATCAATCAGCTCAGGCATATCCAGTTTAACATCAGGTTCCTCCACATCACCTATATCCATAGGACCGGGAGCCACCTTATGAGGATCAAGTATAAAATCAAGACCTTCCATTCCTTTCATGGATCTCAATGCCTGCATCTTAAGCATATCCTCGCCAAGTATCTTATTAACGACATCCTTGTTCTTGTCAGAGAATAGTTGGCTAAAATGAGTGATACCAGCGTCGTTAAGAGCTTTATGCTGTTCCTCTGTAACAACATCCAGACCGATCATAGGACGAGATGAGGAATATTGACCAAACTTATTGTCTCTCATCCTATCATGATATGAGGCTTTCTTATCTTCCGGGTAATTACCTTGGCTATCCTCGCCTCCAAAGGAAACGAGTGTCGTATAATCCCGAAGCGCCTCTGCGTTGGCGATGATCGGGTTCTCCGCCGTGGCCAAGCCCATCCACCCACCAGTAGTGCTGTATATAGCATCCTGAAGAGCCTTGGCGGCAGTAGCCTTCGGAGCGCTCATATAAGCATCATAAGCCAAAGGCATGAACGTCTTATAATACTCCAGTCTCTCATCGGTATTAATACCGCCATAAGAGCCATCCTGACCCTGACGCTGATACCCAAACGTGTTATCCTTATTATTGTACTTGTTCTCTACGGGACGGAAAGTAAGTAGGTAATCGAATAAAGAACTACCACCTTTCTCCATCTTCTGACGAATACCAGCCACTTTCTTAAGCAGCTCTTTCTTAGCCTCAGCTATATCCTCCTCCGTAAGACCGTATTCTTTCATGGATCTGGATATGATGTTATCTATTTCACCACCCTTAGCGAAATACGTATCCTCATCCTTCTTCATCTTCCGGTCTTCCTGCTCTTTGTATATGACATTAGCGAAGTCCGTAAATCTTCCCTCTAATCCATTAACGGTATCGTTGCTATCATTTATAGCCTTAGATAATACGGAGGCGTTTAAACGCCTCGTATTCTCGTCATCTATCTTATCGTTCTTCTTCAGCTTCTCCAGCGCCTTTTTCTGATCATCGTAAGCTGATTTAAGACCGATCTTAACCTTATATCTATCCATTAACGTAGCGTACGTATCCTTTGGCGTAGCCTTAATACCATACGTATCCCTAATGTATTTAGCGAAATCCGACTCTATGGTGGTATCATCGGTAATAACCTTCGTACCTTCCTCCAAGGAAACGGGGGTTCCACCATCGGCGTGCTTCTGCCCCATAGCCTCCATTGGCGCCTCTCCGGGCTGCGTCACGTACTCACCCTTCTCGACCTCTACGTTGGCTTGATCTTCCATCGACTTAGGTAACGGATACAGATACTCACCGGTAAGGCTTCCGCTATCGAACCTATTATTAGGCCCTAGATAAACACCCCCACCATCCTTGTACTGCATCTGGGATTGCCTTCTTTGTCTGGCCTCACGCTCCTGAGCCAACCTGATATTGGTACGAGTACCTTTCTCAGACGCTATCCCAGAAACCACGTTACGAGCCAATCCCATGATACCACTAATCCCTGAGGCTATGGTGGTTATCGTATTAGCTGTTTTAGCCCCAGTGGATAAATCTCCATATCCCTCACTTCTCATACGCCCTATACCACGACCCATCTGAGTGAATCTAGACCCTATATCATCAGCGCCATAGTAAGGGATGGTGGTAAAATCAAAAACATCCGTACTACCAGACTTATCAACCTTCTTATTACTGTCAACCAAAGCGCTCAAATCACTTGTATCAATGGCATTAATATCAGGCTGCTGAATATCAAATCCTATCCGGGTAGACGAAACCAAAGGTTCCACTCCAAGACCCTGAAGACCAACAATATTACCAGGCATGACAGGATCAACTTCCCCAGCATCTTGATATTTAGGTATCTTCCTTTTAATTACATACTTTCCCATATATCAAATTATTTCGTTCTGATACAAAGATAGTTTAAAAAAAATACAGACTCACCATTTGACAATGATGAGTCTCTTTAATACTAATCCTTTAAAGACATAACAGGATTACCCCATTTCTTTTTCCACTCATGACCAAGATAATCTATAAGTTTATCATAAGTATCTAGGTGATTATATACCATTTTACACTAAAATCGTAAAATGATATATATCTATACGGGAATCCGTACCGGGTTCCACCAAAACCCTCTACCTTCTGGTAAGTTACTTACATCGAAGGCTTCTTTTGCCGATTTTCTGATGATATTAAATGCAGCGTTGATATCGGCGTTAATAATATTGCCGGAAGATGTCTTGAACAATCCTCGTTTGATACGTCTTCCAGCATATTCCTCATGCTTGCAAATCTGCTCGTTATCCAAGAAACTACATTTTGAGGTATAGGATTCCTCAACGATCTTAACATTGATTCCCTCAAGTGTAGCCTTATATGATATCATTGAGATAAACATATTAAAAGGAATAGAAACAAAGTTCTGATTATTCCGCTTTCCGATATTGATCTCTTGTTTCCAGCATCTGTTATGACCAATTATGATCGTATTAATGCCATTAGAAACTACGTGATTAACCAATACCCTACTGGCTTTATGCAGATAATCCTTGATCTTGTTATTCCTTTTGTTGGTTAACGATCTTATTTGTCTTGATACTTGTTTATTGTCTTTTAATCTTGATTTTAAATATGCTAGTCTTTTATTATAATACTGGTTGATAGATTTTAGAGGCTTACCGTTGATGATAAAGCAGGAACCGGTATTTGATACACAAGATGCTAAATTGTTAAGTCCAAGATCAATACCAAGGTAATTACCGTTATCATACATAAGATCTTTCTCTTTCTTGTTATATACGATTTCAAGTATAATATATCCATTCTTAGGGACGAACCTGAGTTGTTGGATATTTTGCTTGTTGGTTCTCGTGGTGAAAGAGAATTGTTTTGGTAACTTAATAATACCTTGTTTTATCCATTTCTGAGAAAAGGCTGTTGTTGGGAAAACGGCCATAAACATCCCGTCTTTATCAAGATACTTAGGTATTCTTACTTTCTCAGAATACTCACCTCTGCTTTTCTTGTTAAGAAGATTGAAGAAGGACTTGAAATTCTGATCGACCATCATCAATACCTGTTGGGCTACTGGTGATGGTAAGGCACGATAGTCAACGTCATCTTCTGTTCTTAACTTCTTTTCAAGAGAGTAGTAGTTGAGGTATTTATACTTAACGGTATTATCATCCTTGTATTGGAAATAGTGTTGCCTAACAACATACAATCCTTTGTTGTATAAGTTTTTACACTTATGCAACAGATCTTGAAGCTCATTATAATACACCGAACTTTGCTTGATTATATATTGTTCGACCAACCTCATGGCACAAATATATGGATTATTATTTATATATAAAAATAATTCAGTATGTTTGTAGTGTAAGGTTGTATATAATTACCTAAATTAATAAATGCGCCTATCCGCTCGTGATGAGTAGGTAGGCGCACAAATATAAGCAATACTAATATTATTACAAAATATAATAGCTTATATTATAGATAATAAAATCTTGAAATTTTACATATCTCAAATAATTACAAGATGCTAAATCCTTTTCACAAATAACGAACCTATTGCTTTCACCAAGTCATAGAAGCCAGCAGCACTGAGCCCGACAGCCACCCCATACAACAGAGCTTCCCACCATTCACTCCCTACTAACAACGGGGATACCTGAAGAACCCAAGCCAGGATACATACCAGCATGCCGATAACTACAGCCGATAGGATCTTAGCCCACTTATGGGTGTCGATATACGGAACCACCTTAGCTAGCTGAGTGGCTGACATCGTGACGAAAGCCATGATTCCGGTAAAGGTAGTCAGATCAATAGTAATAGGCCCTTCTGATGGGATTACCTCTTGCGCCATCAAAGCGAATGGCGTCAATAACATAGTAAATAAAAACAACAACCTTTTCATACTAAAATATTTTTAAAAACAGACAAATATAACGAATTAGTCCAATATATCATTAGCTAACCCTCCTAAAGTCACGACAGGATTAGCTATATCAAGAATATCATCCAATCTATTTCCGATCCTACCCATCACGTTCGTATTTCTTAATATATCCATACCACCTATCAATTCAGCGGCCGCACCCGCCACCCCTAGTATATTCCAAAAATTATCATCATCCGGGCTTAGTGCCATCTGAGAAGAATCAACACCTATTCCTGATACACCAGATATTTTTGGACAGAATTACTATGGGCTATATTATTCAATAACGGATACAATCTAGCGCCTGATCTCTCTATTAACCTCAAGAATCCAGGAGATGCTGTGGCTATATCACCTATTGTAAGTAAAGTATCAGCCATAAGCTTATAGGGATAAAACCTCTCCTTCCTTTTTATCTCACCCTCTTCTGACCCCTTTTTAACAGATTCTCCAAACGTGTCGTACATGGCTGTATCAAAAAGACTATTCAAGAGATCAACATCCTTGTTTCCGCCTCCTCTTATATTATCACTCAATTTAAATATAGGAAGATTATTCATCCTCCTGAACTGATCCTCATCTATAAGACCCTGTTGAAAAGCAGATCTTGACGCATTTAGAATCTTATGCCTTTCCTTGCTTAATGCTCTTATCGCCTCTTGCTTGTCCACGATGCGTTTTCGTTGATCCTTATCATAAAACCATTTATCATCCCCAACAGGACCTCCTTCGGATTTTATTGACGACATTCCTTTTATATTCAGCATCAACCCCGGTATCATATTAAGCACCAACTGCCTTTTCGCCTGTTCCTTACGCATACGCTCAGCCTCCGCTATCTGCGCCTCTGATTGAGGATCATTCTTAATATTATTAGCGATGTCCTCTATAGCTTTCTTATTGGCTCCGGATTGAGCTAGCATCTTATATAACAGGTCTTGACCCTCCTTTTCCCACCAGCTGTCCATGGTAGGGCGGGAAGCCAAAGAAGGATCGGCAGGGGCTACCGTCTCAGGCACGGGCTGCTGACCTCCGTCCCCCGTGCCCGAATCCCGCTGCCCGAACTCGTATCTCATTGGCTCGTTCTCCGGTACACCGTATCTGTTGGAGAACATATCGGCGAACTCAAGCCGCTTCTCATTTCTTAATGTCGATCCAAGGGGTCTTCCGTATCCTTGATTCCATGCCACGGTAGCGTCCTTATAATTCGTGGCGTTATCAAAATCAGCCTTCGAATACATATAGTAATTATACACATTGCCCTGAGCGTCCTTATCAAAGAACTTGCCTTGGTTCATGTAGTTCCAGCCTAGCCCCGGTACACGACCTTGATACTCATCCACAAGATAATCCAGTTGTTGGGTTAATGTAGGCTTCTTGCCGTACCTACGCTGTAGCTCTTTCTTTCTCGGTCCAAGCCATTGCTGGATACCAAAATCACCGGCGGCACCTAGGGCTTCGGTGTCCCCTCCGGACTCGGCGGCGATGTTAGACAGGATGCCGATCGCTTGTGTTTGTGGTATCCCCTTCTTATCCGTCAGATAATCCCATATCTCATCATATACAGCCATTTTGCTATTTTCTGATCTACGAGGATCAATCACATACTTTCCAGAACTATAATCGCTCCCTGTATTTATACGACCTCCTTCAGCCTTGTCCTCCAACTTATTCTTAGACATAATAGCGTTACGAATAAGAGCATCCCTACCACTCTCTGGAGCAGGATTATAATCCTTGAAAGAGCCTCTCTCCTCAAACTTATCACCTATAGCATCTAATACCTTGGTAGCTATATTAATCGGGAACTCTTGATCATTACTATAAAAATCATATACATCGTAAACGCCTAACCTTCCATCCGGACGTCTATAAATTGTAAAATTACCAAACCCTGATAACGGGGTAAGCTCACCAGCAGCTTCGGGATAAAAATCGTACTCAGAAAAAACCGTAGGCTTTCCGGATCTTACAGAATTACGATTCTTCTCAAAGATATCTACCCATTCTCTAGACTTTTTCAAAAGCTTCAGCCTACCATAAGCATCATCTGTAGCCGGCTTATCAGAGCCATATATTTCTTGCTCCGTATCACGAATCTTTTTATCTAGCCTCTTTATCTCATCCTTAGTGTCACGATTGAACATCTTCTCAATATCAGTAATGACATTATCAGGAATCCTTATCTCCTTGCTATTTCCATCAAGACTATTAGGCTGGGATAAGAATCTACCCCATAGCTGTTCGCTGTATTCATCAACATTAGCTTTGCCATTTCTTCCGTATATAAACTCCTTAACCTTATCGGGAAGACTGGCATTTGAGGCTACCACATCAGGAGTGACATTCTCGTGCAACCTTCTTCTTATGGCATTACCTAAGATATCTTTTAAATACGAAGCTCTATCAGATACATCTTGTCTTACATACATAGGATCATTACCAGTAGGACCTCCTTCGGCTTTCCGCTCAATTTTCTCTCCCCAGTCTAGACGCCGGTTCCGTCGCTCGTCCGCAGGGTACAGGGCGTTAGCCAACGGCTGCGTGATATAACCCAACCCCTTATCTTTGGATCTCGACATAGCGTCCACCACAGTCTGATATATAGGTCTTAATTTCTCAGGCAAATATAACCCCGCCTCATCAACCAGCTCGCCTATCTTCTTATTTATACCCCTAATGCTGAAATTATAATTACCCATGCCATTATTCAACGGAGACAACGCACCTCTTATCCCATTCATACCCTTAACAGCAGCTCCTCCACTAAGGATATCAAACTCCGGGGATACGTTCCTTAAAGGACTATCATCCATACCCCTGAAATACATGGGACGCTCACCTCTTACAACACGATCAAGATCTTCCTTATACAAATCCTTTATCCATGAAGGGATTTCCTCTTTCTTGTCTTTCTTAGCCATAAATCACGTTTTCTACAAAGATATACATAATCGGATGCAGGATAAAACAATAGGCGAGTACATGATCTTAATCACCTACCCGCCTACGCTTTTCAATGCATGTGATAAGCCGCTAGAGCTTTCTTAGCCGAATCCCTCGACTTGTACTTGGCTGGCCATAACTTTCCGGTCTTGTTACTAACTACTCTCCAATCACTTCCTACTTTCTTGATGCACCCCGATTTAGGGCACTTACCTGATTTACTAACAGCAGATCTCTTTTTCACCATATCATTGCGTATTAACAGTTATGCTATAATCTTGTAAGTTTATATCAACATTGACAATCTTCGAACTACCAAAATCATATACACACAAATTTAAATTTCCATATAAAACACCAGCGATAACATCGGCATAGAAAGCAACCTCATTACCATCCATAGCATTATAAAAATACAGATACATATGCTGTTTATTAATAACACAGCTTTTTATCTTGTCAAAACCTTCCTTGGTAGTATTTTTCTTAAAATCAATTCCTTCTAAAATATAGCTTGAGATATCCACTCCAGAAGAACCTATCTCCTTATAAGTTCCATCATCCATCAAGGCCTTGGTCCCTGCACCGGCCGTAGAGAAGTTGATAATCCTGTTATCTCCGTTTTGATCACTAATCGTTAAGGCTATATCCTTACTCTGATTATCAACCATATGTACTGTATATTGGGAGATAGAGGAGGTAAAAGTAAGGTCTTTGGATATATCAATAATTACATTATAAGATAACATATATCCAAATTCGACCTTTCCTCCTGTACGTAATACGGCTTGTATATTTTCGGACGAATCTTTCGTTATTATTACATCCCCAACACCGTAGGACGTAGATAACCCTAAAAGCAGGTATTGCATCGATTTGTCTACCTCGCATTTCGAAGCTATTATATCATATTGCTCCTGAGTGATGGTAGACACTTCACTAAAAGCTATATTAAATAATATATATCTAAAATCATTCTCATCATAGAAATTATCACTCAAGAAGCCTGGCTCATGAACATCTATATCCTGCCATGTGCCGTCACCACGAAGAAAGGCTGTACGCTTCTCCGCTGCGGGAGCCGGCACCAATCCCGCAGCGCCAGCCCCGGACGCCGTGGCGCCAACCATATCCTTGACCTTATCAAGTCTACTGCCTATTTGATTACCATTGTACTTACCAATAAAATCTTCCATGTCGTTTTTAATATACAAGGGAGAGGAGGCAAAATACCCCCCCTATAGATTAATAAATCAATAAACTTTCTCCTCATTGCTAAACCAACGAACTATCATCTTGAACCTGCTCTCAATGTCATTCACGAACCTAGCCAAGAACCAATCGCCACGAAGACGATCACGCCACCTCCGATGATAATCGACAGCCCTAGGGTCGATCTTCCGGTCAATGTCATTCACGTCCTTGATCCATACCGGGAGATTATTAGTATCGTCTTTGACCTCGTTAAAATAGTCATTTATATTTATCTTCTGATCAACCTCCGTCACCAGTATCTCACGGCTATCGTCATTGGTTACAGGATACCTTAACCGCTGGCTCATATCGTTCTTGTCGGCGATAACCATCCGAAGCTCACCGCTGTTGTTGGTATCATTATAGAACCATGCCTTGTTGAATCCTGTAGTCCTAAGAACTTGATAATTAACCTCATCCTGATACCTTCTGGCATCCATTCTATATTGGTAGTTCGTGAGGATCTTATTCACATACTGCTCACGTACCGGAACCTCTATAACAAACGGATATAGCTTACCGTAAAATACTTGATATGATTGATTAGTCAAACCATGCGACCATAATCCTACCTCCCTACTATCGCTAGAGTAGTTCTTACCAGACTGAAAATAATGCTGATGCTCGATATAATAATCAGGGGTGTAGGACAAATATGATTTCCACTCACCCTTCAGGCAGTTATATCCAACGGTAAAGGAGACGTCCGTGAAATGGCTGGCGTCCTGTAGCTCCACCGCCTGCCCGTTCCTGTAGAACCGGCCACCACGGAATTGGTACTCACTCGGATTCCCTACCGGTATATAATCTTTCTTGGTTATCAGAACCCTCTTGAACCGATTGTCCCAGCCCATGGATAGCCCTATACCAAAGAACTTGTTATCGATATCATAATAAGACAACTCAGCGTCCGTATCAGCGTTATATATCCGGCTACGGATGATCTTCATCTGAAGATGTTCCTTAAACCAGTTTCTAAGCCCCGGTGTGACCTCCGTAAGATCCCTGCCATTAGAATCTACCTTGAATACCTGACCACGCCTTAAATCGACCCAAAAATGCCCAAACTCACAACTGACCATATCCCGGCTCTGGGTTCCGGAATATCCTAACGTCGTATTATTATACTCGATACCACGAGAGGCGAAAAGACCACCTGTACCTAGCTCACTATTCTCCGGGGATATTCTCTCCGCCAACACGTCTATAGCGTTGTACAGCCCTACCTGATTCTCAAAGCGGGCTAATATCTGATCCGACTCTATCCCCTTCATGCTTATGAGTTTCCCAAATGAGGTCTTGAACTCATGGTAATCCATAGGCTTTTACGACAGCCAAGGATCGGTCATGCCGTTCTCCGACACGTCGGCGGTGCTCCATATGACGCCGTTGGGTCTTTGGTAGGCGCAGTCCCAAAAATTGCTATCATACGTCTCTGGTAATGACCTTCCGCCTAGCGTAAAACGATTCTTGTACACAGGACTCATCTTAAACACATTATCCCTTGATATAGGGACATTACGCTCTTGGGTCCATGATATATAATCCCCTACTTCTGGATAGAAACCCTCATAAGGCTCAGACCCAGCTATACGGAAATTACAATTAATCTCAGACTCCACTAGAAACTGAGGTATGCCGTAAAAATACAGAAAGAAACGACCACTAAGATACATATCCCCGGTCTTGCAAGCCATCTCATAAGCACTCTTACGGCTAGGGAACGAATATAGCGATCCAGTATCCGTGTCAGTCTTATTAAGATAATCCTCCCCGGTATCATAATTAACAAAATAACGTGGATACCCGATATTCCTATAGTCATAGTAAGGGAATGGTATCATATCTCCCTGACCAAACTGGGTCAAGTAAAACATAGGCATTTTTCTTTTAAGCGAGAATCTGGATATAAACACATCACCTCCAAAAACAGGTTTACGCTTACCCTCATCCATCAACCCGCAACCACCTAACGATACCCATCTGATATCCTCTATCTGCCCGTATTGAGCCGGAGAATATTTCTTTATCCTCATATAGGGGCAGGATACGAAAGATTCACGTGTCATAAAATGAGGCGTCATACCAGCCACCTCATCGTTACGAATATTACACTCATCCTGAATACGGCTGGTATCGTAACTTGAAACCAACTCCGGATATTCAAGCATATATTTATCCATACCAAATGACATGAACAATGAATGCTCACGATCGAGGTTGTTTATGATAATAGGCTTACCGCCTACGGTCTCCCCTTGCGAAGAGATATCTGTTACCGGATATAACCCGCTCTTGATATATTTAGCCGTTGACAATCCACGTAACTCTGACTCCCCTATTTTTTGGTAAAATAAATTATAATGAGCGACAGAAGTATAATAATAAGCATAGTTCCGTCTAGGTCCCCTATCTATCAATGCCGTTAACCACTGATACCTGTACTTGCCTATATCCACCACGGACTGGGCTGTGGCCTTGGCGATACCCGTAGCCAGACGGATAGCCGTCAGCGCTATGCCGACAGGGTTGGCTAAAAAGAACACGCCTCCACCGACATATTGCTGTGAAGCCGACTGATATGTATACTCAGCTATAGCGGATATTAAATTAGCCATAGCCTCCACCGTAGCCAATGACGTTGCCATACTATAAGCCTTACTTCCTAATATCGTCCATTTAGGGTGATCCTCCACCTCCCTGAATATACCAGAGGATTTACCTAATTGATAACCATCAACAAGGCACTCAGTGGGAGCGTCAGGCTTGTTGAAGGCAATATCAGGGCTTAAGAATGAATACCAGATATTACCCTTCCTATTAAACGGATGCGTTATAAAATTCTCACGATTAATATCCTTATAGATATACATATCATCAGACAAATCGTTGTAAGGATAATTAGGATAAAGGTTAGCCGATCCGTCGGGATCATCGTACTTAAACATATCATAAGCCAGACCTGTACCAATAACACTCTTATCCAAGGCCCTATCTCCACGATATAGCTCGTATCCGATTATAGAGTCACGTCTAGCCTTATCTATAAGACCATTCTCTACCGCTATATCCAGAAACTCATTAACGATATCGTCATCAAGCATCACCCCCATAGGATAAATATAGGAGTCAACTCCATATTGACCGGTCAGTTGAGACGGATTACCCATAAAAGGAGCGACAGAGTTATCAGGGAACTTGTAATGACGTATAGGTTTCTGACAAAATGTGGTTGACGTATTGGGGTACTCAGCGTTATCCCCATTACCGGTGAAATAAGACTTACCCTCAACGGATTTAGGAGACCCATAGTATTTCGTCAAAGAATCTATTATATCCTTCCTCTTTGATCCTCCCGATGATATCCCGATCTTACTTGAATCATACAACTCAAAATTAGCCGGATACTTATTGGTAGACTCCCAATATCCAAAATCACCATACTGATATGGTCTGGGAGCGCAATCAGCGGGTTTATCTCCACATGAGATACATTTCGCCTCATAGGTAACAAATCTTCTTAATTTCAATTCTTTCGTGAAGAAGAATACGTATTTCACCTCCAGTGGCCGAATGCCAAAACAGAACGGGGCGGGGAAGATGGCGGTGCCGGCCGTATAGAATCCGGCAAGCTCCTTCATGTCCTTCCTCATGGCGAAACCGGTGAAGAACACGCATACCGCAGGCTCGATGCAAACATATATCTTATGGAAAGTAGTCTTGTCATCATTCCAGAACAAGTACTTTGGCATCATAAATATCTTATGATCCACGTAATTCACTATAACACCTTTCTTGGCATCATTAGCCAAAGGATTAGGAGCCACGGTACCTTCCTTGTCCGAGAAAAACGTTATACGAACCTTATTGTATGATGATGAGTCGCCGATCGGATAATTATAGTTACCCATCATCTCTATGTACATAATACCGTTATCAGGATCGGATAAACCACTTATGTATTTCTCGTAATCCAACTCCACCCATCTGGCGTATGAGGATACATGTGGATAGAACTTGAAATAAGTCAAGTTGCTTCTACCGAACCAATTGGTCTTGGCGTCAATATCATTCTGTATAGACACACGACCTTCCCAGTCAGTAGTTATACCGGTATTAAACTTAGAATTATCACCATCGCCAAAAAGACACATGGCGTTCTCGATACCAAACTGACTCTCATATTGGGGGAAATAAGCCTCCATCGTATCCATTAACTGATCAAGCATCGCCTCCGTATGCTTCTTTCCTTTCCATCCGGGATATTGATACAAATATGTGCACTTACCCAATGACCTACCTCCTTGGAACGTTGGTAGTTGCGCATCGTTAATAGTAGGATTCACGTAAGGATCACCTACCGAACACCCATTAGTACATATACCCTCATCATATAACTGCCGGACATTAGACATATCCTGGCACAAGACCAAGGCGGAAGAATCTATGTCAGACGGGAATTTATCCTCATCCTGACCATCCAGCCATTCCTGAACCAGATCTATGATATTCTTGCCTCCACTAGAGTAATTATCAAAATCACACAATACAGAAAACTTCCTTTGAGACTCAGCATTACTTTGTATTAATGTAGTAGGCTCTGTCTCCGTATAATCACTAGCTAACTTATATGTAAAATCAATCCTAAAATCCACCAAAGAGTTTTTATCCAATATAGTCCTGGTCTCTATCCTCTCGATATCATCACATCTACTAGGGAAATCGGGAGCCTTTATACCGTCTTGATCCTCTGGCAATGATATAGCAGCGCATAACTCGTCAGTAATACCTACATTAGATTCTATGATATCACACAGGTTCTCTATATTGTCAGCGATATAATCAATAGCATCATCTACCGTAACATCTTCCCCCATCGTGTTGATAACGAATTGGGTCTCTCCTACCGTGGCGTATTCCTGTTCTACATATCTAAGTTGCTTGACATCTAGCTGATTCTTGCATTCTCCCCCAAAATCATCAAATCCCCAAGACGGGTCGTTTATGGTCTTTGCCGTATTCTTAAACTGCCAAAGATAACGGCGGCTGTTCCCGGCGCACTGCGGGTTGTTCTCCAATACCGAAGCCGCTGATAGGTCTTCAGAGTTGCCGTCCTCATCAACGATAACCTCCATCTCCTCCCTTGTGGCCGGACGAGGGATAAGCGGGAATCTAGCCGTCCTGTATCCTGTATTGGTAAAGAATCTTATACCCAACGGATATACCTCGTCACGCATGAAAGAGGCGTATTTAGAGCAAGCCACACCGTCTTTATACAAATTCTCCGTGGCTATAGATGTCTGCCATTTAACAAAATGTCCCAAGAAGTTAACTACCGGCTGTAAATTCCATTCATTCTCAACAGTCAAACCATATTGAAGAAGACGATTACCTACGGAGGTCATTCCTCTAGCCGTCTTATATACCGGTATCTCCTTAGACAACTTCTCCATTGTCGTACGCTCACTATACTGATCTGTAAGATAATAGATAGTCCTTTCCGTTATCGGATGTATACCTTCTATGAAATACTCAAGAACCGGGCTTTGCTCGCCATTATATCCAACGGTATTCTGTATAACACCTACCTTATAATGAGATACCTGCTTATCTATATTGGATACGGTAAGCCGGATACCCATGTTGGTTGACTTACCCCATAAACCATCGCGGATAACTATATCTTGACGATCGAATAACATGATTGGGTTGGTCAATGAGCAATATCCGGTCTTCTCAATCCCGAACTCATCGCACAACGCCACGCAGAACTGGTAGGTCCCGGCACGCAGGCTCCCCCCGAACTCCACGGCCTCAGGCTCCACGCACGGGGCCGTCAGCAACGGGAACACCAGCAGCTTCTCGCAGGCCAGCCTACACCTCTCTATTGGCTTGTCATCCCCACATGTCTTATACCCATGGTAATGATACCAAAAGTCACCATCATCATCCGGGTTAAGGGCCTTATCGACCATAACATATCGCTGGGGATTATATCCATCGGTCCAGTATATCACCTTCCCGCATTTCTCGTCCTTGATCTCTATATCGAAAATCGGATGATGAATGGAGAAATTAAGACAAGGGTCATCAACCCAGTCCTCTATCAGGACCTCCATCAAATCACATATCTCATCAAAACGACCATCCGACTCCTCAAGCCTCTCGCCAAGGATACGATGGATGTCCTTTCCCGATCCAGCCAATTGATCCTCCACGGTCTTGATATAATCCAATGACCGCATGAACGTGATCTTAGACGTATTATCATCCGGATTAGATAGAAAGAAATAAGTATTATCACCAGCTATGTCATTCTTATACCCAATAACCTTATAGCCATCAAATCGCTTACATAAAAGGGTACTAGGCTCGTTCTGGATCTTAAGCTGGCTTCCATCGTCACCCTCTATGGTAGCGTTCAAGGCGAAACTGTACTCAGACGGGGATAGGTCCTGTGGATGCTTATCCCTGTTCATCCCGGAATCGGGAACCGCTATGTTAGAGTTATTTTGCACGATCTTATCTTTTTCGCAAATATAACAAATCCTGCGGATAATCACTTACACGCAGGATCTTGATAAAAACTATACCATTATGCAAAACATTCAAAATCGCACAAAAGTAAAAAATCCTCCAGACTTTCACAAGTCAGGAGGAAGACTAGATGCTCGTGGTAAAGCACAAAAAAAACAAAACAATTACAAATTTTTCCCCATGTAGTTCGATTGCTTATCGGCATCCTCTACAGATATGTAAAAGAAACCGTTAGTCACGTATCTCTCATTGACATCCACAAAATCAGTAGATCCTTTATCCACTCCTTTCTTCGATCCCTCATCACACACAGCTACCAGACTATTAAAGTCATTGGAATAACCTACGACTACACCGTGTATATCCCGATTTCGAGGATCGAATACGTACCTCATCTTACATCTGTCATAAGCTAACTCTAAAGAGCTTTTGCTTAACCTCTCATCTAATCCAGCACCCGCTACCAAGGCCAAAACGCTCTTTGATATGTCACTCATGGTGGTATCCTTGGTCGGAGCCTTAGGCATAGAAACGCCTTCCATGACAAAATCCAACGCCTTATCTACAAGACCATCGAAATCATCATCTCTTATATAATCCTTAAGTACCTCCAGTATATATAACCGTACATGGAGTTCGTTATTTACATCATTCAATGTGACCATAATACTAGTTTTCGGCAAAGCTAGATTATTCCTGCGCAATAAAAGATCAAATATGTCATAAGTAAAGGACTAAAAAACAAAAAAAACTCCCCCATCCTCACGGACGAGAGAGCTGATAGATATTTGTATTATGAAAAAGAATAATTACTCACCTATTCTTACAATACAGTCACGAGACTCCTTGTTGTAGATCATCGTGCCTACCTTAGAATACAAGGTCTTTATATTTTGCCAATTATCCTCACCATGGGCGGATACGTTGGTAGGGGCATCACCGGTATAAACCTCCTCGCCTCCGATATTGACAAAATCATATCCACGTTTCTCCATAGAACCGCCCTTATATGCCGTGAACCTGATAGTGACATTACCTTTCTCACGACCACCATACCAGTTACCGTATATACTGCATCTGATCTCAAGAGGTAATTTATCGTAATTATCACCATCCAACAACGGCCCCATCTGGATTAAGGCAGCCTCATTACCTGATTCCATGTTATCACCGCCATGGATAAGATAATCACCTACCCGTTCCTGCGTGGTCTGATACTGTTTACTCCAACCAACCAGCTTGCCGTCAACATCCGGGAGGCCGGTGTTATCGAAACCGGTAGCCGTGTCAAAGTCAATGCCATCCTCGTCAGCCCAGATATACCTAAGCACTAGGTAGTCGAACTCCGGGATAATAACCACCGGGACCGACTCCTGTCTGCACACGAACGTCTTCTCCTCCTTGGTGCCTTCTTTTATAACCTTGTACGTAGCCTGACGTATCTCTCCAGTCTCATTGATATCAGCGGTAACCCTAACCTCAGCAGGGCCGGTACCACTTGTCTTATCTAAATGTATCCAATCAGCCATATCATCGTATTTTGTTAAACCAGTTTAATATACTTATCAAAAGCGTTGGGCCACATACGCTCATGAGACAGCATCCTCATCCTATTATCCTCAGCCAGCTCCCGATAATCATTCAAGGTAATCATCGACATCTTAAGCTCTTTCATAGCCCTAGCAAACTTACCCGGCTCCTGCTGGGCATATAGTTTATAAGCATCACCAGCCCCTTGTATCAAACCGTTAACGGCGGCGTTCTCGAAGATCTTCATCTTGATATACGTCTCGACATAATCCTCAAGATAACCTAACGCCGTTTCAGGTATATACGGGAGACCGTCGTCATCCTTGGGTGTAGCACGATATATGATGTAAACGAATCCATCAAACCCGGTATACATAGTATTGCCGGATATAGTTATATCATAATTATCCCAATCATGCTTATCCCGATACTTGTCGGCGGCGCAATCACGCCTCAACCCACGACCTATCGATAACCTTACGGGATGATAGTAATGAAAACGAACCTCATGAGACCCGATATATATCTTCTCCGTGATCGTCTTCTCAAACTCCTCCTTACAGCACTCGGTGCAGGAGTTCCAACGGAACCCACGCTCGGTGCGCTCGACCCAGCCGATCTCATGTTGGAGGTCAGCCTTAGCCTTGTCGCCGCCCGGGATCTCACAGACAAGAGGCTCACACCTATAGGCGTCAAGCATATCGAAAAAATCGGAAGGCAATACCGCCTGTTTATTACTGGTCTTGACAACCGCCTCGGACATGACCGCTATAACACCCCCGAACCTTTTCAAGGCGATCTCAGCCCACCTATAAACAGACGAGGTATCTATAGCCCCGCTATCATCGTATTTATGTAAATCGGCCTTGATCTCGGCCAATAACCCTTTTATAGTCATATTTAAGTCTTTTGCACAAAGATATGTATTTGAATCCGTGATACAAAAAAAATCCAGTCTACCCTCACGAGCTAACTGGATCATAGAAACTTCTACGATTAATTTATAAAGCCCATGCTTTTAAACATAGAATCAAATTCTTTTCTGATCATCAATATATTTTTTTAAGGTAATTATATACTAGTTTACACCTATATTATTATATTTGCGTCGTAAATATAGTTAAAATGGTTTCATATAAATACAACATATATCGTTCTAATAAAACGAAGTATCTCGACAAGATGCTTCGAGAATGTTGTTTTGTATGGAATCACGCCCTAGCTTTACAACGTAGATTCTACAAACTGTTTGGAAAATATATTTCTGTAGGCAAAATGCAAAAACACTTTGCTAAACGAATTAAAAGGAATTTACTTCATTCACAAACAGTTCAAGAAATACTACAACGATTAGACTCTTCATATAACCGATTCTTCAAAAAGCTGGCAAAACGACCTCCTAAATTCAAACGCACTGAGTGTTTCAATTCCTTTGTTTTTAAACAAGGTGGATATACTCTAAACGATAATACATTCACCATAAATAAAGGTGAGAAACGGTTTAGGTTTTCGTTCTCCCGTCCTTATGAAGGGAAAATAAAGCAAATTAGAATAAAAAAAAGAAACCTGTTCCAGATATAGCTTGATAATCGTTACTGACTATAATCCCTTATCATCTTATAGAAAGACACATAATGGTGCATCTGTAGGATTAGATTTTGGTTTGAAAACGTATTTGACGGCCAGTGACGGGAACAACATTGTTTCTCCTTTGTTTTTCAAGACATTTCAAAATAAGATTAAGAAGCAAAACAAACGGCTTTCAAAAGCTCAAAGAGGATCTAATAACCGAAAGAGAAGGTTATTTGAGTTACAACAAACGTATCGTAAGATTCGGGATTTACGTAATGATTTTCAATGGAAATTAGCTCACGAATTATGTAAGCAATATGATTTTATTTTCCTTGAAACACTTAACATCGAATCCATGAAACGTTTGTGGGGTAAAAAAATCAGTGACTTATCTCATTCGGAATTTATTAGTAAACTGATGTACGTAGCAACTAAATATGGAACTACTGTTCATCAAATAGATCGTTGGTATCCTTCTTCAAAGACTTGTGAATGCGGGTTTGTTAATAAAAACTTGTCGTTGAGAGATCGCACATGGTGTTGTCCAAAATGCGAGTCTATCAACGACCGTGATGTTCTTGCGGCCCGTAATATACTTCGGAAGGGCATTTCCGAATTGGAGAGCAAGAGTAATTCCAGCGATAGTAATATCGGGGTTTCTTGCGTTTGTATCCAAGAATCCCATACGGTTTAACGGTGGGAGTATGTCAAAGTTTATAAACCCATTTAACTCCAAACACCTTACTTTCCGATTCAACCTCCCGGTACAAGAACTTATATCTCCTACCTGATTCCATAGCCAACCTACACTCCCTGTTCAACGCCGGAGAAATATAGAGATGGAAATACTTGTTCCGAGGCATAAAATCAATACACGTATGGACGTAAGAATATCCACCCGTCCCACGCCTATTAATAGTACCGGTAAGTTTATTCAGATATATCTTGCGGTTAGGATTAATCTTATGACATAGATAACCGATGTTGTTTATATAAACCCCTCCCTCATCCTCCAGATACCTATCACGTATGACTTTCCAGATCAACGACTGGCACTCAAGGATATCATTCTTGTCCACGATCGTATGTTTCCTTCTCTTGCCGTTCTTAGACATAATAGATCTATAAAACCGAAGAAAGTACTGATCAAGTATTTTAAATGACTTTGTTTTCATATCACAAATATAACGATTTCATCCTAATACAAGAAATTTATACACAAAAATATACCGCCTGTACCAAGGATGAGGCAAACAGGATAGCCGACAGCAACCTACAGTCAGACGGTATCTCTTACGCCAATGGATTAGCTCAGGCCGATAGATGCGATTGCCCCAAAACATGGAGCGCTAGTGTAACGACGTCTAGCGGAAGCGGGAAGACGATAAATTACACCATACAATATAATAATCCATGTGGATCGGAAAAGACGTCTAGGATGACTATAGGATACAAAAAAACGAATGGTCAATGGGAGTATGAGACAAGAATAGTCCCTATTCCTTCCGGATCAGGAACTTTCTCTGATTCTACAACAACCAACTACGGGATATCATCTGGAGCTTATGCTTATTATGAGGATGGTCAAGGGAGTGGATCTTGTTGACAATAAAAAAAGGAGAGGCTTATATAGTCTCTCCTTTTTGTTACGATTAGATGAATCTAAGATCTTTCCTCCTAGTATGATTCAATATCCTACTAATATGTCTGGTACTTAATCCTGTTCTTTCCTTTATCTTATCATAGATATAACCTTTGGATACGTAAGCTGACATATCTCCTAGATCTTTTATAATCTTGTCATACATATCATGCACCTCATTATATCTTATGATAGAGCTGTCTCTCATCCCTCTTTCGCCTATACCGTCAACTATGGCGTCATTGAAACCAAAGAAATTGATTATTGATCTTATTAGATTCATGTTATTGAATTTTTTGCGTTTTCTTATTAATATCCATATCCGGATTCTCGTCCGTAGGGATCTGCAATTTGGTTACAGTTTCCCTTAATGTTTCGGAAACCACATATTCAAGAAGTTTGTCTGGGCATATGAAATCATAATCCCATTGAGATGTACATGGCTTATCTTTTTCAGCTCCACATCCCCCTAGCTCTAACGCCGCTTTTCTGTCGAGAGTTATAAGATCAACATTTATAGCCTCTATGTTAATATCTGGTATATAGATATATCCATCATTGACATAATAATAGTATTGATCTATATTCCCGTATTTACGTTCCTTGTTGTTAGCGTATTTTCTTAACGATATAGGAGTAAATATAATATCATCCATGATGTTCGATACCTTTATAATAGCCGGTCCTATACGGGTATATATCATATCGGGAAGCCTTTTCTTGGATCTCATAAGCACCCGGCATAATTTAAACTCATCAAAGCAACAATCAACCTTCCGAACTCTCTCCATCTCCAGGCAGTTGATATGGGTGTATAACGATTCCTCGCCGAACAAAGTACCGTCAGCGTACTTCTGGGCTATATATGATCGAGCCTTCTGCCTACCTATGGACAATATCCATCTTCTACTGACATGAGCGTCTTTACTAATAGAGTTCATGTCATTTGTGATCCTAGATACAAACTCTGAATTTTTCATGTAGCGAAATATTAAGGAGGGGATATACCCCTCCGGTTATTACTTTTTCTTCTTAACCTTGCCCCCACATTTCATTTGAGGTTTCTTTTTCTCGGAGACTTTGCCTCCTTCTGCCATCTTCTTTTTCTTAGCACATGCCATAGTCTTACTTTTTAATGTTAGTGATACAATATTAGTCATTTCTATCGAAAATAGAATAAACGAGGTTGATGAAACTACCAACTTACCGCCGCGGCACAGGCTGACGCACAGAGACTAGCGCAGGAAAAAGCCAACGCTATGGAATGCGATTGCCCGGAGCAGAAGACGTGGTCATGGTCGGTATCTATGAATAATGATTGCATGAGCCATGAACAACTTGTCACATCAAGAGGATTTACGATTACGTATAATAATCAATGTGGTAGATCTATATCTGGTTCTGTGAGTGGTATAGGATATACACAAAACGGAGAAAAGCAGGTCAATAGCGCTAGCTTTACAATTCCCGCAGGATCCGGAACCAAGAGTGGAAGTGTATATTTTAGCCGAGAAGTGGTATGTGGAAATGTAACAATCTCTGGTTATGATTCAGGTAATTGTTGACAATCACTGCTGTTATGGTTTTTAATAAAAAGGAGAGACTTATTAGCCTCTCCTTTTTTGTTATACATCAGAATCTTAACAGTTCCCAGATCCTTCTCCAGAAACCCTTATAGACCCACATTGTACTCCTGAAACAAAACCTATGACACCGGTTTTTTTACCAGACCCAGTAGGTATACTTACGGTAGTACTTCCAGCCGTAACGGTTTGTCCATGATCATTCCTACCAGTAACAGTTACAGTTATTGATTTAGATGATCCACATTGATTATTGTAAGACACTTCATAGGAGCACCTTAATGCGGATGTAGAACCAGACAGACCATTACAAGGATCACCGCTCAGCATAGCGTTGGCGCTCCACGTCTTTGTTAGCTCTGGGCAATCGCATTCCATAGCGTTGGCTTTTTCCTGCGCTAGTCTCTGTGCGTCAGCCTGTGCCGCGGCGGTAAGTGCGGCCTTATCACCGTTACACTCACACCAAGCGCCATTGTTTCCGCCAGAAACCCAGTAAGCGGAAGCCTTCGGAGCCGTACATCCTGACGGACAACCTTGCTTGGTAGCAGTAGCCTCTACATAATCATTACATACCCTTCCACTACAACCTGCATCCGCTAATGCCTGAGCTTGTGATCTAAACGTCTCTATCTTATCGCTAGCCAGATCGTTGGCAGAAGACGTGTTAGAAGCGCATATAGATCCAGAAGGTACACCCGGATAGAAGATCGTTACTCCACAAGGTCTATCAGATGGACAATTCCTACTAGTAGCAGATTCTCCTTGGAAACTGAGCGTATTACAGCAAGCAGATCCATAGCCTAGATATTCCTCTCTTCCACAATCATTTCTATATAAAGCTACACTTTCGCCAGATCTACACTCAGCCTCTCCTATTCTACTCCAAGAATTAGGATCACAACAGCTATCACAAGAACCACCTGAACATCCACAATCGCAAGACTCATGCAACCTGTTCTCAGTCTCGTCAGAGTGACATCCAGTGCTATCAGTCCTTCTATACCTAGCCCAAACATCACCACCTGAGCAATAGTTTCCGCCATCATAGCTCCAACCACTCCAATTAGGAGGAGTGTCCTCGCAATCTCCGTTCTTATTAGCGTAAGCTTGAGCGGCGGCTCTGGTAGCTGAATTGCTTCTGAATGCCTCTTGAACCTTGTTATTGGCGTCAGCCTGAGAGACCGTTGATGTTATAGGATCTAATCCTAACGAGCTATAAGGAACTGATATAGCCACACCCTGTTTACAAGAGCCGCAATTATCCTTGTAGAAAGTAGCGCTTCCAGTACCGGTCCATACACAAGTGCCATGCTGGTTAGCGTAATCTTGTCCCTTTTGGTCTAATATTTGCTCAGCCTTACTCTTGGCGTCAGCCAAAGAAACCTTGCTGGTGATAGCCGTGCCGCCGTTAGCCTGTGTGGAGGTCACCGTTATCCTCTGGCCTACCCCGCCTTCGGCGCAGTTATTCTTATAGAAGTCACGGCTTGCCACGTAAGTCCAGGTACATCCTCCGTTCTTATTGGCGTAAGCCTGACCCTCAGCTCCACGAACGGCATTCTCAGCTTTCTTATTGGCGTCAGCCAAAGATATGTTGGAGGTGTACGGGTGTCCCGGAAGCTTGCTGCTGCTTACGGATACCATGTCTCCTACGCCGCCATCAGCGCAATTGTTCTTCTGGACCTGACCGGTATAGCTTCCTGTCCACGTACAAGTACCCTTCGAGTTAGCCACGCTCTGTCCCTGAGCCGTAACAGCCGCCAATGCCTTGGCGTTAGCGTCAGCCTGAGATACACATGATTTGAACTTGCCGTCAGAGCTAGGAGCCGAATCCGTAACATCATTCTGAGTCACGGTAACAGAGCTTCCAACCCCACCATCCGCACATTGACGGGTGAAGGCCTTAGATGCCGTACCAAACCAGAAGCATGTCTTATTACCACCAGCTATATACCGCTCTTGATTCTCAGGATCAGTATAGCAGGTATTGGTATTACGTTGATGTAATTTAGAGATACAGTCCTTACATACGGTTTCGATAGTCTCCCAAACCGGTTGCTCATCCTTAGTATGGCACGTGTCATCATAATTCTTGTTAACGAACGCCTGACCCATCCTATCAATGTAGGCCTTAGCCAAAGCGTCAGCCTCCTCTTGTGAACGGGTAGAGGTAAAGAGCTGTCCCATAAGATCCGGGGTTACGGTAATAGGATCAGCGTACTGGCAAGTAGGACACTTAGGAGTGAACTCCTTGCTATAATTACCTACATATATCTTCAGTTCGTCGCAAGTACCACGATCGTTGGCTATAGCCTGACCTTGCGCCTTGACAGCGGCCTTGGCAAGCTCATCGGCGGCGAACTGGCTCTCGTATGAGTAGAACGGGCCTCCGGTCACGTCAGCCTCGGTCACGGTAACCGAAGACGGGATAAGGCCAGACGGACAATTATTCTTCTCGAACGCCTCGCTATAATGACCGGTGTACTTAGGAGCCTCATGGCAAGTACCACGCTCATCGGCGATCTTCTGACCTTGATTCATGACAGCGGCCATAGCGACTAAGTTAGCCTCATCCTGTGATACACAAGACTGGAACGGATGACCTTCCACCATATCTTGTGTCACGGTGAACGGATTTCCTACCTGATTAGCGCCACAATTGCTCTTCGTGAACTCGAAGCTAGCCTTACCGGTATACATAGTAGCGTTAGAGCAGGTACCCTTGGTATTAGCCAAAGCCTGTCCTTGAGCTTGTACAGCGGTCATAGCCATAGCGTCAGCGGCGGTCTGTGAGTCGTTGGACTGGAATGGGTGTCCTTCTACCATATCTTGAGTGATCGTCACCTTAGATCCGATCTTACACTCACCACAGTTATTTCTCGTGAACTCCAAGGAAGCGCGACCGGTGAATGTACAAAGGGCATAGATATTGGCAAGAGCCTGTCCTTGGGCGTCAACGGCAGCCTTAGCCTTGCTGTTGGCATCCTCCTGAGACACGGTGGAAGTAAATGGATAACCATCAACCATCCTATCGTTTACCGTATAAGTGCCACCAGTACCAGTACCACAATTGTTACGGGTAAATGTACGTGTATAAGTACCGGTATATACAGGAACCTTCTCACACTTACCTTTCACGTTAGCCACATCCTGACCTTGTGCCTCAACAGCGGCCTTAGCCTTGTTATTAGCATCCTCCTGAGACACGGTAGACCTGAAATCTCCTGTCACCATAGTCTCATCCACGACAACCTTGGTGCCGTACTGGGTCTCATCGCAATTATTACGGGTAAATTCCTTACTGTATTTACCATGATATACGGTCTTCTCCTTACACTCGCCCTCCAAGTTAGCTTGTTGTTGGGCGTTAGCCTCAAGATCGGCCTTAGCCTTATTGTCAGCATCCTCCTGAGAGATAATAGAGAAGTACTTACCAGCGGCTACAACATAAGTATAAGGTTGACCGATATGGAACTCATCGCAATTGTTTCTAGTGACTGTCTTCTCCATCCTAACGTTATAGTAGACGTTAGTCTGACAATCGCCACGCTCGTTGGTGATAGCCTGACCTTGCGCCTCCACAGCGTCCTGAGCCAGCTTATTGGCGGCATCCTGTGATACTGTAGAAGTGAACGGATAGCCGGTACACATCTTCTCATCCACGGTAAAGTCAACAGGCGTAGAACCTTCAGGACAATTGGTTCTCTGGAATACCTTAGAATACGATCCGGTAAATACCGGTATCTTCTCGCAATTACCCTTGATATTAGCTATATCCTGACCCTGAGCCTCTACAGCGGCTTGTGCTAACTTATTAGCCTCCTCCTGAGATACGATGGATCTAAAGTCTCCTGTAACCATCGTCTCATTAACAACCACATCCGTTCCGTATTGAGTGGAGTCGCAATTGTTACGGGTAAAGGTCTTGCTAAACTTACCATAATAAATATTCTCCTTAGGCTTACACTCACCTTCCAGATTAGCTTGTTGTTGACCATTCTTTTCAATATCCTCAAGAGCCTTCCTGTCGGCGTCCTCTTGAGAGATAGAAGACACGTACTTACCCTCAGGAACGATGTAAACATATTCCTGACCATCACTGAACTTATCACAATTGTTACGGATAAAGGTTTTCCTTTGCTCCTCGTTATACCAGATGTCAGTTATACACTCACCATGCTCATTGGCGTATGCCTGACCATTTAGGGCTATATCCTCCATAGCCTTGGCATCGGCGTCCTCCTGCGAGATAAATGATTTGTAAGTCCTTTCCTCGACCGTATACAACACAACCGATCCATGTTGGTTAGCCAAACAATCGTCCTTGGTAAACGGCTGAACCATCTTGATATTATAATAAACGGGCTTAGCGTCTTGAGCTATCATATACTCCTTAACAACACTGCCATCCTTTGACGTTATACGGAACTTAGCCGTACAGATCTGACCGGTGTAATTAGCCTTGTATACGATGTTAAGCTTATTATCGCCTACCCCATGGCTCTTGTCGTTAATGGCAAAGCAATTACCCTCAACGCAATTCTTATCTACTTCCCTTGCCATGTCAATCCTCCTCTATTCTCCATGAAACATTATCTCCGGCCTCTACCCTCACGATTTGAGTATCACCATCCTTATTAAGCGTCAACTTTTGCGGATCCACGTTAAAGGGTGGTTCCGGCTCCGGTTCCTCGCTGCCATCGCCGCAAGTGCAACATACCAGTTCAATATCATACTCGGTATTGGACTTGATATCGATAACGACCTGACCGTTCTCACTAGTCACGTTATCAAAGTCATGATCAAGTATAATATAAGGTATATCATTAGGTTGTTGATTGATATTAACAACCTTGCCATTCAAGACAAACATCTCATGATGCTCCTCGTTATCCATGTTCTTAGGCATGGCTATAACGAAGCTAGCGTCATACAGGTCAGTGGCTCCCGGATCCTCAGGATCGGCGTACACCACGTATCTGCTATCCTCGTCAGGTATCTTAACGGATAACCCGTTGACGTTCATAGACACCATATAGCATTTACTTACCGAACCACCAAGGGTAAGGCAGGAGGCCTTGACCGAGGCGGAGTTAAGCTTGGCGTTGATGACCGCCGTCCCGCCATCCATGTCAAACATGATATTGGCCGGATCTACGCTCACCCGCTCAATACCCTTCTGGGTTATGGTAGCGAGTTTCGTTACCTTGCCTTTCTCGACCGCTACGTAAGTCTCCCTAGGCAACCTACCCATCCATCCCGGCTCTACTTTAATAGCCACCTTATCAGGGCCGGTACCGGAAATCTTGTCGTAGGACACCCATGAGGAGCCTTGCTCGATCTTAGCAAGAATATCTTTTAAATTATTCATATCATTCCGCTTGAGTTATAGTCCATTTATCACTCTTACCTACGATAATCTCCAGAATCTGCTCACCGCCCTCAGGAGGATACTCGAAGTTAGTAGGCTTAATCTCAAACACGCTGGCGCCACCACAACCAAGATCACAGATCATATCCGGCAACCATCCCTCCTCGAAAAAACGCTCTATAAGCTCCCTGACGGCCTCTGAAAAAGAATCAAGCTCCAACCTATCTGCTGGGACAGACCCTTTCTTAAGTGTCTCACCACATACCCAACCGTCACACTCGGAAGCCAAGACCGTATCATACACTCTCTTAGCCATAGCATGAAGTATTTAAAATATTACTATTCAATGTAGTATATACGATATTAACATCAGCGAACTCATCGCCCATGCAATACCTTTTCTTGAACTTAACGGATCTACCAGAAACGACATATCCGTCATTAGGGACGATAGTACCACAATAGGTAACGCTGAGCACGTTCAACGGCTCGTATCTTAACCTGACAGCCTGAACGCCCTTGAACGAGTCACGCTGGATGGACGCCGTGGCGCCAGATACGGCAACCAGCTTCCTTACCAGAGACTCGATTACGTTATTCATGCCATCTCCGTTCCTGATATCTGCCTCAGGAAACGACTGACCATCATATATGATCTGGGAACTGTAGATACTACATTCGTTCCCCGGTCTATATTCCGGCTTACATGGATTACAATTTCTCATATTATCAAATTAATTTATTGATCATTCTTCTTAACTCGGATATCTCCGCATCTCTATCCCGTATAGCCTTTATCATAGCGTTAAGGACATCAGACATATCGCAATTAGGGGACAATCCCAGCGACTCCACACGAACCTTATCACCGGGGTAAATACAATCGGTACTCATGTACGTAGAGCACGGTACTTTCGTGTCGTCTACAGTAGGTCTGTATTGTTTTTTGTTGCAACCGTTCATCACCAAACCTCCTCTTCGGTTCCGCTATCCTCGCCGCTACCACCGGCGTTGACAAGCTCGTTTATAATCCTCTTCAAATCCAGAACCTCACGATGGTATAAATCTATCTGCTTATCCCTAGACGCTATAATACGCCTCAATGAGTCTATAACGACAGATATATCAGTACCTTTCTCTATACCGTCCACCACCAACTCATCACCTGAGTATAAGACGCATTTATCATATAAAACTATAGGACATCCATAGCCAACACAAGGCTCGTCCTGACAATCCCGATCGCAAGGATCACAAGGATCCTCGGGGCATTTGTTAAGAAACCTATCTATCTTAACACCATGACAGCATTCTTCAGGACGCTCCCTCGAATGATCATGACAACAACCACCTATATTACACATATTAATAATATTAATGTTTTTAGCAAAGATACGGATTTGGTTTAATTATAAGACAACATACGTTATTAAACAACGAAGCCGAGAATTATTCCCGGCTTCTACAAATTGTAATATCAATCAAATATTATCGTACAGCAAATCATATGCTAAACTCCCAAAAGCTAAAAATAGCAATATAAAAGACAGGTTAAATTCTATCATCCACTTCTGCCCATCGCCCTTGCCTATTCTCTTAGCGAAGCCTTCTCTTTTTAAGACCATCAAAGTAACAGGCTCGTCTTTTAAATCTATCCCAAAAGAAGAGAGGAACGATTTTATCACAAGAGACGACGAAGGATATTTGATAACATCAGATAATTTTATACTCTTGTTATCAATATCTCTAGCCTTATTCATCAAATCAGTTATACACACATACTTTTTATCCCTCATCTTTCTTCATATTTAATAAAGCCATAATTGTTCACGATATCACATAAATCCTTTTCGGATAAATCAAACCATTCTCCCAATCTTCTATATTTACTATATTTATCATGAATGACCGATTCTATATCTCTGTCAGACACAAACATCAATTTAACAAAAGGAGAAAATGTAGAAGAGCTTTTTATCCTCTTAAATGGATTAGAAGATCTACCTATTTTATATAACAGCGTATTCTCATCAAACGCTATATATGTTTTATAGGGCTTATCTCTTTTAGTGCAAATATTTTTCATAGAAAATATAGACAGATAAATATAATCTATATCAAGTATATCCATCAGTACCCTACATTTGTAAGGATCTTCAATAAAAAGCATATCCAATTTAAGTATTAAATCCTGAATACGAATATACTGATCATTATCCACACGAATAGTCTTTCCAGATAACGTATCTACCACCTCAACGCTATCTCTCATATTAAAATATTTACGTGAAAAATAATCCAAAATTACGCTATGCTCACAATCATCCATATTAATAAATCTGTTAAACTTATTAAACTACATACAAGCTTTAAAACATTCCTCAGGAACCCGAGGGTTCCCCTGGAATGTAATCCCGGTTAAGGGATAAGTCAGGATCGCTCCTGTTAGTACCCATCGCCAATGTTGGAAAGGGTTTCGCGTAGGCGGCACTGTTTCACCAAATACGCTACTCCTTTTAACCACCTGCCTTAGAGCAAGGAACTTGGGTAAACATCCCTTGGTAACTATATATTCCTGACCAACGTAGCCTCTATTTCAAGGCTTAGGCTAATAACCTGACCCTGTTAAAGGGTATATTAAAAACGACTAATAATTTTTATCGATTTTAATACTATTTGAGGTTATTATGGAAAACACAAACGCATTCTTACCAATAACATTGATCCTCTTGATCAATATTCTCAATCCATTTCTCGCACTCAAGATTAAGATCAGCGTACTCCTGCCCCTCTACCATCAAAACCTCACGGGCTTTGGCGTTGGCATCCTCAACTGATATCCATGATCTAAACCTATTGGCTTTGATAGAATAATATACCCTACCTGATTTATATCCAAACGGGCATACCTTCTCAAACCAATCACCGATCTTCGTATTATAGAATACAGGAGAGCAACTACCCTCTGCGTTAGCCTTCTCCTGACCTTCTTTCATGAACTTCCTATAAGCTAACGTATCAGCATCAATCTGGGATATATCGGATATGACGGCTCCGGCTGGCAATTCATACACAATACCTTCTTTACCTGATGTCCCAGCCTCACAATCGTTCTTGTAGAAAACGCCACGAAGAGGCTGTGAGGCCCAGTCCTTACAGCATGTCCCAACGGCGTTGGCCTCCCCCTGCCCGATCCGTCCAAGCTCCACCCTAGCCTTATCATTGGCATCTTTCTTGGATACATAAGAGACAAACCTGCCTTCCTCTATGCATACCTGCTCCTTGGACCCCCTACCGCTTACGCAATTGTTCTTGATAAACTCATCGCATACCTGATCATTATACCATACAGCCGGTATTATGTCGGCATATGTATTGGCGTAATCCTGACCGTTGGCATTGACATCATCCTCAGCCTTACTATCAGCCTCCTCCTGCGTATCGCCAAAATAAACATCGGCCGGGACCCGGTAGTCAACAGAGCCGCCCACGTACCCGGCAGGCGGGTTGTTTCTGGTGAACGTCCGTACTATTTCTTTATTACCGTATACCATTATGATTCACTTTGTCACAAAGATACAATTTAAAATCAAATTACAAAGGAAGAGCCTTTTTGCTCCTCGGTAGTTATATATCCAAACTCAATCATTTTAGCTATATCAATCTCCAGCTCCATCAACTCCTTAGCCTTGGCCTCCTCGCCAACGGAATTTCTTATCATAGTCTCATGAAGACCGTAAACTATTATATTCAAAGATCTAGCTAAATCCTGTATTTTATCTTTAAACCTTGATGAGTCCACGATTTTAGATAAAGCGGAAGACATTCTCTTATAAGCATCACCGGCCTTATCCCTATAATCTATAAGCTGGTCATGAACAAATCTGATAACTTGAACCTCAAACCTCGGATTTATCCACATAGCGAACTTGATAAACAGAAATGGATGCATCCACACCTGTTTCTTAGGTCTTCCTGATTTACCTGGTTCTTTTACAGTAGATCTCTTAACTAATTGATTATCAATTTTTGGGCATTTTTGCCCAAAACTATCAACAGACAATTCCTCTAATAACGCATCAATAAATTCCTTCGTTTTAGATGATGACAAAAATACATCCATCTTCCTTTGTTCATTACCTTCTAAAGAGTTCCATTGTCTCACTAATTCATATGCTTCGAAATAACCATCACTAGTTCTTTGAAAAACGTTAAAATCACCCATTTTTCTCGTCAAAACATTAACCGTCTTCATTTTTTAGTCTAATTTTGAGATTAATAATTAAATAGTTTATGTCCGCTCCCTCGTGAGAGTCGGCGGACATACAAAAATAGCCAATTGGTGTGACAAACACAATCCAATTGGCTATTTTTAATATCCTAAAATCAGGACATTAATTACCCATTACAAATCTTATCCTCCAAAGCATAAAGAACTTTCGCTACGGTCTTATCACCACTTACCTTCACGCAAGACTCACCAAGATCCCGGACATCTATAGCCTCCCTGATAGTTGTAAATTTTATAGTAAAACATAGTAAACTACTTAATTTTAAACGCTTCACCGGGACTCGCAACCTCATCCCTCAGCGTCCGATTATAGAGGATATCAACTCCTACCCTCTTGATATTCAAAGCGGCGTTAAGATCCCTGTCAAGGGTCAAGCCGCAATTCTCACAGATAAAAGTCCTGTCCGACAAAGTCAAGTCATCCTTCTTCCAACCACAATTACTACAGGTTTTGGAGGAAGGATAAAATCTGTCTATGACAGATAGGGTCTTTCCATACCACTCACACTTATACTCAAGCAAGGACCTGAATAGGCTGAAGCTGGCATCGGATATAGAATTGGCTAATCTATGACTCTTTAACATGCCTGAGACGTTCAAGTCCTCAATACATATCGTGTCGTAGTTATCGACAAGATAAGTGGTTAGATTATGTAAGAACCATAATCTCTTATTAGATATCTTATTGTACAATCTAGCTATTCTAAGCCTATTCTTATGCCATCTTCTACTACCCTTGACTTTTCTTGACATATGCTTCTGAATCCTTGATATCTTGGATTGGTTTTCTCTAAGATGCTTAGGATTATCTATGACAACTCCATCAGATAAGGTGGCGAATTCCTTTATTCCTAAGTCTATACCTACCTCCTTACCAGTCTTAGGTTTCTTGGTTATCTCGCAATCAACGGTTATAGACACGAAATACTGATTAGAGGGATTCTTAGATATAGTACAAGAAATAATCTTACCGTTATCAGGTATATTCCTGTCAACAACCATCTTCACCCATCCTATCTTCTCAATTCTGATCCTGTCTCCCTCTATCCTGAATTTCTGGTTAGGAAGTCTATAAGACTGGGTATTACCTTTCTTCTTAAACGAAGGCCTGCCTATCTTCTTTTTCCCGTTCTTGGAGAAATACTGTTTTACGGTCTCCTTGAAATCCATCACCTTCTGTTGGATAGCCGCTGCCGATACCTCGGATAGCCAAGGTCTATCTTCTATAAGATCAGACTTTTGGATAATACTAGGCTTAGGATTGTCTTCCTTATCATAGGAATTAAAAGAAGCTACATTGGCATTCCAAATAAGACGCACGCATCCAAAGGTCTTGGAAAGCGATATCTCCTGAGACATATTTGGATATATACGATATTTGAATGCCTTTATCATGCCTCTAATTTAGTAATTATGCTATTGATTTACAATATAATTAAGTGATATTTATAAAGTTTTTATCATACTAGTAACCTGTTAATATGTTCCTTTAACGATCTTATCTCATCCGGGCATAACCCGCAATCATTATCGCATAATGACCTTTGTAGACGAATTATCTTGCCCCAATAAGATAAATCAGGCTTATTCCCGATCCTGTACCTATGATACCTCATGTATCCACTCCATTGACAAGACAGCCATTCGTCTACGACCCTACATAGGTCTATTCTATCAAGGCTTGATATACTTTGCGCGCCCATCGAGTATCTCCTTTCTCATTTCTTGTACCTCCTCATCAGGCGGGCATCCATATGGCAGGTTCTTGATCCACTCACGGATCTTCTTCTGCATGTTGAGATAGACGATACCCACGTCACCTATGGTACGGGTCTGTTTGTATATGCTCACCACGTCACGCTCCATGGTCTTCAACGGATCGAACATGACCATACAACCGGCGGTGCTCCTAGAAGCGTATTCCATATCGCTAACAACGGTAGAGGAAGTACGATTCATCATACTTCTCTCAATCCTTTCTCTCTCGGCCTTTAACGCCTTTTCCTTACAAGTATTACAACCCACGACTAAATATTTTTATGTTTAACAATCCACGCAATTAGTAGCCATCTCAAGAAGCTCTCCGACACGATCAATGATCTCATGAGCCGCCTCTATATTATCCAACCTGACGTTAGCCTCAGCCACGACCATAAGCGTCTCCATCTCCTGTATCTTATTTATAAGATCCTTATCCTTGTCCTCGCATAGGATATCAGTCTTAATCCATAGCCGATCAAGACGTCTGCGTATAAGATCCGTCTTAAGATACTTGCGACTGAAGTTGTAAGTAGAAGGGCTACCTATGATCTTGATATCATATATACCATCAGGTAGATCAAGGTACTTGACATTACAATCATCGTAATTAAAGCAATTGAGGCCTAATGTTAGGCTAGTAAAGGTATTGACCTGATTCTTGCCAAGGAACAACGTAACGGGGTCGGACATGCCCGGCGTAGTGATCTCGATAATCGCCTTCCTGTCCTCCAGTAGCCCCCACTCGGACTCATCCAATACCTGAAGCACCTTAGGATCACGTGTCTCTAGTACCTGAAATGACAGCCGAATATCATTCATATTAACCTTCTTGTCGTACCGGCACAAGCTATCGTCATAACGAGCCTGCATATCAAGATCCGGGACATCGGTATAATATGTCTTGACCTCATGCCCGTTGATAAATACCGATGTTATCTGGCAAACATGAGACCTAGCGACATCGAAAAACACCATCCTTACATTACCCTCATAATCAACGCCAGATGTCGGGTATGTCAATATCTGGGTATTATACTCACCATCGTTACGTCTAGCCACGACAGTAATTACGATAGGTTTTTCTATATCGTAATCATCCATGATAATTCTAGCTGCGAACTTATCATGAATTATCTTCGGTATGATATTAATCTGATTCATCTCGTATCTTTTTCACAAAGATACTAATTTGGTCAACATCACAAATACAATCATAAGATAAGAGAGGCAAGAAGATCGTCCTCGCTAAGAAGAATGCCTCCGTTGATAGCCATGAATATAGCTAGGTAAAGATAAAGAGATCTTAGATCGTATTTAAGCATCCTCCCTCTAAGGGATACAATAAACTTGTTAAGGTCAGGGTTGTCCCCGGCTACAGACATATAACTCTTAAAAAGGAACGTATCGTATATAGGATCGGATGTAGATGGATCGGTATCATCATAAGAGAAGTCACATATCTCCACCCATAACCTAATAGACTTAATGATCAAATCCTTTACAATAGACTTATTCACCATACAACCGAATCTTACCAAAGCCACGATATCACCCCACTTCTGCCCAGATACATCCTCAACAATATACATAGCCCCATTTAGCGGATCTTTCACAATAGACGATAAAACACTCTTACATCCAATAAAATCAGATAGCTCTTGAATGTTAAACATATCATTATCATGGTTAAAGATGACATATATATCACCACTTCTTACAATAATAAGATTACTCATCACGAATCCTCCACAAAAGAATTAATATCAAAACAGTCATCATAAGAGCATAGGGCAGGCTCATATCCTTCCTTGCCATCCTCTATGTCAGAAATAGCTCTATCAGCAATAGATCTTAACTCTAACAAACTTACACCTAAAAAATCTAAGGCCTCTTTCAAGTACTTATATAAGGACGAGGTTTTAATTTCCTTAAACCCCTCGTGAATCAAATGACTATTGAATATACTGAAAAGAACTTTATCATTCCTACCGTCAAACCTTTTACCATTGTTTTTAAGACTACCATCAGAGTCAATCATCTTCCTTATCTTACTCGCAGATCTGGTATTTATGATATTCACCATAATCATAACTTTGTAATCAACAGCGGCTCTTCTAGCTTTATTAGCCCTCCCCTTTGAACTTACAGGTGCATTGTCCTCGCCGCCAATATACCTGAACTTAGCCTTGCCTACAAAGCATGATGGATAAACCTTGCGAATATTCCACTTATAATTATAATCACCGATTGATCTCATGATCGACAACTCGCTATCAACTACCATCGATACCATCTTATAAGCCTTCTCAAAACACTTAAACGATCCTACATACTCATAGATAAACCGGTACGTCATACCTAGCTTAAAATCTTTATCAGATATCCTATTAAACACTATAGCTCTATCAAAGTTGATGATAATAGCCATAGGTTATTATATACTATTTTACACCATATATGTTGTAAAACATACACATGTTATTTAATTTCACATTCTTCTTTTCTAATTTTGTCTCACTCAATCGAATCATATAGTCCCTTGTTTCGGACAAGACGGTTGAGCAAAAGAGGTCTTTGATATAAGGTTTTACCCTAAAAAAATATTCGTTGGGTAAGTAAAATCAAAAACGTTTTGTTTAGTAAAAGAATCCGGCGATCTCACTTTTGAGCAACCGGTAGAGGGTATTGGTGATACCCAGTATGATGTTTCGTACAAATGCATATCATTTCTCATTTTTTTTGGTGTAAAATGGTATATAATCACCTAGCCATAATAATCTTAAGCCTAAAGTAGGGAGGTATATAAATATCATCAGGACTGATGTTCCTAGGATTAGCCGTGGTATAATCAGCGCCAGCGAAAGTATCTCTACGTTTCTTGAAATTACGCGGATATATAGGCTGACCTTTAGATAGCTTAATGCAAGTACACCCCTCATCTACCTGCTTCTTCTCAGCCTCGGTATACACCGGAAATTCCTTTATCATAGAAGAGCATTTCCTTATATAATTCAAGTCGAAATTCATATTGTTCATATTTTGCCCACTTCAAATATAAGCAAAATATAAGACCTTTAAAAGAATAAGATGAATTAATTTTCCCATATATCACCATTATTATTTCATTTCTTTGGTGTTTATGATAGTATAAAGAAAAGGATCCGTTTTGTTATATTGGACACATTGTATTGAGCCATCGGTGATAAGATTGCCATTATTGGCTATAAAGAGATCGCCAGAGGGAATAGGATTCCCCTCTACCTTAAAATTACCATTGAATCTCATTAAGAACCTAGTATGATCGTCAATCACCCCCCCCTAGTATATTCAATCATTCTTCGTCTCATAAAACCTTCATCTTTTTTAGTAAATATATTAAGCCCAATAATATCAACAACACGCTAATTGATGTGACAGCTATCGGCCATCTTGACTCCTTCTTGTCATCTACATCCTTATGTTCGATGTCTGTCTTCTTGTCAATATCCTTAACACCGGTAATCGTCTTATCAATGCCAAGGGAATCGGCCGTCACCGTGCTGTCCCGCCGGCCAATGACGATATGGGTATCTGTCCGCGAGGACACCGGCCGTTCCCCCGTGGCAGGATCAACATCCTTGCCCGTATCGAATTTCCTCTCAGTTATAACGATATCAGCATTAAGATCAGATGTCTTGATCTCTACGATCCTCCGATCCATGGCCTCATCTATCATCGTCTCTATCCTGCTTATCAAACGATTATCTATAGACGTGTCGCTAACCTGCCTCCTGCTTCCACAAGAGGACAGGAATAGCGACAGACCTAAACAAAAAACAGCCTTAAGACTTATCCTTAACCTTATCATCAGCAATCTTCTTTATATCGTCAAACATCTCGTCAGGTATGTTTTTAGAGAAGCCAAACATCTTGAATACGTTTATCCTATTGAATACAGCCTTGAACACCTTAACCAGATAAGCGTCAGCAAAAGCATCCCCTATCGTATTCAGGAAAAGCATAACATATCCAACAAGAGCTATATACACCCCATATTTGGTAACGGTAAGTATCATGCTAGCCTCCTCCTCGATCGGGTATAACGTCTTATATATAACACATAATGTCATTACTATAAAACAGGACAAAGCGAACTCCTTAAGAATATCAGTAAACCTGACCTCCCTAAACCATCTCTTAAAACTAAACCGTCTTCTACGACTTCGTCGGAGCTTCCAGCCCCTTACGCTTTGCGCTAACCTAGCCAAGAAATTCGCTATTAATACTATAAGTAATACAATCAATAAATGATGTACTGGCTGGAAATAAGCCCAACAAGAGGCACCATACGCAAGCGCAATATTCCACAAAGCCCCTACTCGCTCTATCATGTCTTTGTCTTTCATTTTATACCCTACTCGCAAAGTTAACTACTATACCATTAAGCACCTAAAACACCACAGCATGTATACCGTTCCTAGTATCAAGGCTATCAAAATGCAACCAACCCACCTTCCCTTCAAGCCGGAAAGGATATGGTAACATATCTTGATGATCCAAAATCAAGCCTCTGGCCTGTTCCGCCGTCATTGACTTGACATCGAAATCACCAGCCTTACCCAATACATGAGCGGATAGATAAACATCTTTCTTATCCTTAACTATCTGGCAGATGTTGCATCTAAGACCACGTTGGGAAAACTGCCCCTGCTTGTCCCAATTATTACAATACATAGGCTGTTTAATTATATCCCTCCGTAATATAAGAAGATTATGGAGAAACGCTGTATCAAGAAACTGCCACGATCTGTCCTTCCACTTATTGTACGTATGAGGACATACCAATTCTACTATATCAAAATACAATCCAAGTTCTTTTATGATATCATTTCTATCCATATTAAGCCGGTTTTATCGTCCATCTCTGGGCGTAGTTATTTTTTAGCACATATATCTTCTCCATAGGTGTAGCGGGAGACCCGTTGGACGAGCCTTTCACGAATCCATCTGGGGCCTGCTCCGTGCCGGAAGGACGCTGGTTTTCGGTTGGATAAGTAGCAACATACATGCTTACCGAAAGACTATAGAACTGGTTCCTCTTCCCATCCTTAGCCACGGATGTCATAGTAATCTGATCCCATCCTACAACAAGGTCGTAGAAAGAGTTCACGAAATCATCTGATCTTTTTTGGCTATGAGTGGATGCATCCACGTTAAACCGTGTAATAGCCCTCATCTCATAAATATAATCCGGAAGCTTATCCATTCTAAGACTATTGCTATGAGCTGCAATGAAACTAGTAAGATGTTCCAATCCCCTTCCAGACATATTATCATCATTCCAACCCGTCCTCCTTTCTCCACTTACCCAGTCATTTAAAAAATGAAAATCAGTAATGTTAGGATTTATCTTATCTACCTCGAAAAAAGGAGGGGTATTTATATCAAAATAATTCCACATATCAGAAGGGCCAGGATGTATTCTCAACGAAGTTAATTTAGGAAGATCATTAAACTCCTTTATATACCTATCCAAATAACATGAGGACAATTCAAGGGATTGAAGATTTTTCATATTCTTTATATTCCTTATCCCGCTAGATTCTATATCCCTAAGATCAAGCATATTAAACATATTTAAATAATATACCTCTGTCTTACTGGTTATAGCCTCAGGCATTACGGTCATTCTTTGCCCTATATTTTGAAGATCAATATAAATTAATTTTTTGGATCTTGACAACTTGTCTACAGGTATACCGTCATTAACATACAGCGTATGGGATACGACCAAAAACTCAAGTCCTGGTATATCCACAATCGGGAAAGATGTCATCTTGCAAACTTGGATATTGGCATAATAAATATCACAAGTAAAATCTATCGACACAGCCCGTTGTACATCCCTCCTCCCATCAGCGTAAGCATGATTATCTATAGGTACGTATTGCGATCCATCCTCCTTCCTGAACCACCACGTAGTATTGGGATTTTTCCTGTGTTGTATTGCCAAAGAACGGAATATGATACGATAATTATCCTGCCCTTGAACCTTGGTCATAGGAAACTGTTCCTTTATTCCATCCCCCCAATCCACATTAGCCATACCGGGCTTTCTGGATCTAAACTCGACAAACGTATTATAAGGATGACTAACGACAGGATCAGGTACATAATTATAATCATCGGTATAATAATTTCTAAGTGCCCTATCCCATGTAGTGAACCACACGAACTTGTTGGATGATGCCTCGTATTTATATAATGTCTTAGCCATTACCTATCCTGTTAAAATATTCTACAATAACATTCCTATCCAATCCCATAGAATCGCATAAATACTCCCCTTCAGGTTGACCCCCAAACGATAATACCTTATCCGTATCATGAGCTAAAACATCTCCATTGCCTACAAAGGTACGCCCATCGTCAAATACGATAAGCTTATATGGATTATACGACCTCGTATCAATATCAGAAGATCGTATTGACCTTAACACCGAAGCCTCTGGCGCCATACTAAACCTCCATCCATAATTATTCATAAGCACATAAACCATCTCCATAGGAGTCGACGGAGAGCCATTAGACTGACCCTTTATAAAACCAGAAGGCGCCTGTAATACGCCACTAGGTCTTTTATCAACAGGCTCGGCAGCCAAATATATACTTAGATACAATCCATAAAACTGATTCCTTTTGCCATCGGAAGCGGAGGAGGACATAGTGAGATAATCAAACCCCATCACCTTCTCATATAATGTTGATATAAACGTATCACATCGACTTTGGGTCAACAAGGAGATCTGCATATAAAAACTACTCATAGATCTCATCTCATATATATAATCCGGTAGATTACTTACATCTATATTACTATAGCCATATGAGGCGGTAAGGCTAGTGATATTTTCCAGCCCCTTGCCGATCATATACGGATGCCAGCTCACGACAGACCCATACCATCTATTTATATGGTCGAAGGTCCTTAAGCTAGGATTTATCTTATCCACCTCATCCATAGCCGGGCATGTATTAGGGTCAAACGATGGCATGGCCACTCCCGGGGATATATATAATTCTTTTAGCTTGCTAAAAGACAGCCATTCCCTTGGATATACCCTAACCCTGCAACCTGCCAAAGATAATGTTACAAGATTAGGCCACATAGAGGGGAATTTCCTTATATTAGAAGACTCCGTATCATTAAAATCAGCCGTTCGACTTAAATTAATGCCTTTTAACTTAGTCAACCTATCCCAATCGTCTGGTATGGATGTCAATGCCCCTACACCTAATTCTTTAAGTGTTATATACTCTATATTTACCGATCTACGTATCCTGTCTTTAGGGATATCGGTTATATTCCCGTCGCCGGTAATGGATAAAATTAAGTTGATAATACTTGGGGCGTCTAATATCGGGAACCCTACCATCATTATCCTTGTTGTTTGAACGTATGTAATATCATTCGTAAAAGTCATAGTAATGACCCGCTCTTTATCTAGCCCATCAGCGTAAGCATGATTAGGCGCAGGGATATACTCACTCCCATCTTCCTTATAAAACCACCATGGATGGCTATCCGGATTCTTACGATAACTTATATCCCTTCTCCTGAACATCAACCTATATCGCCCGTATATGGATTCGCTCCTGTCCTTCACGAAAGGAAATTGATCTTTATTCCCGTCACCCCAATCGACCTCGCACATGCCTGGGGTCTTGGCATAAAACTGTATACTCTCATTGTAATTATTAACATCCAATATAGGATCAGGCACGTCATCAGTAGTATCATTCCTGCTAACGCCCCTAAAAGCATATTTGCCTTTAGTAAAAAAGGTTATAGAGTCTTTATTCGTATCCTTACATATCAGCCTCATACCTCTCCCTCCTCTATTCTCCTGAAATACTCGACAACCGGTGAACTGTCCAATCCCAGATCGTTACAGATATCTATAGCCTCGTATTTGTCAGCGAAATTATACTTACTCATATTATCATCCAATACATCTCCGCTTAACACGGATACATGGCCGTCCTTTACGCCAAGAACGAACGGGGTGATCCTAGCCTTCCCAGCCCGCCTTGCCCTCGTAAGGGCGACCTTAGAAGCCGGGGCAGGGGCCAAGACCCATGTCTGCCCGTAGTTATTGGTAAGCACATACACCTTCTCCATAGGCGTCGTAGGATTACCGTTGCTAACACCCTTGACAAACCCCTCAGGGGCTTGATAAACGCCAGACGGTCTCTTATTAGTAGGAGTTGCGGCAGTATATAAATCTAAGGTAAGTTTATAAAACTGATTCCTGTTACCGTCAGAAGCCGTCTGTGACATCGTTATATAACTCCACGACATTATCTTATCATAAAACGTGTTAACGAACGTATCAGCCCTCTCCTGCGTATTTATAAATCTACCTGCATCACGCAAAGTCCATATCCTAAATTCCCTTACCTCATACAACCAATCTGGGAGATCATCCACCGGCACCACTCTTGAAGAACAATACGTATTATGGATCTTATTTAACTTCCCTCCTACCAGATCTTGTTTCCATGAGCTACCGTTAGCCATAAAAATAACGCCTGTCTTATCATCTCCAACCTTATCCACCTCATCAAATACAGGTATATTATTCCGATCGCTTATAATGCTTATACTTTTTGCTGGAATAGAATTAAAAGCCGGATCATAAGAAGGAATGTTACACCAGTTGAAGTTAAAATCAGTAAGATTCTTCCATCCAGAGAACCTTCTCCAATTAGAATCAGGATCATCCCCAAAGTTAAAAACGCTATTGCATCCGAAAGACCTCAGATCTTTCATGTTTAAAAAACCTTCTGGCCAATTACTCCATACACCAGGATGAACAAAAGCTCCCATCTGTATATTACGAAGATTAACGCTCTTGCTTATCCTGTCATATGGGATATCTCCATTTTTTAAAACGGACCTGACCATAGCCAAATAAGTTATATTAGGTAGATTAATCACAGGAAACTCATGGAGGACAATACCCTCCATATTGAACTCCCTGTCGATTACGTTAGAGAACCTCATCGTAACCTCCCTACGCCTAATATCGCTATACTTATGGGAAGGAACCGGTATGTATTGTGAGCCATCCTCTTTCTTAAACCACCATACGGTATCATCCGGATTCTTCCTATACTCAATGTCAAGAGACCTGAATACAATCCTATAACTACCATCAGATATCTTAACTAAAGGATATTGATCCTTTGTCCCGTCACCCCAATCGACGTCCACGAATCCTGGATTGTTTGCCGAGAACCTGAGATTACGATTAAAAGCACCATAATCTACTATCGGATCAGGTACATAATCAGCATCCTTCCCATTATAACAAGGGAATCGGTCCTCATTAACTATAAACGTGACATAGGACGCTACCGTGTCGTATCCTGCCAAAAAAGCCATAATATTAATTAATTGAGGTTATATCATAAGACACCCATTCATTGTAGCCGTTAACCATCTCATATACCTTGTTGATGGTCTTGCATACGACAGCAAATCCGATATCCACGTTAGGGAACTTCTCGTTAAGCTCATCAATAGTAAGTTCCCTGACAATACTCTCATCCCACTTCCTCATCTCCTTTACCTCCATAAGGATCGGTTTTCCGGTTACGCCTACGCTCATCACCCATTCTCCCTCACGGTTGGAATCAGCCAGATCCGGGAAGATCGTAACACCAAAAAGATCGGAGAGGGTGAAGGTCTCACCGGTACGGGTGAAGGACGCCGCCGCCCCAGACGTAAGGACCACCTCGTTCACGGCCAACAGGCTCGTAAGTTTCTTGGCTCCTCCTGATACCGTGGCGTTAAACACGACAGTAACATTATCGATAGCGCTATTAACGAACTTGATCTCATCCTTATCGCTATTTATAGCTTGTAAACGTGATCCAGATACGATATTCACGATCTCATAGTTCTTGTCATAAGTGCTCTGTAGCGTCACATTACCGTATTTAGTATCGATAAGAGTAATCCACTTAGCCTTGCCTCCTACTACCTCCACAAGCTTATAGAACACGTCATTACCGTCAGCGTCAACCCATCTAGCTATAGCTCCAGGAGTGAAATTAGTCACCTCCCGATCTTGGGTATAACTAACGGTGCTTTCCGTAGGCTTATTGGCTAAAGTAACGTAAAGACATTGTTCTACGTCAGCCTCCATCTTAACTATCCCAGCTCCATCGTAATAATAATCAGGTACGTTTTTCTCTCGTATCAACAAGATGGTACCTTCCTTAAGCTTGTCGGCATTGATAGGATCATCCACAAAAGACTTCATCTGGATATAGGTATCAAAGATGATCGACGTACTCTTATCCTCTATCTTCTGGTTGATATCATCAACAATATTATTAATCTCATCTTTCGTATAATAAGGAGACAAATCCACCTTCGGACCTTCCTGCTCTAAAGCCTGAGCTCCATCCCACCAATAATCAGGCACATCCTGCTCCCTGATCCAGAAGCTGTCCCCCACACGGAGCTTAGCCGTGTTCTCCGGAACCTCCAGCCACTCATTCATGGCATCGACCGTATCAAAGATATACGCCGTGTTCTTGCCCTCGGCTATACGTCTTACGACAGCCAACTCGCTCTCGACATCGCTAAGTCTTTCCTTTATATTATTGATCTCCCGCTCCAGCTTATCATAATTATCCTCCTGATCTATAGCATCGCCTATAGACATATAGATCTCATTGGTGAGCTTATTATAAGTAATACGGGCTACTTTCTGATAAGAAGTCTTATATGTACTCGCCCCCTTACTAGTATTGCAGATAAAATCATATGTGTTTTGATATACGACAGATCCTCCGGTATTGATAAAGTTATACCCATCCTGTCTCATCGTACCGCCCTTATACCCTACAAGCTCAAAAGAACACTTACCAGTACCTTTGGATCCAAACCATGTGGAGTAGGCTATAAACTGAGTCTCTTCAGGTAATATATCATAATATTGAGCACGAAGATCCTTTACCGACATCCATACACATTCCTTGCCTGATCCGGTATTGTCTCCTCCCCATTTAAGTACGCTTCTTACATGATCGTCATTATTACCGGGACCAGCGAATCCTACGCCTAAATTATCTATGGTAGGAACATTCGAGTTAAGAGCCTCTGTCATGGTATCCAAGTCCCTTCCGGAACTTTCGTCCCACAAATATCTGAACGTAACGAAATCCACGTCACCGATCTTAATACCGCCGGTATTGCTAGGATATGTTTTAGTCACCAGCTCATAATACCACTTTCCGCCCCTAAACGTGACTCTTATTCTCTCCACTTGCCTTGGAGATATGGATACGTATGATCCTCCAACAGAGACACTGGCGTCATCTTCGGCACGGGTAGCGCCTTCCTTTGGCTCCTCCGGGTCTACCGGAGTATAGATCGTGGCTTGCTTATCACCTGTATTGATGACAACGATATAATAGCTATCACCTTCCAGACCTTGCTCATGAGCCATCGTAACAAACCCCTGTTCGCTTTCCGGCCTCCATTCGACCACAACCATATGTTTGTCCATAGGTATGCCAGATACGCTATTAACGTAGTTGGTTGATGACATGAAAACAGCATGGTCATCGTAAGCCTGATCCACACGCTGATGTTTGGTAGCCAGACTATCAAGACGTGATATCTCAATGGGGTCGATAACCTCAACCCCATTATAATCATACCACTTATATCCGATCATCGTATTCTCACGACGATACTTTCTTTTTCTAATGACCTCACCGCCAGCCATGGCGTCGATCACATAATAATCATTGCATGTTCTTACCATAACATCACGGATTAACAAGTTTGACATAAACAAGCCACGATAGTAGCGCCATCAGGAATAGAGGTCAGCGTAGTTCCTACAGGGTAGGTCTGGGAGGATGACTCCAGCACCATCACCGACATCCGCTCAACGACCATATCATTATCCACCAACCTGCTTCCCTCCACATAGAACCGGCCATCGGCTACCTCATAGCACTCGCGTACCGGGACCATATGTCTTTGGCTTTTATCCGCATAATCACAGATCGTGATCTTGGCTCCCTCTGGGATAGAATTAAGCTCATCACCAGCACTATAATCAGGGTGATCGGAATACACGACATACAATATGGACTTAATATCCTGTAACGCCGGATTAACCGTCCTGAATCCCTTTAAATGGATTTTATGACCACCAACCTCATAGCAGTCATCTACCTCCATGATATTAAGGTCACAGCTGATCACCGTCCAGCCTCTTACCGTATCTTGGGTAGGGGTGGTGTTTGTAGGATGATCAGGATCGGTTGACTCCACGATCTTATAATCAAACTCCCGGACATTAAGCTTATAGTCAATAGACTCCTGACGCCTTATCTTAACCGTACCATTCCCTGTATCATAGCAGGTATCTGTCGTATCCAAGAACCGATTTTCCATATCAGGCATCTCACACTCAACCCTACTCCATTTATTAATCATAGAGGAGTTAATATCGCCTACCTCATATTTATCGTCCTCTGACTGCGTAACCTCGTAGAAATGATAATACTCATATCCTAAAGAGTTATATATAACTATATTATGGATCTTAACCCGTTTATCGTTCTCCGTGACATAACACTGATCGTAGTAAGATACATGCCTGTCACGAAGGTTCTCAAGCTCGCAAGGAGATCTCTTCCATCCAAAAGGGATCTCATCATATTCCTGATCTATTAAGATAGTGCCGTCCTCGCTCTCACGTACAATATACTTGGCTTTCCTATCACCTAGATCACCGTCATAAGAGACAACCTTATCCACCTCAATACGCTGTCCTTTGAAAGCATAACACTCACGATATACTTGAACGTTTCTATCCTCCATATCCGTGAAATCACATGGGACCAAAGAGAAACTCTCTGGAAGGGTAGCTAAGTCGGTCCCCGGGACGAAGCTGGCGTCATCCGAATCAAGGACCTCGAAACGGGTGTATCTGGCCTTTATCTTGGAGTCATAAGAGACCAGTCTACGAAGCTTGACATTACCATTGCCCCCGTCATAACATTCGACATAAGACTTGATATCACGCTCCTCCATATCATCAAAATCACAGACAGCCCTTACCCACGTATCTGGCAAGGAACTGAAGCTGGCGCCCTCAGGCTGTGACGGATCGGTAGTCTCCAGGACTTTATAACTCTTATCCCTAACCCCTATATTCCCGTCCCATGACGTGAGAACCTCCAGCTTCACCTTACCGGCCGGTGTCTTATAACATTCTACAGTTACCTCAATATCCCGATCCTCCATATCCGTGAAGTCGCAAACAACCTCAACCCAGTCATCACTTATGCTGGTAATAAACTTACCTACCGGGTTCTCAGGATCGGTACTTTGCTTGACGCGATACCATTCCTTTCTGGTACCCATCTCATAATCAAATATCTTATATCCCTCTATCTGTACTCTCCCGGTACCGGTATCAAAGCATTTAAGAACCGGTATTATCTCCCTTTGAGTCATATCAGGGAAATCACATACTATACGATTCCATGTGTCGGGGATAGCGTCATACTCCGTACCGATAGGATTGCTATCGTCAGTCGTATTCACCACCTCATAATGGGACACCTCAGGGTTCAGGCGGGGGTCAACTGACTCTACACCCTCGATCTGAACCTTGCCTCCTTCCGTGGCATAACATTTACTTACGAATATCAACTCCCGATCAGTCATCTCGGCTATACTACAATCTATAGCCACCCATTCGGCAGGAACCTTATCTAATTCCGTACCGATAGGAGTATCGATATCTGATGAATTGATGATAAATATCTTCTCAGCCAGTATCTCTCCCTTATTATTCATATAGGTATGGATACGAGCCTCTACCTGACCACCCGGTGTCCGATAACATTGGTTAACGATCGACACACGGGCGTCCTTGATGTTAATGAACTGATAGTCCTTTCTAGGGACATCGCTTACAAGTCTCTTTACTCCTTTATCATCGAAGTACACGTAACACCCGTCATTTCTCATCATGACCGGATACGTCTTTCCGTCTATTACAACCCCTGAGAAGTCATCTGGCGGAACGGAGAAACCCATACTCCCAAATATGGAAGCCAGTCTCTTTAGATACTCATTAATGCCTGACATATTATAACATTTTAGTTCTTATGCCTCAAAGTTAATAAAAAAGGGGAAAGAATTGAATCTCTCCCCTTTAGGAAATATATGAACGCAAAAAAGGTTCTTTATTTCGGCTCGGTTACGATAGCCGGACCAAGACCAGCAGCCGCCCCGATCATATTGATCATCTCCTGAACACCCTCATGAGCGCCATAGCGTACACGTAAGATCAGGTTAACCGGATCATCGGCGATAACCTTTCCGAATCCCTGAGCGTATCTATGAGGATTGAGCGTAATCTGGAAGTCAACGTACTGAGCCGTTTGCTCTACACGACTATATTCGTTCATGAACGTCCGCCCCATGAAATCCTGATGTTTCGGGAAGCCGTTGAAATGAGCGTAACCCTTCAACTCATCATCCATCATATTGCCGCCTACGTGAGTACGCGGGGCTTTACTGGACAGTCTCTCGAAATGGAGTTGATCCCACCAGATAGGAGAACCCTCATCCAAAGAATCGGGGTAACCGCCACTAGCGCCTACGATCTCCACGCTATCCTCGATATATGTCATTTGATCCATCAAGCACTCTGACGGAGATAATAACATTTCCTTGCCACGGAAACGGATACCGCACTTGCAGTTAGTGCCAAGTTCCTGAGCCGACTCCAATTTCTTCCACATACGGTTGCGGTAGGACGCCGGAGCCTTGCTGGTGAAGAATCCCTCGAACACCTTGTCACACTCATCACACAACATATTGGTATATACCTCTGTCTGGAAGCTATGCTGGCAAGCAGCAGGAGTGCCGTAATCAGTGATCTCCAGTTCCGGGAACGCCTGCTTAATTTCCTCCAAAGCACTTTCACCACACTCGTTGTCCGGGATCGTGATATAATACTTCTCCTTAGATACCTTGCAAGATCCGCAAGCTGACCATGAAGCGGTACGAACCGTAGGATTCTCGCACATATCGGATGTTTTAGCCACATAGTAGATGATAGCTGTAGGATTGGCCTCCACGAAAGTAGAAATCTCCTCATCCGTCAATTTCTTTGAAGTAGCGGCGATATACAAACCCGATCCCTTGATCTGGCTCATCTTATTAACCGTATCAGCTACCACGTCAGGTAAAGATTCTACCGTAGTAGACATATCAACACCATCATCCTCCAAAGAAATAGAATAAAGATAACCACCCTTAACTTCCGTATAATTAGGAGGACAATCTGTACATCCTTTCATGATAGAGATAAGACGTTGGGTATAGTCAGCAGGTTTAGCCCCTTTCTTCATAACCTTATAACGTGACATGCTACCCTCAATAGTCTCTCGTACGATCTTCAACCCCGGATATTGGGCGCGAACCTCATCCAAGGCCAGATCATCACCAGTATCACATACCTCCATACAATAGAAGTTGACATCTTCCGTCTCAGGCTCCGTAGCCTCATTGGTGCATCTTGTAACAGGAGTAATATCGATATAATCAGATACCTTTCCACCACCAGCAATAGGCTGGTTCTTCATCCTCTCGATACATTTCAGGACGGCGGGCAACAAATCAACCTCCTCGCAAGGATCGCACTCCTCGCATTGATTTGGAGTATTATCACAATCATCCAAAAGGATAGCGTCATTGATCTCTACACGACCCTCCTCATAGCCAAGAAGCTCGAAGGCACGACCAGCGAGAACCAAGCGAATAGCGATACGGTCTCCTTTGGAAACTGAGAATGCCGTATCATCAGACACACCGTTGTATCCTAAGATAACATCATCGACATAAGCATGATCTTTCTTCGGCCAAGAAGCGTAGATCTCTGTGATCTCGTTCAAGGAGAATAACGGCGTGGAAAAATCCTTGTCATAGATAGAGCGGAAAGCCGCTTGTTCATTACGACCGATACGGATCTCATAACGCTTGTCGTTACGAGGCTTACCGGTAAAATCAGTCACGGCCTTACAACCGTTCTCGGAAGTATCTTTAGTATCATAAATACCGATCTGTCCTTCCTTCAAGAAGATGGAATCAACATCCACCATCTTAGCGTGTGGGGATACGAAAAGTACCCGGTCTTGCGGTCTGTGCAACATATAATTAATATTTTAGTTTAAAAATCATTCACTAACGCAAACATAATAATAAACGAGTTCACGACAATAAAACACGATCACGAGTGTATAGGCATATAAATAAATTACATTTTTTGTAAAAACATTATTTAAGCCACTTTTTCTTATACATCTTCCTCATCATATCAATAAGTTCATCGAAGCTTTTTATATAACCCATATCTATAGCCCATATAAGATTGCCCTGTGTTTGCTCCAATTCCTTTAGCTCAGCTTCCGTGGCCTTATTCCTGATCATACTTTCATGGATATTAAAAACAATATAATTAAGACCCTTGGCGATCTTAACATAATCTACATCCTTAAATCTAGAAGCCGCCCTAGACAAAGCATTATACCTATCACCAGCCTCTATTCGATTAAGAATAAGCTTATCGGTTAACCACGTAACAACCTCGGCATACAACATAGGATTCAATTCCATAGCTACAAGAACCCATATATAAGGATTACACATAGTTCTCCTGTTATCGCCCCTACCAACCGTCTTATAAGCACCAAACTTTTTCATTACTTTTATAAGAGACTCTTTTTCAACCATTTCCATAAAAACAGGAAATCCTGTTTCTATCATATATCCTTGTTTTTCAAGAATATAGTATATTCGCTCAGCACTTTCCTTGTTAGAAAGGATATTCTCTATCCTCTTATCATTCCATCCCTCCTGAATCCTTTTCCTGGTATAGGCTTCCTGTAAATCAGTCAACGACATGAAAGACGTTTTAGTGTCTTGCTTGATAGTAACACCAAAAAGATCCCTATCCTTGGAGATCATAACAACATTAGTTTTCATATTACATATATTTAATTGTTTAATACGATGCAAATATATAAATAAAAGTTTTACCGTGAATATATATACATAAAAATATATCAATATAAAATCATTATATTAAATATTTCATGAAATACAAAATATGTTTGTGATTTCTGGAGTCGGAGAAATCTCCGATTCCAGAGAATATGCATAGGATGATAAAAAATAAGCCTACCCATTTCTAGGTAGGCTTATCAATCAAAACTAACGTTGTTTATTTAAAGGAAGCCACATTATCCTTATCCATTCTATATCTATACAATTCATTCTCATTAAGGTTGAATTGTTTAGCTACCATATCCAGAATCTCCTCCACCAAAGGATCGGGCAGCTCCGGGTCGATGTCCGTGGATTGGATACCGGCGGCGTTGATATACCCAGACAGGTCCACCCTGACAGGACGGCGGTAGTACGTCATCTTAACCTCCTCGGTACGGAAGCCTGACTCGTAGACCACAACCTTCCCGTTCCCTATGGAGTAGAATGTCTCACGGTAGTCATAAGAAGGACGGTTATTCTCGTCTCCAAGAAGCTCATGGATATTCTCGTTCTTAGCCTCCCACATAACGAAATCAGTGGCCTCACACCCTTTGTATGAGAAAACTCCTTTTATGTTAGAGAACCATAGATAGTCGTCAGGTAAGTTAAAGGACGTAGACTCAGGGTCATCTATCCTACCCGCATTATCCAACGACATCCAATAAACAAGAAGGTTTTGGATGGAGCGTATAGTCTCGTCATCCTTCCTATTTAGATAGTACTTAACCAACCGGTCTTGGGCCTCGTTGAACAACAGCACGAACCTTCCCGGATCAAGCTTAATCCCGCCATTGGCCAGATTCTGCTCGTTCTTCTGCAAAGACCTTAAATATGCTTCTTGGATTGTCATCGTTATTCCTCCTTAACCTTATCACCTTCCTCTACGTCATCCTTCTTCTTAATATCCTTAACCTTCTTGGTCTTGGACTTATCATCGATATTAGACATAGATATGATCTCCTCATACTCATCCAATACATTAGCCTTTATGTTAATAAAGTCTTTCTTGGTAGCCAAGAACTCAGCGGATGTCCGAACGTCAGGCCCTATGATCTGGCCATTATATTGTAATCCGGATGGAGTCATATTGATACGACCATTTCGTTGAAGGACGTTTACGATACGGTAAAACTCAAGAACTTCCTTGAAATCACCTTCCAATGACCGATCCCAGATATCAAGCAGATAATCAACATTGGTCTTCTTCTCATTCATCCAGTTTGATAGAGATCCTGTATAATACTCATCCTCCGTGAAATCCGGGCGAGTTACGATACCGATGTAAAGAAGAAGATCGATGACAGCCTGACGATCGTTGCCGCCTTTCTTAAGGGCGCTGATAAACTTATAGCTGATGTTCATCTTATTGATCTCACGCTGCTGAACGAAATCCTTCATATTGTCTTTCTCCACGAAACAGAACATGGAGTTCATGAAGACAGGATCGCCATCCATTTCCTGAGGAGTCAACATGCCGGAAAATACAGCCAGATATAAATAAAATAGATCTACAGTATTAGCCGTATTATAAACCTTACCCATGAAGATCTTATCTTTAGCGTCATCCCAAAATTCTAAATTGGTTTGAGATAGATCCATCTGCGACATTTCCTCGAAAGGCTTCATGATATTATCTACCCGCTGTTTGACGAGCCTGTCGATCTCATTCTTGTCAAGACCATTATAGCATCTTGATCTTGGATAAAAACCGGTGTTATAGGCCTTGGAGAAATCATCCCAAGGGCAACATACGTGAGTGGCGTTCTCCGGGAACGGAGCTTTAGCTATATTAGCGTCTTGAAAGGCCTGAGGAGCACTTCCATCGTGTTTGCCTACAACCTCATATAAGGTATCTGACATGATATTGAAACCGTTTACCTCGGCCAATACCTTCCTTGATTTTAAAATTTCTTTCATTTCCTTTTTGCGTTACTTTAAAAAAAAGAGGAGAGGAATATCCTCCCCTCTAAAAACCAAATTACATATATGAAAAAACTTAGCCGAAGTAGTTCGGTTGAAGCTCGATAATCAAGAACTTACTATTATCCATAACCCATGCTGCGGAAGCAGAATGACACCAGAATTGCTCTTTCATGCCCGGCAAGGATGATACGATCTCATTACCGTTAGCTTTGTGCGCCCAACGACCGTACTCATAACCCCACCACATGCTTACGCCTTCTGGTTTGATATAGAATACGTTGTTATTCATATTACCTAACTTAGCGTTAGCCGTATTAGGAATAGCGGAATATGCGTTAGTTGATCCAGCGTCAGTGATATTCTCGATAATACAAGAATAAGATGATCTAGGATACATGCCATTCACTAACTCGCTACGATCTGTCATGTCAGCGTAATCCAAAGAAGGATCGTGCTCGAACTCAACATTACCGATGCCCGGGATGAAAGCTCCCTTAACCTGAACCGGACCTAAGATCATGGCGTCGTTAGTACCTGAAATAGGATTAGAAGGCAACATCCTATCGCTTCCCATACCCCAGCTTAAGTTCTGCAAGGTAGTGAAGAACGATTCCCTGATCAACTTCTCTAAATTGATCATAGCCATAGCTCCTACCTTGAACTTAATCTTACGTTCCGTAATAGGAAGATCCTGACGTCCACGGAAAATATAAGCTGCGGCAGCCATAAGCGTATCCTTAGTAATACCCATCGGGCGACTATAGTAGATAGTATAACCACGGCGAAGCTGACGGTAGATACCCTCATTCAAATGGATAGGACCATTTTGATCCATAATAATACCACCTTCTTGCCACATCAACTGTCTAGCTTCCAGCTTAACCAACTCAGCCATACAGAATACCTCCAGCGTGGACGCTACCTTAGCCGTACGTAAATCAAGTCTACCATTAACAGTCTTGCCGATAATAGCCAAATCAGGAATATTACCCTCATACTCGCTTCTCATGGCATTCATACGACGAAGGGCAGTCTCCACGAACTCTGAAGTGCTATTCTGGGCGGCCTGCATGGACTTCATACCAGCATACATAGTTGTCTCACCCTCAACACCACGGTGGTTTCCTAAACGGAACTCACAAGTCATGGAACCGGCCTTGTCAGCTCCAGATACCTTAGAGAACTGGGTACTGTACTCACCAAGGGCATGACCGATCTTCCAATAACGGATACCCGGACGTAATTTCTCTTTAGGGAAGTATTTAGCCTTACCGCCAATAACACGACCCCAATAACGTGTCAAATCTCCTTCTGTCTTAGACGGGATCTCACCTGAGATAAGGATATTACAGCCGTTAGCGGCGTCATAGGTAATGACATCATAAGCCGTAAACTCAGAAGTATTCAAAACAATATCAAACAAACCACCGTCAATACCCGGTTTTAGATGATGACCTGAAGTATCCTCAGCCGTAACGACAGCGAATGTCTTTGTAACGGGAAGATCATAACGGAAAGAAGCTCCAATACCGTTAACGGAGATCGTAGCGCCGTTATTAATCATACCCATATACATCGGAACGGGGTAATTAGCGATATTAGAGAACAGATTCAACAGACCCAAATGATTCTTGTCCGGATCCTCATAATACCAGCTCGCCAATGAGCCTAAGTTATGCTCTACGAGCGAAGTCTTATAATTCTTGGCATCGGTGAAGGCAATAACGTTATCGCCATTCACGGTAGCCGGAAAACTTTTTGTTAAAAAAGGATTCATAATTATCTATCTTTTAATGTTATACACTCTTTGATCCACTCAGATCAAGGAAGTTAGCCTCTATAGTATCATTATCGATATTATTCTTATTTTGCTTTCCTCCCTTATTGCCAGAAAGAAGAGTGATGGTCTTCTTATTGACCTCCATCTTAGCCTTGTTAGTCTTCTGTTTAAGGAACTCGTCCTTATTCATCAAGAACAAAGCCAGATCAGCGGCCATGTCCGGATTCTTGATAGCCTCCGAATAAGCTTTATCTATAGCCGTATGACCTTGATTGTCTATCGGCTTGGTAACGAAATCGACAGCCTTACCTATCATCGTGTCAGTCAACTGGAACCCTGAGCTTATAGACGTCTTAAGACCTTTCTTATAGATCTTCATCTGCTCAATCAACTCCTGTTTCCTTTTCTCGGATTTTTTCTTCTCCTCCTCGATAAGGTTATCCATCTCCTTTTTCAGGATATCATGGAACTTATTGGCCTTGGACTCAATGAACTCATCGCCCTTACCAATCATCATCTCCATATTATCCTTTATCTCGTCTTCCGGCATACCCAACATCTTATAATAATGCTGGATGACCGCAAGCTGATCATTCTTGTTGCTCATATCAAGGTTGTCCAACGGCGCCTGAATGTTCTGATATTGGTTTAGAAGCTGACCTACGTTACCTCCAGCCTTATCCACCTCTATCATCTTCTTCATGAAGTCAGACATAGAACCGGTATCAACCTTATCCTTCAACAACTCATCGGCCTTATCCTTGATCAATCCCTCCACTATATCAAGTAGATCATCTTCTTTTGTGATAGTAGAAAGATCGACTGGCTTATCATCTACCATAATATCAAGGTTATCGATACTGTCGATGATACCTCTGGCGGCCATCTTCTCCAAGAAAGATTTCCCGTTAAAACCTGACACCACGTTATTATTATCAGTACCGCCTTCGCCAAAGGAATCCGGGTCTGGGTTGGTAGCGTCGCCGCCCTTATCCCCGCCACCTTCAGCCGCTCCGCCGTCGGCAGGCTCTTCCTTGGTATCACCTATAGGATTACCATCCTTATCATATTTACCCTCGATATTATTCTTATCGCCATCACCGTCACCACGGTAAAAAAGTTCCTCGACACTCATGGTCTTAAAACCCTTAGCGAAATCACCCATGTCATTCATACAATTTCCTTTTTTGCTTTTTACAAAAGTATTATTAATCCAATTACCAATTAAATCAAACCCATTATAGTATATGACAGAATTTTACGCCAAAATGATTACAGATTTTGTAAAAATATTTACAAAACTTGTAATCAATTCTTGTTTATTATTGACGTAAACCTATCTGTATCAGAACGTTTGTTTCTAGCGTCTATCTCCTTTTCTTTTAATTCCAACTTTCTTTTCTCTATCTCCTCACGAGATCTTCGCTCAGCCTCGGCGTTAGCCTGTCTGGTTCTCATCTCCTCTTCCTTGATATCAAGATCTCTTTCCCTTAAAGCCCTATCAGCCATAGCCTCGACATAATCCATGCCTTCAGAGTTGTTCTCGGTCCTAGCCGCTTGACCGGCGGCCATTATGCTCTTACCCCTTAAGTCGAAGTTGCCCTTGATATAAGCCAGCTCCTTCTCCTTCTCATGCTCGTCATTACGGGCCTGTTGATCGGCCTCGGCTTTTTGCTGTACAAGTCGTTGTTGATTCTGGTACTCCTCCTGTCTTACACGATCTGCGTAAGATCTGGCATCCCTTCCTATCTGATTCATCTCAGCCGTCGAGTTAGCATTCATCATTCTAGTGATATCAAGCAAGTCATTGCCCAAAGTATTCGTCTGTAATATATATTGCTTCAAATTCTCCAATTCCAGACGTTTCTTGGAATTAGAGACAGCCATAACATTAAGATGACGTAACGACAAGCTATTATCCGTAAGACTGATGTAAGCCAAGGAAAGATCGCTGTTTCTGTACATCACGGTCCAATCGTATCCTTCCTTCTGACATACTTGAGCCACGGCTAGATGAATATCCAATGTCCGTTTCTTGAAGTCATCGAAATCATTAAAGTAAGTCTGAGTCTGTAGCATAGTAGCGTTAACTCCCTGTTTTACGCCCGTAGAACTCTCGTATCTAGTTGACTGACCCATAGCCTGCTCAGATATACCTATCATCCTATAAGCCATCATATAGGCGTAAGAAGCCATTTCCATACGGGATCTTATCTGATCCGTATTAGTAAGATCATATACACCGAACTGGTTATATATGCTACTCATCTGTGGGTTCTGGTAAGGATTGTTCGTATCGTTACCACCTACGCCCATAAACGAGACGGACTTCACGATCTGCATGAAGGTAGCCAAAGCGCCCTTCTTGTCCATCATATCCTTATATTCAGTAGGCAGGAATCCCAAGTCACCTAAGAAAAACTTACCGATCTCCTTCTCGGCGTTATTGTATAGCTGATTCATAGCAAGGTTATACATCATCTGGAACGGTTGTATGCGATCAGCGAGACTGGCCCCTATAAATCCAGAAACCGGAATGACATAATCATACAGACTGCTGTCACCATGTATCTGATGAGGTATTGGATCCCCACCAATATATATAGGCTTATCCATTAAATTACCTCCGGTGATCTTAACTCCAAACCTAACCTCAGGAACATACTCCAAGATGTAGGTGTTCACCTCAGGATCACCAACGGCTTCTGCCATCACCCTCTTCACCTTCTTTATCCCGTTCTTCTCCAAGAACTCCGGGAGAAGCTCATCGGTAACAAGCTCCTGATCCACCATCCCGGTCTCCGTCATGTAAGTTATTAAGAATACCGGTTTCATGGATACCCAATATCCTTCCATTACCCTAAAAAGGCGAGAGTCTATCTCATATCTCTTGCCATTGGACATGTCAGAGTTAAAATAGCCAAATGGATGGAAGCGGGGCAAGAAGCGGGGCTGGGTGTATTCCTCCCCGTCCGGCCCGAAGGTGTGGTACTCGCCCATCGGAACACCATAATAGTCCTCAGCGGCAACTATAGACTCATAGTCATGGTATCCTTTCCATGGAATAACCTCATTCTCATACATACCGGTAATAGACGGCTTCTTTTTCTTCCAGTCATACCTAGCACCGTCATTAGATACCCATCCCTCATAATCATCATCACCTCCCATAATCCGACGCTTATCCTTAGCCGTCATCTTATGGCCGTATCTTGATATCAACTCAACACCCTCGTAATAATGAATACGACCCACATAAGATCCGTATTGCGGGTATTTCACATCAGGATGGAAAACCTCCATCGGACTCCATACCTCCGGACGATAGTAGTCGAAGCCAACGAAATGATTCCGGAACATCTTTCCGCTAAGAAGACGATCCCGGAAATTCTCCCTGTCAAGCTCATCCATATAAAACCGGCTACGGTCGGCCTCGATCGTATGATCCCCCCATACCGCCGCCTGCGTCTTCCATCTTGTACTCATGAACCTCTGGATATCATCAGGGGTCATAGATACTTTGGCCTGTTGTATTTGCCGAACGTAAGCCTGACGCTCCTCCTCGGAATTAAACTCATTGTACGTAGGATCAAGACCGGCCTCTACAAGACGCTGATTAACGATAATATCCCACTGTTCTTGTATATGACGATGAAGTAAGTTTGACATCGTATCCTCATACTCACTTATAGCCATATCCCCTACCTCGTTAACCGTATACTTATCCTGTAGGTTTGTCAGCCATCCCTCAAAAGCGTTTACGATACCACCTATGATATCATAATGCTTCAAGAAAGAAGGGATTCTTATATCACTCCTTAGCTTCTGAACGTTCCTTAGCTGAGGGATGACATCCGCCATCTCCATAAAAGATAACTTACCATCCGCCATCAGATAATAGTCACGGTACATCTGGTTACGATCATACTGTTTCAACCCTATCGTCTCAAGAGCGTCCATACAATCCTCCTTCCATTTCCTGTTCTTTTTCTTCGTGGAAATAGCCTGAGGAGGTAATCCCAATAACGCTCCTTTTGCTGGAAACGAATGATCTCTATTAAACACTTCCATGATTATTCAATTTTATTTACAACAAAGATAGGCGTTTAATTGACATTCATTTACCTAAAAGCTCCTATAGATACCGATCCAAAGGCAGAGGCATATACCTCATGGTGTTTATAAGCGTCTTCCTTGCGGGCATTATTCATCTCCTCGATCTTCGATTTAGGCATGTAATTGTTATCGTCAAAATATCTGGCGAGAACCAACGCATGCCCGAACGCTATTATCCTATCGACGTTCAATCCGGGCTTATACTGTATTATCTCATCCAATAGGGCTATATCATCGATCAGCTCAATACCCTTGACAGTTATATCAAGACCAGTCTGATCATCATAACCGACAACGAAATCCTGCCAGCAATAATCCACTACGCACGAGAATAGCAGGTTCTGGTTGCCGGGGGTCGGGTATAGCCCCAGCTTGCTGTTCTGCCGGGAGCCGGCCTTCACATACTTATTGGCTATTGCCTCACCAGCGAATAAGAAAAAAGAAGCAGGCATACCACTCTTCCGGTTAAGGTACTGCTCATACATCTGGTCAGCGTTCTCCATAAGACATATAGCACCATATCCCTTCTGAAGCACCTCACAAGTACGGCAAAACTGATCTATGGATGATGGGCGGGATACGTATGAAGCCACTATTCTATAGGCATAAGGATCTCGAATACCAACACGCCTTTTGAATACATAAAAAGCTCCTAATGAAGGGGTATCAGACTTGGCCTGTTTATAGGGATCTTGGCCTGCAACATAAATAAAATCATCAAACCTATTAGATTGAGGCATCTCGAATATCTGGACAGGAGCGTCGATAACACCTCCACTAAACGGAAAACCAGCTAGCTGTTTATTAGATTTAGTAGTACCAAGCTTATTGCCCGATTCAAGAAAAACATCACACAGCATGCCACTATATTGACCCGACTCAAGAAGATCGTTCTTATGCTTGATAGCGTACTCAACCGGGAACAGATTTTGAGAAGAGCTTAAAAAACAGTCATCGATCGTAAATGGGTAGAACATGGTATGAGAAGTGTACGCAACCCTATCTTTTGTAGATAGTTTCTTCCGTTCCTCATTAAGTTTATTGGTACTAGCTTCGAAATCAGTAGCGTCGATCTTGATCTTATTAAGTTTCTTGTCATCAGGCTTACCAAGATAATCGCCCAATCCTATAGTTCTCTTAACACCGGAGTTAGCCATCTGACCGGGAACGAACATCGCCCATTTCCGTTCTTTCCATGTTTTCCCTTTCATGGCTCTACGATTTAAAATATCCCAGTCCATGACCAGAAGGTTATATGTCTCGGGATCGGAGAACATCTCTTGAGCGTCCTTAGACAACTCCACCTCACCACCGGTACCGGCCAAGATAGGACTAAGACGCCAGCCATAAGGCGTGTCGTAGGATGGCATGGCAGCCGTGTAAGGCTTCTTTATCGGGCCTTTACCTACCTCGTCGAAAATAGCCGTAGCCGGTGTCAGACCAGCCGTCTTCTGCGTAGAAGTCTTCCTACCCATGTTGATGTTGGCTATAGAGATAATGGCATGGATATCACGTACGCCATTGGACATCCTCTTGCCTAATGTAACGCCCGAACTCCAGTCGGTCTTGGTTCTGTTGATCCTGAAAAAAGGATGCACATGATCAAGACCATACTCACAATACTCGCCGATATTGGATAAATCACTGTCGCTGAATCCTACCACGGAATGACTAAGACCGATAGTCATCGTAGCGTTCATCTGGAGAAGTGATGACATGATGGTCGTATTATGGGATACGACAAAATTGGTAGTAAGAAACTGATGCGATTTATTATCGACCTCAATACAAGTAGCCTTATATCTACCGTAATAATCTATATCAGATATCCTGAGCCTATCGTGGGTCTTAGATATATACATATCGTCACCATCCATGACACAATAATACCCCATAGACCAAAATATTTTCCTTACAAAGGATATAATATACTCGCTTTTATAAACGACCTTAAAACGATCGTCACCGGTATTTATACCGCAAGCTATCTTCATGAACGAGCTTATAAATAACTCTTTTTGTTTTCTGGATGAATAAATAATATCATCCATCTCCTTCTTGCTTAGCTCAAAGATCCTGTCGGTAGCGCCACAAAGGAATGAGGCGGTCAGAGACCCCACCAGGGGGGGGG